ACTGAGGAAGGAGAAATTTCTTACAGCAGTATGTTTGACCGAAAATCAGATGGCAAAGCTCATCAATATATTTGTGTCGATTGCTACAACGAATTAGTCGAACAAGAAGAGAATGAAGAGATTGAGCGTGAAGAGTGGGAATATGAGATGGAGCAAGTTAAAGAAGATTCTAAATATCTAGATATGATGCAAAATAAGAAAATATTCAAAACATATGATGAGATGCAGAATGTCTATGATGAAGAGATGCAATACTTTGTCAGTCGCTACTATCCTGAACATGAAGCTCGTGCTCACAATGACCGTTGGATTGAACCTGCAAGATGGGAAACTGTAAGAGTTGACAAATATGAATATGAGCACTTCAATGATTACACTTATAAGCAGAAACAGTCTCACACTGAAAAGAAACGTATTCACGTTCCTTATGATAAGTTTGTTGAACGTTGGGAAAGTAAAGTATTTTATGATTTGCATACAGCAGAGTCTCGTCCGAATCTAAAAAACGTAACAGATGCCTTGTTTGGGTTGAAACAATACTTCTACATTCTTAAAGTTCGTATCAATGGTCTGCTTGGTAGTGACATCGACTCACGAATTAAGAAACAGACAACAGAAGCAACAATTAATATCATTCTTGAAAAAATTGATGAACTAGAGAAAAAACAAGTTGCCCTATTACAAGACTTTGATAAGAAATCGAAGAAGAAAGATGAGATTGAAGCAGAAAAGGCTGAGAAAGAGCGATTGGAAGAAATTGCTAAATTGGAAGAACGCCTAAAACAATTAAAGGGAGAATGATTATGACGAAAGAGCAATTGAAAGAAGCGTTAATTGGTTCGATTTCCAACAAAGGAGTTTTGAAATTAGCAAGTCATGTATTTACTAGAATTGGTGATGATGTTATTGTTTTGAAAAGCAAATACACCAAAGAACAACAAGAAAATTTGAATCTTTCCTTATCTCATGTATTGTCTAGTTGTCCATCCACTTATGAAATTCAAACTAAATGTGCAAATAGAGTTGTATTTATTGATGAGTCTATATTTAATGATATTGCTCAAATTGCCATCAACGAATATAAAGCAATGACTAAAGATGTTGATAATATGGATTTCATAGGCTCATTCTCTGCTGAGGGGAAATCTAAATTTATTGTCGCAACAATCGAAGATAAAGAGAATGAAATGAAAGATAAGATTGCACATAATTCAAAAACAATTGAGATTTCTAAGAAATTGATTCAGAAATTGGAGCGAGAGAATCAGTTGCTTCATGGTCAATTAGGTGGATTGAAACAAACTAAAAAAGTATTTGGAGGAGAGTAATCAAATGAAAAAATTACTATATTTATTATTAGGTTTTTTTATCCCTCTAATCATACTCCTTATAATAGAATTATGTACATGAACAATTAAAATTAATCCTCAGAAATGAGGATTTTTTGTTGACTTTGAATACAGATGATGATATACTTAAAGTAACAAAAGAGGAGGTAAAGATATGGAAAACATAAAGATGATTGAATACACCTACAGAATTGGTGGACACGAAGAAGAAATGATAGCTATGTATGATGGTGATAAAGTTCCTCTTGACTTAGTTCATCAAATGATTAAGTACAATATGACCTATCACTCTCATGTTATCTTTTGTACAAAGGAGCAATATCTCAATGTTTTTGAAAGCATGATAAAATAAGGAGGTTATCAAAATGACTACAAGACGTTATAAAAAATTTGGTAAATCTGAATTCGAATATGAGTTGCGTGGCATTCTAATCAGAAACAAACTTGGATACCTTAAAGATATTACAGATGAGTATCGCAAAGAAAAACCTACTTGGGAACGTATCTATGCAATCTCTACAAAGAATAGAGCAGTTCGCATCTTAGTATTCTCTAGCGTTGATATTCGCACAGGCTTTGTACGTGAGCATGGTGACGATGCAGTACGTCTTGTAATGGAATGGTCTACACGAAATGGAAAGGTTTATAAGCGCATCTCTAAGCATCTTAGAATCAATACTCTATTCTCTAACTTTGAGAAATCAATCATCAAAGTACAAGATGAAATATTTAATTTAAAATATAATGAATTTAAAGCTTGCAATGATGCTCAAGAAGTGTTATAATTGAATTAACAAAAGGAGGAGATTAAAATGAACATGGATAACCTAAGTATGGATGACCGACAGTATGTAAGGTTAAAGGTTTATTGGGCAGAGAACAGAAATGAATGTTATGTAAATGAAGACTTTGTTGACATTGTATTGGAAGAATTGTCAGACAGAGGTTTGAATTTTGTAGTTAAAGAGAACACATTTGGTATGGTATATATCAGACGAGTAAAATAATAAAAGGAGGAGATTCAAATGTTAAAAACAAAATTCACTCGCATTAAGAAATGGGCAGAAGAAAACGATTATCCAATCATCGAATCAGAGGAGCTTCAAACACTAAAGGTTGTTACGGAAAAAGTTCAATTCGATATTAGTAATCGAGAAAGCTCAATCTACCATAGTGTCAAAGGTTTGAAAGGAGACCGAGCAGGACTGTATATGTCAATTAGACACAAAGCTCAAACATACTCATCAGTATATTGCTTCTACTACAGCCAAAAAGAAATCATCGAAACAATGGAAGAAACATTGAAATATATGAAATAAATTGTTGACATTTGAATGAATCTGTTATATAATTAAATTAACAAATAAGAGGAGTGATTAACAATGGGTAAAAAATTCACAAAGATTCGCAAATGGGCAGAACAGGAAGGAATTACTTTGGTTGATACGTCAGAAAATTCAATTCAAGTTCGATATGCAGAAGACCTCTGCTTTAAGATTTCTCATCGTGAGAGTTCAGCGTTTATGAGTATTCATGGATGGGCAGGAGAACGAGGGGGATTGTATTTAGGATTTAACACATCACGATTCTTTTCTCCTACATGGTATCCAACTCAAAAAGATATTATCGCTACAATGAAACGTAAAATTGAACAACACAAGGAGAATACAAAATGAAAAAATCTGAATTTATCATAGGTATTACCATTGGAATACTTTTACTAATTGTCCTTATGGGTATTCAACTTGAAGGTAAGGAGTCTGAATTTAAGTGTGATGTTTTTACAGCAACAGTAAATAATTCAAATCAGCAAACATCAAAAGTAACAATTAAGGACGAGCGATTCATTGATGGCACAGAAGTTGAAGTTCAAATTTGCGGAGAAAATTATCAAGTAAAACCTGTTGACAAGTGAATCGATACATGATATACTTTAGTTAATCCAAAAGGAAAGGGAGTTTTAAAATGGTCTCTAAATCAACCGTAGTACAGTGGTACGAAAAGATTAACAGTCTAGCAATGCACACTGACAACCCCGAAGCTTTCCTTGAGAAAGACATCTATGAATTTGAAGAAACGTTCTTTAAGAATGAGGAGCGACAAGCAATAATGATTGATATGTATGGTGCATTGGTTCGCAGAGTATATCGAAATATTGGAAAATCCCTAGATGATGAAACTAGTCCTGTAGGTCGTAGCGTAAAAGAAGCGATGTTCCAACAAGCTAAGAAAGATGGTTGGGAAAAAGCCAAATCTCATATCGACTATGGTCAATATACACGTTACGTTTTCGTTGAAATTACAGGTGTCAAGATTGTCGATGCTATTAAAAATGGAGAAATTGAAAAGCTCAAGAAGGAGGATACTAAGATGGATAAAATCGTAACCGACTACTCGAAAGCAGAAGAGCCTATTGAGTTGACACGAGAGAACCTAAAAGACCTCATTGACTTGGCGCTACAGACAGGAGATAAAAAATGGTTTGAGGAACTTCAATCTAAGATGAAAGCTATCTAAAAATAATTTGAGAAAGTGAGAAATAGTTCTTGCTTTCTTCTACATATCATGTTATAATTAACTTAACAAATAAAAGGAGGAAATTAAAATGACACCTATCAACATTCAGATTTCTCAATTGATTCAATTTATTAATGAGATTGATATGTTGGCAACGAACATGAAAATGGCGGATGAGGTTATTGTACATCGATTAAACTCTACCTTAGATGATATTATGGATGATTTTAAAAACGGATATATTGAATTAGAGGTTTTCGGATTCCTACTATCTGTTTATGGAGATGTTAAAATGCACTCAAATGTTATGAAACTATGTCAAGTTGAAGGTCGTTCAATTTCTGAGTGGGATAATTCAATCAATCAAATGAAATCAAAATTAAATTTAATGATTATGAAATTGGAAGGAAAATTTTAATAAATAGTTGACATTGCTTTTAACCTATGATATAATTAAGTTAACAAGTTAAGGGAGATGACATTATATGAAAACTATCCAACAGTGGGAAAAAGAACTTACAAGTTACGCAAAGAAATGGGTCAAAGAGGAATTTGGAATTGAGTTCACATTACCTGTAAAATCAAATGGTCGCTTGAAATCTACATTAGGTGTCTATACTCATTCGGGTAAAACTCCCGTTCGTGTCAACATTGCAAAGGGTCTTATTGAATCAGGTCGTGATGCTGATGTGTATGATGTTTTGAGACATGAGCTTATTCACTACTCTTTACATCAACTAGGATTGCCACATCGTGATGAAGACAAAGAGTTCATTGAAGCTTGTACTAAGCGTGGTGTAGGATTAACACGAACACTTGAAGGCTTCCACGACAAACACGTATACACTTGTAAGTGTGGTCTTCAAAAAGTAAAATACACTCGTCACAACAAAATCAACCCTAAAGAACTTCCAAACTATGTGTTTCCTGAGTGTGGTCATAAATTGATTTACTTGGGTCGTGAAAGCGACACTGAGGTTAAATTTAAATAAACAAAGGGGTTGCAAAACCCCTCTTTGTATGATATAATTGAGATAACAAATAAGGAGGTTATTCATATGAAAACAGCAAAAGAAATCAAAGAACTAACCTTATTCAGTCGATTGAATGAAGATGATATTAGTATGATTAATCACATCGAAAAAGACATTGAGGGTGAAGCGATTAGTGGTAATATGAGATGCTTAGTTGAAATCACATATCGAAGAAATCTAACAATAGATGTCGATGGAATTAGAGACTATCTTGAATTAAAGGGATATGATGTTGAGCGAGTGATTTCCTACTATCACACAGAACACACGAATAAGCTAAAACTTGATATTTCATGGGTAGATGCTTGACACATCACAGAATATATGTTATAATAAGATATAAACAAAAAGGGAGACGATAACATGAAAACAAAAAAACAACTAACACGCAACCTATTAGGTCTTTTAAAAATCAATGGTGTGTCGGGAAGTACCTATAATGTACAGACATATGTGCGTGACCGTTTAGAGGTCTTGGATGGTATCAAGGTAGCTACCGATGACATCGGTAATGTAGTAGCTATGCTGAGTAATGATGAGCATGGAGAGGGTGTCACACTAGGTCTTAATGCACATATGGATACGGTCTTTGAGTTTGGTAAGAACCGTAAGATTTTCCGTAGCGTTGAGAAAGGTCAGGACATCTTCTATACAAATGACAAGTGTCTTGGAGCAGATGACCGAGCAGGTCTTGAGATTGTCCTATCTCTTATGGAAGACTTTGCAGATAAGGATAGTGACTTGCACAAGAATTTCTTTGGTACTTTGATTGCTTGGATTACAGTTGATGAAGAAGTCGGTTGTGTGGGAGCTAGTCACCTAGCAAAAAACTCTACACTGTTTGCAGAGATGGATATGTCCATCACATTTGACCGCAGAAACACACGAGACATCGTAGTTCGTAACACATGGCAAGATTTTTGTGACAAGTCATACGGAGATGTATTCGTTAAGGCATCTCATCTATTGGGCATGGACTATAAACCCGTAACAGGTGGCATCTCAGATGCTATGGTAAGCTCAGAGAATGCTGTAAACTCAGTTAACTTGTCTGTAGGATATGATAACGAACATAGTTCAAGTGAGACTATTGATTTAAATGCATTCCACGACACATATAAATTAGCTCTTAAATTCATGGAGATTATCAACGATGAATCACTTCATGTAAAAGAGTTCACATACAACCCTTATCAATATTATTATGATGTGGATGTATCAGGAAACCAATATGAACTTGGTGGGAATGTATCGTATGACTTCTCTATTGATACAGTTAACATCACTCAGAAATATCATGGAGAAGGTCGAACATATGAAGATAGTGTCTATGTAGATACAGAAGACTTCCTAGAGATTGTCGCAGAGTTCTTGGTTCAGAACCCCTCTGCATATGATGAACTACAACGTAAAATCACACAAAAACAAGTATACTAAGAGGAGATGTTTAAATGGGTATTCAACAAGTGTTAAATCTAAAAGAAAAGACTGTTAACTTCACAAAAGTTGGCAGTCGTATTCGTAACAATTTTACTATGGCTAAAAAGATGATTCGAAAATCACCTGTCCTATCTGAAATGGATTTGAATATCCATCAATTCTATGCGGAGCGAAAAGACCGTTCGATTGAGGGAACATATGAGTTCGATATTGATATTAATGAATCGGTTGCTCAAGACTTTCTAAATTGGTTACTTGGGACATACGACTTTCGATATACAGATAAATTTTATCGTCCTTCATTGCAAGAGTTGATTGACCGTAAGACTGTAGATGGAAAGCGTTTGGCACGTCTATGGCGCTCACAAGGTATGCATCAAATGTATCTTGACCGATATTCAGCTTTGAATTTTACAGGCGAGGAAACTAAAATTTACCTCACAGTGACATCAGCTCCTCACACGGTCATGGGTGTGAGTGCATTTGGTAGCGGTTGGGGAGGATATAACGGAACATCATGCCTAGATTTCCGATTCCGAGAGCCTAATCAGAAACACCTATTAGGACTTCTCTCATCAGACCGTGTTTACGTGGCTTTCCTTCATGAAGGTAAGGATGACTTCCGTAACATCAAAGACCCTACAAAGCATTCTAAGGCTATTGGACGTGCGACATTGATTATGGATGATAAAGGTAATCTTCACGCTAACTCGAAGATGTATTTCAATAGTAACACCACACGAGATATTTTGCGAAGTGTCTTATCTGAGTTTTGTGGTAAGGATATTGTAGATAAAGAAATTGTTGGGGAAATCTATGATTACTATGATGACCTAGATGATTACCTAGCTTGGGAAGAAATCATGGATGATAAAGGTATCGACTATATCAAGATGGACTCTAAAATGACCCCTGTTGCTTTCAAGACTGATTTTGAGGTCTCACTATCCCTAAAGGCTAAAGTGCCTAAAAACAGCATTACAGCGATTCAGAATGGAGATGGAGACTTTGCAGGTTATCTGATTAATGAAAAAGACTTCCTAGATAACATCGATTGTAGTATCGGGGATAACATCTTGGACTCAGCTTGGATTTTCAAAATCAACAAAGAGAATGAGTCGATTAAAGATTTGCTTAAAAATCCATTGAAAACTATTAAGGTAAATCAGGTGAGCACAAGTGACTATGGGGATTATAAGTATACTTCCGTATATGATTTTGATGCATCTGAATGCAATTTCGATGAACCTAAAATCTTTATTTCAGAGCGTTCTCTAATGACCGCTTATGAGTCAAGTGATGACTATATCAAATTCGAGTATCATGGTTTCATAGATGTTGATTGTGAGATTGAGCAACAAGCAGAAATTTACTCTGAGGGTTCGTTCCTATCCATCGATGGATTCTTCTATGTGATGGTCTGAGTTTAAATTACTATATTAACAGCGACCTCTAAAAACTTCGGGGAATTTTCCTTTACAGCGACACATAAAAACTTCGGTGACTTTCGGAAAGGGGAGATTTAAAATGATTACAACATTTCAATTTATTCTGTTTTCTATTTTTGTCTCTCTCTTTGCTTATTATAGATACATTAAGCATAAAGGAGAGAAGCTTGTATGGACTGAACAACTATCATTATTGGAGACAGACCATAGACAATTGACTATGAGTAGTTTTGGTGAGAATCCCGATGCTAAAAATAGTAATGCTCACTATATCAGAAATGGAAATAAAGTTCCTATGGGAGAAGGATTAACAACTTATCCTAGTACAATGGGAGTCGGTAAATCATTTATTCACATCAGACAATTACAAAATAAAGATGGTAGCTTGACACCTATGGGTAAAAATTTTGCAGGTGCGACAGCTCCTACTAGATATTATTACAAGGATTACACAAGCGGAGAAACTGTTTGGCGTAGTAGTTTTGAAAGAGAAGGTGAGTAAATATAAATATAGATAAATTTATAAGTGTATTTGATGAAGTCTTAGGATTATCAGTCATCAATGTTGAAATAGATTTGAATGGTGGAACTCAAACCGTTGAGATTTATTTAGATGATGATTATTTGATTAAGATTGATTCATATACAAATCCAATTTTAGGGGTTAATGGAATTGTTAAAACAGACGTTAGTCTGTATAAAAAAGTAGGGCTGTATAATTCATACTCTCTAATCAAGAAGTATGATGATTCAGATTTTGAAGAAGGAGAAGATGTAAATGGAATTGACGAGTGAAGCGATTATTGCAATTGCAGGTGTGTTGATGGCTGTTATTGCTCTTGTAGTAGGGATATTAATTTCAAAGGGTAAAGTAGATAAGAAGTCATATGAGGAAGCTTTGGAATTAATTCAAAAGACAACTCAATTAAGTAAAGAGGAAGTTGAGAAGTTAGTTGAAACAACTGATTTACTAAAAGACTTTGTTAAAGAAAACTACCATGAAGGTCAAGAATTCGCAGAACAACTATTGGAATTCATTGAAGGTCTAAAGAAAAAAGGTGTTGTTCTAAAAGAAGTTCCTGTTGAAGTTGAACATATTGTTGATGCAAAATTACAAGAGATTAAACAATCAGATGCAGTTCGTGATGAGAATGGTGTTGTTGAAGTACAACCATTACCTGAACCTCATGAAGCAACGATTGAGGAAAAAGAAGATATTCATCGTACTGAATAACTAAGATTTAAAAGAGAGGTAAAAATAACCTCTCTTTTTACTACATAAAAATAAGTTGACAAAAGACATACATATATGATATACTATATATATAAAAATAAGTTGTAATATCACATAATAATAAGTTGAACAATCATTGAGAGGAGATGTCAAAAAATGAGTGAAATTTATAGCAAGTTGGAAAGTTTACTATTAGCATCTGAAAAGTCTATGCATGATATTCGTTATAGTTTAACACAGCATATCCCAAATGATGAATCTGAGGAGTTAGAGGTTCTTATTGAAAGCTTAGAGACATTCTTTGGTACTGTCAATGAATCTTTACATTACATCAATTTAAATTCCGAAGAGAAGTTGGATGGAACATTAAAAGTAGAACCTACTGAGAAGACAGCAGAGCTAATCAAGCGATTGAATCATGCAGGAAATTCTTCTATATCAGGACTAATAACAGACGTTTATGATGTTGCTAGATATAATGAAAGTATCGGTATAAAGGGCAATAACTATGGAGCTTTTATAAATGTCGCTACGCAATTAGTTCATGTAATGGAAACTATGGCTAGACAAATAGTGATTATGCTTTTGAAAGATAATTATTATGATGTAAAATATAACGGTGAATATCAAACGGTTCTTTTCTTAGATTTTGAAAAAGATTCAATGAAGCGATTTAAAGTATTTAATACAGAAACAAAAGAAGGTTGCTTTGGAGGATTTAACGACAAAGGTCATTTCAAAACATCATTTGAACAAAGAAGTAGGTTTGATATTTTGACACATCATAAGCTTTATGATATAAAACCAACTGAAAAACCTAGAGATAATCAAGACATCAAAAATTTAATCGATATTGCTATTGACACACGGGATGAAATATGGTTTAATAAGTTAGTGGAGGAACTTAAAGATGGAAGCAAAGAAACTTCAAATTGAAGGATTAAAAGAAGTTCTCAATGATGAGAATCTTATGAAGGTAACTACACTATGTATTAAGGTTGGTGGCTCATATATGATTACCGATAAATCGGGAAACAAGAGCAATGTATTCCTGCCTATGAATGAAGTTTTCATTAGAGACTTTATTCGAGAATATCATCATGTCTATCAGTATATCTTTGGTGAATTAAGTATCATAAAAGGAGACGTTGATTATAAGCTAGTCAATAATAAAGGAAATCGAAAAGTCGCTATTTTTATTATTTAAATAAAAAGCTTGACTTTTATTGAAGGAGATGATATAATGTTCAAAGTAGGTGATAGCGTTGTAGTTAAAGGTCTTAATATTGAATCAGAGATTTGGAAAGTTGACCGTGAATTAGAACAACCTAGATACTTCATTAAAGAACGCTCACATATGTTTGTGAGTTATGGGGAGAGTGATTTGGTTTTGGTTCAAAAAGTAAAGGCAAGTCAAATTAAAACTTATAGTGGATTAATTTTCGACTATGAGAATATCGCAGATAATAAAATTCATATTGATGACTGTATTGTGCCATTGTCGAATATTTGTCGATTCGGTGGTCACACACCAAAGTTTTATTCAGTGTTGAACCACAGTCTTAACTGTTATGAATTTTTAATTCAGCAAAATGTGAAGTGTCCTGAAACTCTGCTTCATGCTTTGATTCATGACTTCACAGAAGCCTATTGTGGAGATATGGTCAAGCCATTGAAAATTGGGATGGATTCATACAATCAAAAAGAAGAAGAGATTCGAAAATTAGTTTTTCCTTTCTTCGGTTTGTCTGAGGAATCTTATCGTAAGACAAAAGAAATTGTAAAATTTGCAGACAATGTTATGATTGCAAATGAATTGAGTTTTATCAAAGGTGATTTAGGAACACCTGAACTTCAAGCATTGCAAAACGAACACACATATGAACCTTATATCTATGGATATGAGGAAAAAGAAGACCTCATTGAATTGTTCAAAGAGTGTTTGCAGTTCGAAATGAATCAATTAATTTTTTAAATAAAAAGTGTTGACATTCACTTGTCAATATGGTATAATAATATTAGTGGTCAGGGTTGTAGCAACCCACACAAAAAATACTTTTAGAAAAAGGGAGTTTTGTTTTAATGGCAAAAAAATTAGTTCAGACGAAATCGCAGTTTAAATTGGTAGGTAATATTGAAAAGTTCGACAAAGAGAAAAATATTACATCAAAGGAAACATGGGATTTATTGTCGTTTAATGTTCGTACAGGTGAAGACACACCTCAAGTATCTCTTATGGCGATGAAGCCAAAAGCGGATAAGAAGTACACTGTTTACCGTAGCGTAAAAGGAAAAGACGGTAAGCGTAGCACAGAGAAGAAAGTTGTTGCTGAGAACGAACTTAAAAAGTTCAAGTCGGAAGATGGATGGCAAGTAGGTGGAGGTATTGCTATTGCATTACCTAAGAAGGGCGAAGATGGCGAGTTAGTTCTTAATGATAAGAATCGAATCGAGCGTAAGCGTGTTTCATTACCTGCTCACCAAGCCGTAACTCAAATTGAGCGACTTCTATCACGTCACTTCAAGAATGAAAACGCAGGTGGCTTAGGAGTTATGGTCACAGGCGAGGTAAGTATATATAAAGACAAAGAAGGACAAACTCGACAGTCATTACGACTTTTGAGCCTTACAATTCTAGATAATCAAGAATATAACTTAGAGACAGCCAAGAAGCACGTCCATGCGTTCAACGTTGAAGGTGTGTTTGACCACGCAGAACCTGTTGAAGACAGTGATGCTGTTCGTATCACGTTGGGTCACATTGATTTCCGAGAAGAAGTTGTTAAAAACACTTATTTGATTGACCCTAGCATTGGGGCAAATGAAGAAGAAGTTGAACAGCTCAAGAAACTTGCAGAGTCATCACAAACAGTTATGGAGTTTGGTGACTTGATTACACTTGAGGGTGTTGTTATCAACCGTCCAAATCGAGGTGGGGATTCAGGTGGAACATCTGATGAGTTAGCTGAATTGTTCGGTGGACTTGGAACAGCAGGTTCTGAGACTCGCAACAACTATAGTGGATTCACATCTGAGATGAAACTTACTCGTGTACTTGAGTTCTCTAAAGGTCATTATTCAGAAGAAGATTTCCTTAAAGAAGAAGGACTAGATGAGCATGACATCGACTTGTCAGATGATGACGATGATGACATCTTAGGAGATTTGTAAGAAATTAACCCCTCTTTATGAGGGGTATATGATTTAATAGCAAGTTGAAATAAAAGGAGAAGATTTTTTAAATGGGTTTATTTGATAAATTAAATATTGTGGTTAACGAGCCAACGTTCTATCTTGAGGATTATGTGTTTACAATCTACGGAGTTCCCGGTGCAGGTAAGACAACTACTGCTATCGCTATGGGTGATATTCAATATGGTGGCAAAGATAAATCATTGCTATTCGCAATTGATAAAGGATACAAGACAATGAAAGGTGTTCACGCACTTCCTATTAATAGTTGGGAAGAGTTGAAAAAAGGTGTTCAAGTTCTTGTTAAAGGTAAGAAAACAGGAGAATCTGAGTATCGTCTTGTAATCTTTGATACGGTCTCTATGATGTATGCTCTAGCTGAAAAGTATGTCCTACGCAAAGAAGGAGCTAAACGTAATAAGACGTTAGAAGCTCTGTCAGATGTGCCTTATGGAGCTTTATATAATCTCTTAGACAAAGAAGTAGAGGATGTTATTCGTGCTTTACAGGGAGCAGGATATGGAATCATCTTCATTGACCATGACCAACACACAGAAGAAACAACTCGTGAAGGTGACAAATATACAATTATTAATACTTCGATGTCTAAACGTGCTCGTAAGTTTGTTGTTGGTATGTCAGATGTTCTAATGTATCTTGACTACTCACGTCACTTTGATGATGAAGGTGAAATGTTCAGTGAACGTAAGATTTATTTGGATAATGAATCTACTCTAGCTGAGACTAAGAACCGTTTCCGCAATATGCCGTCTGAAATGCCATTAGACCCTGCTAAGTTCTTGAAAGCTTTAGAGGAATCGATTAAGAGTGAGCATGATGATGAAGGTCATTTTGAAGAAGCTCAGAAAACACGTTCTGTTAAAAAGAAAGAAGAAGTGGAAGCTGAGTTGAGTGAAGATGATGAGGTTGAAGCAACTCTTGAAGAAGCATCTACAGGTAAATCAGTAGAGGAACTAATTGTAGAACTTAAAGCTGTATTGCAAAAACTGCCTAAGGAAGAACAGAAGTCAGCAGTTGCTAGCATTAAGAAGCAACATGGTGGACTAGCTGAGATGAATGCAGAACAATTGCAAAAAGCTATTGAAAAATATGAAACTAAAGTTGACTAATTAAATTAGGGGAGATTTAAACTCCCCTTTTATTTTTTGAAAGGGATGAATAAAATTGATTAAACGTATTTGCATTTCAATAATTGTCGTAGCATCTGTCGCTTTCATGTCGCTTTTCTTTCAATCATATACAAAGACACAAAAGTTGGAACAAAAGATTGAGTTACAAAAATTGACAATTGAAGAAATGAATAAGAAAGTGGATGCAATTGACGAGTCTACAAAAGACCGTGAAAGTAGATTGAAGGTTGTCGAATCCAAAGTGAAATCATTAGAGAAGAAAAATGCTCTGTTGAAAAAAGAAAATGAGTCTCTAGAAAAGAAAATCGATAAGATTAATTAGAAGCGAAAGACTTCTTATGATGACTCTAAGAAGGTAAGAGTTAGTGTCGAAAAAGATGCAACTCCGAAGAAAGAAGCTAAATCCACACAGGATGAAAATAATTCTAAGGGATATCCTATCGAAGTAACTGCTTACACCGCCTATTGTGCGGAAGGTTGCATAGGAATTACAGCTACAGGTATTGACGTTTCGAATACTTCGTGGTATAATGGATATAAAGTTATCGCTACAGACCCAAATTTCATGGCTATGGGTGAAACAGGAACGATAATTTTTAATAATGGCTCATCAATACCTGTTATCGCAATGGATACGGGAGGAGCTATCAACGGTAACAAAGTTGACTTATTGGTTGATAGCCATGAAGAAGCAATTCAGTTTGGAAGACAGTCAGCAAAACTAATTAAAAAGGATGGTTGATTAAATGGTATTATCACCAAAAGAACAGGCTTTTCTACAAGCCTTAAAACAAATGGTTGGAGCAATGGAGAAGGATGATATTTGTATTATGCCTGAGCCATGCGAAGCATTTTCAACAGTTAAAGGTTCAGATGACTCTAACCTATTCTTCATTGAAGATAAAGTTGTAAATCCTATCACATGGATTAAAGAAATTTGCTCTATGTTCGGTCAAATGTTAGCAGGAGAACCGCAGATTCTAAAAGGAGAAGCAATCTTTGTAAAGAACTTTGATATTGAAGAAGTTGAGGTTGAGCTATTTGATGCTGATACGGCAGTTGAGATTATTGAGGAGTTTGCAGGTCAAAAAGTTGTTTTACACGAATCAGATAGCGATGAGACTAAGTTCCTAGTTCAAGTTAATACAAAGTTAAATGTAGTGACAGGTAATAAGCTAGGAGAAGAATATGTCCAACCATTGTCAGGAGCATCTTATCCATTTAAAGTTGTTGATATGGTAGATGAAGAAGATGACTTTGAAGATGAAGTGGATGCAATGACATTCAAATCTAAAGTCGATGTTTTTGGAGTACCTCACGATGCTGAATTTGACAATGATGATACTTCTGATGAGATTACAACTCAATCTACAAAGAAAGATTTTGATAAAGTTGTCAAAGAAGCAATCGATGAAGACCGACACGGTAAAATTGCAAAAGATGTTGCTTCACTTGTATCTGAGAAACAAAAGGCATATGGTAACTCAGTTGATAAAGTCGAACGTGTTATTGAGGTTCTTATGGAACAATATGATAATGGAGATGGAACTTATACAATTCCAAAAGAATTAATTCCACACCTATTATATCAGGTTCGTATTTTAGATAAGCAAAATCGAGTGTTCACAAACCCACAAGGAGACTTGATGGACGAATCACCGTATAAAGACATCTTAGGGTACGCTCTATTGATGTTAGCAAAACAAGAAAAAGAATAATCACAATAACCCTATACTTGACCGTATGGGGTTTTCTTGGAGGTATATATGGATAAAATTAAACTATTCAAAGACAGAAAGATTAAGGCAAAAGAGGTTTTTGATTTAAGAGAAATATCACAAAAGGAAGCTAAATCTCTAATCGATAAGTATCATTATTTAAAAGGAAAAAGATTCATGTCAACATACAATATTGGTATGTATTATGAAGATGAATTGGTAGGTGTCGCTTCATACAGGCTTCCACAAGGTGATGTAGCTCTAAAGGGATGGTTTGGGTTGGACAACACGACAAAGGACATTTTAGAACTTTCTAGATTGGTTGTTACACCTGACTTAAATGGAACTAATGCGACAAGTTTTCTTTTATCTAATTCAATTAAAATTCTAAAACGTGAATATAAAATCAGAGCTATCATCACTTTGGCTGACTCTTCACGTCATGTTGGTAGTATCTATCAAGTTTGCAATTTTGAATACTATGGACTCACAGCTAAAAAGCCTGACTTTTATATGCCCGATGGTAAGAAGGGTGCGAGAGTTAAGACAAGCGTTACAAAGGGTGTTTGGATACCTAGACCACGCAAACATCGATATGCTATGGTATTAGATAAAAATTTGAAGCCCTTATACGAGCGCTCAGAGCGTCCAAAAAAGGATGATTCTGTAAAATATAGCTGTTGTGGTGGTTCAGGACGTGTTTATGACAAAAGATTTGGTGATTGGTACAATTGTTTTGTTTGTAACCCTTGATTTTATTTGCTTTCTATGATATAATTAAGTCATAGAAAAGGAGATGAAAACAATGATTATTAAAACGAAAATGGGAGAAGAAAAAGTTATTAAAAAAATGCAAGAAGTATTTGAACACTTCGGATATGAGTTTGATGTCTCACCTAATTGGCATTTGAAAAATTCATACGATATAACTTTTGGAAAAGAGCTTTTATTTAAAATTCACTTCAAGGAGTCGTTGATATTTTCGAACAAAATAATTTTTGCGTTTAATAAATCAAATATTTCTAACTCTATGCTTATCTTGATGAGAAAGAACAATGATGGAATTAAAAAATTTTTAGGAGCTATTGATTATTATACACTTGTAGCAATTTTAAGATATACCTTTGAAAATCAAAACAATTTTAGAATGGAACAATTGAGAGATAGAGTTGAATATTTACGAGAGACTTCACTTGAAGGGATGTCGGATGAATTTAAATATTCAAAAAAATTCTTCGGTGAACGAAGATTCTATGATAGATTGGATGCCAAAATTAAACGTGACACCACTTTTGACAAAACTCTTGACAGACATATCTTTGAATTTGCGTTTAATGATGGGGTAGGAGTTAGGGTTCATCCGTTTAGTCCTCATAGCAGACAGGAAAGAGCTTTGAAAAATTTAAAAGAATCAAAAGCTGTAAAAAGTGAACTTCTATCAGTTCTTCATTTTGGAGATACTATTGGATATACACCTTACAGAAGAATCGACTTAGAAGAAGCTTTGAGAACCCTTTCTAAAAAAATAATAAAGTTTTCAGAAAGTAAAATAATCACAAAGCATTCTCTGTTGGAAGGAATTCAATCATCACATGAAGAAAACGAAAACAGTCAAGATTTTATCATTGAAGGTTTGGATAGTGTTATAAATAATAATCTTGTTGATGAGGATATTGCTAAAGAAGCAATTAAAATAAAAGAAATGTATGAAAAGAAACAAGAGGAAGCCAAACAAAAGAAACTAAAAGAAGATGCTAATAATGAAGCATTGCAAGTTTTACAAGCTGTAAAGATGCATTTAGAAATGAGAGGGGATTCACTTGAGTAAAGAAATGAGTGATAAAGAGAAGACTCTAGCCTTAATGAAAGAACTTCATGAGGTTAGGGTCATTCCTCGAAGTTTTATTCCTCAGTTGGAGGAGTTTATGAAGGGTGAATATGACCATTTTGAAGAGAAAGTAGTTGACTCATATACATGGGATGATGTATACTATGGTTATAAGGCAATTAAGAAGGATATTCAATGGGCAATGCAGAATCGCAACTTTAAAAATTCTTTAAATAAGTTTCGATATACATTTGCTATTTTGAAACAAAATCTTCCTGATGTTGCAAACCATAGACGTAAGACAAGAGCTTTGATGGAAGAGAATACAAAGATAACTTACATTGAAGAAGATATTAAGAAATTCTCAAAATCAACAAGCAAAGTAGATATAAGTAGATTTTTATAAGGGGTCGGTAGTTTAATGAATAATGTCTCAAGACAGATGAAAGAAGCTTATTTGGTAGTTAGTCTATTCAAGAAGCCTGAACTTTTACAGCAATATGATGAAGATAAGATTCGACTAGAGCATTTCGAGAATGCTGAGTGGAAATTTTTCTATGCTATTGCACGAAAGCTATACAATAAAGGAATCACAAACTTAGATGAAATTTCTGCCTTACAGTTAGTTTCTGAGAAAAGTGGTTTAAAAAATAAATATGATGAATATGGTGGTTGGCAAACAATTGATGACGTTATGGAGATTATTGACAACGATGCTCGTAACTTCGAGCCATATCTCCTTGAGATTAAAAAGACTTTTGGACTTGGTGAACTCGAAAAGCTATACGGGAAAAAGATTCGTGAAGAAGATGGCAATTATAAGCCTGATGAAATGACCCTAGAAGAAATCACAACATATTGGATTGATAAAACAAATCAAATCAGCATTCGTGATAGCTCTGCATCAGGATTTGAAGAGAGTGATTTAATTGGTGGTCTCCGTGAATATATCATGGACATCATGGAGAAGCCTGAGATTGGATTGCCTGTACGTTATCTCAATCGATTAAACCGTCAGATTGGTGGTTGGTTGCAAGGCAAGATGTATATTACAGGTTCATTCTCAAACGGTGGTAAAACATCAATGATGTTCAAGACCTATATCATGTCTTGTCTTGAGCAGAATGAGAAGATGGTAGTTATCGCAAACGAAGAAGGGGAAAAAGCTTTTAAAGAAAAACTTTTCGTTAATATCATGGGTGAGAATGGTATTGCTATTGACCGATTTAAATTCAAATCGGGAGACTTCTCAAATGAAGACCTAGATAAGATTTATCAGGCGATTGATATTATTGAGAAGTTAGTTGGAAATAAAGACAATACAGGTCTTATTAAATTCGTATTCTTAGAATCATTTACAGAAGAGTCTGTTGAAAAGGTTATGCGACATTATGCAGTTCGTGGTTATAACTACTTCTTAATTGATACTCTCAAAGTCCCTGACGGAGCAGGAGAACACGCTCGATGGGCAAAGCTATCTGATTTCACAAAACGTATTTACAAGCTTACTAGACCCGAAGCGGGAGGTCTCAATGTATGTACTGTATTGACTATTCAGTTGAAGCTTGCAAACGTTCGTCAACGATTCCTAACAATGGATGCCATTGCAGAAGGTAAACAGATTGTAAACGAAGCAGATGCATTCATTTGTTGGCGTGATGCTTATCCTGATGAGTATGAAGGAGAAACTAACGAGGTAACATATATCTCTTCTGTTAAACAGCCTGAGCATCCTGATGCTAAGAATGGATATGTGGAAAAACATATGAAGCTAGATAAGAATAAGCACTATATGTTCATGTTCATTCCTAAGAACCGTCAAGGAGCTAACACAAGTAACAGTCGTGAAGTTCTTGTATTGGAAGTCAATTGGCTATTTGGTAGTGTTCGTGAAGTTGGAGTTACAAAAACAATTATGTATGATTAATAAATTTAACCCTTGACTTTCAAGGGTTTTTTTGATATAATTAAGATAGATGAAAGAAAGGTGGTTATGTCATGTGGACTTCGATTACTTAAAGAAATATATTAAAGATAATGACCTCACCGTATCTATCTTGGAAGAATTAGATTGTGATATATTTGTCAACAATGAAAATTATGTATCCGCATCTTTGCCTGATAGATTTAACAGTGATAACAAGGGGAATATTCACATCTACAAAGATTCATTAGTATCTCGTATTTGGAGTCGTTCAGTAAAGGGAGACATATTTAATGTCATTGCTTATGTTTTAGATTGTGAATCATTCGAAGCTAAAAATTGGGTTATTAAGACGTTTAAAATCAAAGAAGATGTATCCAACTATAAGAAGAAAAAGCCTGTAAATCAATGGCTAAAGATGCTTCACAGTCGGAAGAAATACGGAGGTAAGAACGAACCTATAGATGAATCAGTCCTTTTAGATTATGAATATGTTAACTCAGTTCCATTCTTAGAGGATGGAATCTCAGAGTCAACTCAGATTGAGTTTGAGATTGGATTTGATTTAGACTCAAAGAGATTTACTATTCCTATCAGAAATGAAGAAGGACAGTTAGTTGGAGTCAAAGGTCGTAGAGTCCCTAAGACACACGGTGTATGTGCATCTGTCATGCCCGAATCAAAGTATATCTATATGGAAAAAATGGAGAAGTCATATGAGATATATGGTCTATATAAAACGAAACCACACATGATTGAAACTAAAAAGATATTTCTCTTTGAATCTGAAAAATCTGTTATGCAAGCTTGGGATTTCGGATATAAGAATACAGGAGCTTTTAGTGGTTCTGACATTTCTCCAACTCAAGGTAAGAAAGTAAGACAGATTAAAACAACTAGTGGAGCTGATATTTATATCGGATATGATTCAGATAAAAATCCTTTGGAAGATGAGGAGCTTATGGAATCTATCAAACGTTCACTTAAAACCGACTTCTATTTATTGCCTACTTGGGAATGGGAAGAAGAATACTGCTCACCTACAGACTTAGGTGAAAAAAGATTTGAGGAATTGCTTGACAAAGCTATTAAAGTAAGGTATAATATAATAGAAGACAGCGATGAAAATGACATGGAAGACTTGTCGCTTGAAGAACTTCTAAATCTATAAAGAAGGTGATGCTTGTTGCAAGTATTTGAAACAAACAAGATATTAGCGGATTTGCAAGATTTGTATAATTGGTCTGCTGAGTATCTTTCACAAACAGGAACTACAATTGAGAATTTTGGTAATCGCAATTACCCATCGACATCTTTCTATAAGGAAATATCGGAGAAGATTTTAGAGTATCAAAATAAAGTCTACATTCCAATGACAGAGGAAGATTTAGATTTATTTATTTTTTCTGTTATGTCGTCAGAAATGGATTTGAACTCAAAAACATCATACTCAAGTGATGGAGTAGCGACATTAGTTGCTATGATTTTAATGGCACGTTCAATCACAGTTAATAAGATTGGAAATCAAGTTTTAACATTTAAAAAGCACAAATTGATTAATGACGTTAGATAAAAATACTTGACTTTCATTGTAAAGTATGGTATAATATTAATATAACAATTAAAGGAGAATGATATTATGTTATTCGGAGAGCAAACAGTATTCGCAAAATCACAAGGAACAAAACCTGTACAGAAAGGTACTTGGATTGTTGTTGTAAGTCGAATGGTAGAAACAGTTGAAGAAGTAACAGTTATGGTTAAGGGTAAAGAGGAAGTTAAGAAAGTTGCTCGTAAAGCCCCTAAATCATTTGCTAAGTCATTCCATGCAAAAGGTCGCTTGGATGCTCAACGTCAAATGGAAGATGAGCTAAAAGGAACTGACTTTGTATTGGAGTACCTTTACAAAGTGTAAGAGTAATAGGGGATGAATAATCCCCTATTTTTTCGTCTATTAGGGAAGGAAGATTAAATGTTAGATAAGATTTTAGAAATAAGAGGAGTAGATGAGTCGTTCCTCTATCCTGAAAATCCTCATCATAGTGCAACATTATTTAAAAACTATGACAAAGCATCAAAGTTACTTATTAATCATTTACAAAAAGGAAGTAAAATTTTTATTAGCTATGATGTTGATATTGATGGATTTGTATCGGGAACATTAGTATATAAGTATCTAGAAATAATTGCTTCAAACTTTGATATTGAAGTTAAACCAATGTATCACCGAAAATCAAAAGGTCACGGAATTAAGCATCAGATTGACCAAATTGACTCAGATGAAGGTCTTGTAATTATCGTTGACTCATCAAGTAATGATTTTGAAGACTCTAAAAAACTCAAAGACAGAGGTCTAGATGTACTGATTCTTGACCACCACGAGTTTGATAAGCCTAATGAGTCTGCTGTTATTATTAATCCGATGCAAGCAGGTTGTAATTATCCGAATAAAAATATGGTTGGAGCTAGTGTTGTTTACAAGTTCTTGGAAGAATTTAATGACTCTTACATCGGAGCTGACATTGAGCACTTGGAAGACTTGGTTGGATTGGGATTAATTGCTGATGTAGCTTCTATGAAAGAAGAAGAGAATCGATATTTTGTTAATCAATTAATTACAAACACTCATAACTATGGATTGACAAGTCTTATGGTTGCAACTAGCGCAGATACGACAAACTTAAATACTCAATCATTTTCATATGGAGTAGCTCCTTTGCTAAACGCTTGCTTGCGTGTAGGTCGTGAAGATTTAGTTTTTAATTTGTTCTTGGAAAATAATGGCGTTCAGATGGAAGTTCTGATTCATGAGATTCTACAGCAAAAAGAAATTCAGAAAGAAATTGTAAATAATGTTTTAGATAACATTGAAATCATTGAAACAAAACACGCTGTTATTACTCAGTCATCAGAAGACATCGCAGGTCTTACAGGTCTTATTGCAAATGAAATGACAAAGAGATATAAGAAACACGCTTTTGTTTTAAATGATGACATCATGCCTAAGGGGTCTAGTCGCTCTTATCAGAACGCAAAAACATTAGACCATATCTCATTAGGAAAATCAGTTGCAACAGCAAATGGACACCAACAGGCTTATGGTATTACATTAAATGAGCTAGATAAGTTTGTCGATGAAGTTGATATGCTTTTGAGAAAAGTTAAAGCATCAACTGATAGTGATTATGATATTGAAGTATCTAAGATAACAAAACAAGATGTTGAAAGCCTGAAAGTAGTTAATCGAATTACAGGTAAGGATTTCCCACAAGTAAAAATTAAAATTTCCCTATCTGCATTAGAAGGGAAGGTTTTAGGGAAAACAGGAAACACATACAAGATTGCCACTTTAGATGGAATTGACATCTTGGATTTCAATTACTCTGATGGAAAGTATGAAATTGGTTATTTTGATGATGTTGTCGTTGTTGGGAATCCAAATATAAATGTTTGGCAACATCCTAGAACTAAAAAAGTTACTGAGACACTACAAATTATTGCAGACAGTATAGAGGTGACTTAATATGAAATTTGTTTTAACAGGTAGATATTTAGAAGAAATCAATGGGAGCTGTCATAAAGGACGACTTCCATCTGATACTATTGCGGTTATTTTTAAATCACAAAATGATTTAGAAGGTTTTCTAGAAGGTAAGATTCAACACTTTGATATTGACAAAGACCGTGAGTTTATGGTAGAATATATTTATCAGATAGACCACTATGGTCGAGTTGAAATTTATAAGCCATGCAAAGAACAGGATGATTATTCTTGTTGGCTAGGAGGTTAATCTTATGAAAAAACTTAAAGCCGTAATTGAATTAGAAGTTAACTGTTCACAAGAGCTTATTGATAAATTAGGCTCTATGGAAGCAGTTGCAAGTCAATTTCAACAGCAGTTGAAGTATGAGCTTAAAATGCGTGAGTATGATGGTGTTAAGATTCGTGTTATGAGTCTCTCTGATAAAGATGCAGAGAAGCCAAAAGAAAAGCCTAAGCGCAAAAGACGTACAAAGAAAGAAATGGAAGAAGCCCGTAAACGTGGCGAAGCATAAAGGAGATATGATTTAGTGAATGAATTAACTTTTGTATTGAAAGATGATGGAAAGCGAAAATTAGAATTTGATGAAAAGCGCTTGCGTAAATTCATCGAGAAATTATTTGATGGTCTTAAAGTGGAAGATGAGCTTAAGACCATGTATACGGAGAAAAGCATCCGTCAAATTAAAAATAAATCTGAAATTGATTTCAAACAGATTAACAAAATCCTAACGGATAATGCGATTGAGTTAGTCGATGATGTGACTATGAATGTAGGTGGCTCTGAGGTTGTTGATGTTTCACGACTAGGAAATACCGACTTCCAACACGTTGCAAAGCGAGTTCTCCTAAACTCTCTATATAAACGTGCATCTAAAAACCGTAGTTATAATGTACAAAAGAAATACGGTGATTTTGTAGGATTGGTAAATACTTTAGGTGAGAAGGGTCTTTATTGTTCTATGATTCTTCGTGATTACACAGATGAAGAACTAGCTAAAGCAGGTCGTATGATTAAGTCTGAGCGTGATGAGCTATTAACTTACACGGGGCTATTCCATATGTCAGAGCGCTATATTGTGCGTGAAAAAGATAAGTCTAAGTCTATCTTAGAGTTACCACAAGAACGATACATGATGATTGCTTTAGCTGTATCTCGTGTAGAGAAAAAGAAAGTACGCATGAATGTTGTTAAAGAGCTTTACGATGCTTTGTCTACACAAAAGATTACAATGGCTACACCTACATTCCAAAATGCAGGTCGTCCAAATGCTCAAATGAGTTCTTGCTTCATTCAAACAGTAGAAGATGACTTGCGTGATATTTACGACAACCACACTGACTCAGCTTTAATTTCTAAACTAGGTGGAGGAATCGGTAAATACTATGGAAAGGTTCGTGCTAAAGGTTCTGACATTCGTGGCAATAAAGGCGTTGCTAATGGAGTTATTGGTTGGATTAAGATGGATAACCAAACAGCAGTTACAGTTGACCAACTAGGAATGAGAGCAGGTTCTATTGCTGATTACTTGGATATTTGGCATTTGGATATTGGAGACTTCTTAGAACTACGATTGAATACAGGAGACCTTTCTAAACGTGCTCATGATATTTTTACAGGTGTCTGTATTCCTGATGTGTTCATGCGACAAGTTAATGCTCGTGGAGATTGGTATCTATTTGACCCACATGAAATTTATAAGGTGATGGGATTCAAATTAGAAGACTTCTATGATGAGAAAAAACTTGAGGATAAAGAAACACCTAATCCAAAAGACCATGCTTTCACATATCACTATTGGAAATGTGTTGACTCAAATGAACTTTCTAAGACTCGAATTCCTGCAATTAATCTTATGAAAAAGATTATGGTATCTCAATCAGAAACGGGTCTTCCTTATATGTTCTATCGTGATACTGTTAACCGTGATAATCCTAATAAGCATGAGGGAATTATCTATAGCTCTAACCTTTGTTCAGAAATTGCACAGAATATGAGTCCTTCTGTAATCACAGAAGAAACATTGGGTGAAGATGGTACTATTATCATCTCTAAGAGTTCAGGTGACTTTGTAACTTGTAACTTGGCATCATTGGTATTGAATAATATTATTGACCCTGAGCTTTCTGATGAGGAAAATGAAGAAGAGTTACGTCATATTACCCATGTTGCCATTCGAGCAATTGATAATGTTATTACTGTTAATGAACTTCCTGTAAAACAGGCAATTAAAACTAATAATAAATATCGTCCTGTAGGTTTAGGAGAACAAGGTATCGTTGCCACTTTAGCAGAACATGGTATTCACTACAATTCAGATGAATCAATTGATTTTATTTCAAATTTAGAAGAATTAATTATGGCTTTCTCTATTGAAGCATCTGCTGATTTGGGAGCTGAAAAAGGTTCTTACTCTGTATTTGAAGGTTCTGAATGGAATACAGGTGTTTGGATTGAATCAAAACCTAAGAAAACAGACGTTTGGGAGAAATATAACATCAAAGAGAAGTCTATGAATTCAATGCGTAACGCTTGGTTACGAGCAGTAGCTCCTACAGGTTCTACCTCGCTCTTAGCAGGTAGCACAGCAGGTGTAGACCCATTATTTGATATTATCTATAAAGAAGGTAAGAAGGACTTCTTATTGCCTATTGTAGCTCCATCGTTAGATGAGAAGACATATTGGTACTACAAACCTGTTAAACTTATGGATTGGGAAGGAAATGATGAGTTAGGTATTATGTGGTCTGTTCAGCATAATATCCAACGTCAAGTTTGGGTTGACCAAGCAATTTCGTTCAACATCTATGTATCTGATGAGATTCGTGGACTTGACTTCCTTAGTATTCATATGGAAATTTGGGATAAGGGAATTAAAACATCTTATTACACTCGTAGTCATGATGCAGATAAAGATGAAGGTTGCTTGGCTTGTTCTAGTTAATTAAATTTAGGGTTGACTTCGGTCAGCCCTTATGTTATAATTAAATCAAATGATAGAGAGGATGATTTAATTATGTTTACAAGAGATGACTTTTTACAACTTAAGTATAGTAAAGAAAAAAGAGAAATGTACGGAGAAGAACAAAGAATAAATGATGCAAAAAAACGTGTTGAAGAGATTGCTAAATGGTATCTAGATGACCTAGAAAGATATTTCTCTATGGCTCTCACACACGGAGATGATACCATTCATGTTCCTGTTCTTATAGATAATACTCAACAATTCGAACTTATGAGTGCTGTTGATACGCTTCTATTTGAATTGAATTATGATTGGGAATGGGTGGAATTAGATAATCCAAACTCTCAATATTCATTGCTTAATATTAAAGTCTTATAAAAGGAGAATAATAAAATGATTAAATTTAATCCAAAAAAAGAAAGCGAAAAGGGTGTCTTTATTATCAAAGTGGTTGGTGATTCAAATGATGCTGATTATATTACAGAATTTACAATTGTAAATAAAGAAGACTTTGATGAGAAGTTTATTGAAGAAATTAAAATACTAGATAAGATTGAAGGTGTCTCTTACGCTTTAGAGAATCTTGATGAGGTATATGATTATTACATTAATCTCCCGTATGGAGAAAACGGAGTTTGTCATACATTATCGGAAATTACTGTTGAGTATATTGATTCAAAAAGTGTAATCTATAACGTAGAGGTAGAATAAATGGGATTCGGAGCTTTATTAACTTTAATTTTTGTAGTAGCTAAGCTTCTTGGTTACTTCGCCTATAGTTGGTTAATTGTGTTTTTACCTGTAATTATTGAGATTGCTTTGACAATTTTGATTTATGTTTTTTATTTCGGAACATTAACAGCATTCAGCATTAAAAAAACACGTAAAAAATAAGGAGATAAAAATATGAGTATTTATGGAGTTTCTACAGTTGTTCTATTTATTTTAAAGTTGACAGGAGTATTGGCAATTAGTTGGTGGGTTGTTTTTGCACCTGTTTTAGTTGGACTTTTGATTGGCATAATTTTTCGTGCAATTGTAGAGAGTTATTAAAAAAGAAGGAAGTTGATTTATAGAAATGGAAAAACATATTCGTTTATTTGATGGTGGAAAGCCAAACTTAGGAAAAACAATTCTAGATGAGCACTCAGGAATTCTATATTGGGATGAGCAAGCGGATGCTTATTACAATGTATGGAAGGAAATGACGGGCAACTTTTGGGTGGCTAACGAAGTAACCTTAAAGCAAGATGTTTCTGATTGGGTTTCCAAAATGACAGATGAAGAAAAGGAATTCTTTAAACGTGGTATTTCTCAATTAGTTGTTTTAGACTCTGTAGCTACTGTAGCTGATGGATTATTCTCAGCTTACATCAAAAATCCTGCAATCAAAGCTATCATGGCTTATATTGCATCTCAGGAATCGATTCACAATGAGTCATATACTTATATGGCTACTAGTTTTATGACTAAAGAAGAAGCTCAAGAAGTTTTTGAACGTCCTAAAACGGACGAGCAAATTGTAGAAGCTAACAATTTAATCTTAGAGCAATTCGAAAACTTTGTCAAAGACCCAACGCCTGAAACATTATTAAAAGGATTGGTAGCTATGGCAATGCTAGAGGGTATTCGATTCACAAATGGATTTACACCATTCTATCTTTTAGCTCGTAACAATCGAATGGTCAATAGCTCTAGTATTATTAGTTTCATCCAACGAGACGAGTTACAGCATTCATATTTCCAAACTTTGGTAGCACGTCAAATTGTATCCGAATTTCCTGAATTGAATACCGATGAAACAAATCAATGGATTTATGATTCATTTAAAACAGTTGTTCAAAAAGAAAAAGAGCTGTGTAAATCAATGTACGAGGATGGCTTCTTAGGAATTGACATCATTGAGCTTGAGATGTATATTGAATGGCGAGCTAATTTAGTTCTTAAAAACTTAGGAATGACGGAAATCTTTGATACCAAATCAAATCCTATGCGTTGGATTAAGAGCTTCGATAGTGAGAGCACTAACTCACAAAAGAATGACTTCTTTGAAAAACGTGTCACAACATATAGTAAAGTAACAGACCAATTTGACGATTTGTAAGAAAGGAAAGTTATGAATATTTTCATCATCTACGAATCTATGAGTGGTAACACGCTATCTTTTGTACAGCGTGTTACCGAACTCGTAGGAAACACTAACATTACAATCACGACACCTGCTGATAATGAGGTTCATGATTTGAGTAAATATGACAAGATTCTGATTGGAGTTCCAACATATAAGAATGGTCGGATGCTACCGAAAACAAAAGAATGGATTATTGAAAATCGTGATGAATTAATGGAGAAAGATGTGTTGGCATTTGGCTCAGGAATAACAATCTATCCTCACTTTTGCAGAGCTGTCGATAGTGTTGACGTTATTTTAGAAGGTACTGTTAAAGGTAAGATTAAGTTTGAAATGACTTATGATAAATTTGAAGAATTGGAAAATGAAGAAGTCCTTTGGGATTTCTTAGAATTAATTTAAGGAGAGATTTAGTTGGTTAAAATTTTAACGCAAGACAATTGTAAAAACTGTGAGCTATTGAAGATGTTTTTGAAGAATGGATTAGGTGGAAGCTTAGACCATAAGGTTGAGTTTATTCATAAGGCTGAGAAGCCTGAGGAGTATGCAGAGCTTGTTGAAAAACATTCTGTAATGTCTACACCATTCTTAGTTTCCGATAGCGGAGAAACGCTTCCATTGGCTGTATTTGACCCTATGAAAGCAGAGAAATTCATTTCTGACAATTAATTTTAAAAAGGCGCTTGACTTAAAGCGTCTTTTTTGATATACTTATAATATAAGAGAGGGGATGATTAAATGAAAATCAAAAAAGTTTCAGATTATCAAGTAGTTTCATTTGTCTATAAGAACCAAGAGCTAAGGGATGCCCATGTTGATATGATGGAAAAAGAAGGATGGGTATCAACAGGTCAAATCAAAAGATTAAAAGAAGGGATAGACCCATTAGCAGTAGCTGAATTAAAAGATGAGCATTATGAGCCATTCGCTAAATTCATTAAGGGAGAATTAGAATGAAAAATAAAAAATATATCAACGAAAAAGTAAACCATGCTGTATTTACAGGTTGTTGCGTAGTTTTAATTGATAGCGCTGATGATGTCCTCAAAGAATTAGAGAAGACAGGTGACTTGTACGAAAAGGGAAATGAATTTGATGGTCTCGTGATTATTGAGAAAGTTCCAAAACACTAAGAGAGGATTTGATTTAATGTTGCCATTGGAAGCAATTCCTTGCCCTCATTGTGGTAAGGTTCAAGAAGAAGATATTTATGATTTGACTAATGCAGAGGACTCAAAAGGTTCATTTATGCATACTTGTGACCGATGTGAAAAAGAATTCCAAGTTTCTTTTGAATTCTTGCCACGAGTGACAACAAGAGAAATTCGTTAAAAAACTTAGAGGAAAGTGCTTGACACCTTCCTCTAATTATGATATACTTTAAGTACAAACAACAAAGGAGATGTTAACCATGTTAAAACTATTCACAAGTAAAATTATCATTAAAAACCACGCAGTACAACGATACGAGGAGCGTAGCTTCTCACAGAACTACAAAAATCGCTCAACACGCAGTTGCATTTTAAATGACCTAAAACCAATGAATGTAATGCGAATTGAAAAATGCACCGATGAAGACAATAAATATATTGTACATTGTCGAGGTAAGCGTGAGTTTGTTGTTCTTCAAGAGGGTGACAAAGTGATTGTGAAAACTATGATTCAAAAACTCCGTAGAAACAGCAAGACTTCACAACTTAGAGAATTGAGAGGTATGAAATCATGAACCGTAAATTGACCGCTAAAGAGAAGATTCTAGGAATTAAGATTATCTTCTATGTTGTAATGTCATTCTTTCCAAATAAAAGAGTTAGACGTTCTTCTGCAAGCAAGGTCATTGATTTAATTAACATTCTAGAAAGTGGGGATAACCATGAAGTGTAAGAATAAAAAATATCACATCGTAGTGATTCCGCATAAGATGGAATTTTATGTAGATGACTATGATATTGCTTGTTCTATAGTAGAGGAATTCCCTCACGCACAAGTATTTAAACTAATTGACGGAATCTATACACCACAAGGAGATGTTACGTTATGATTACAGCTATTTATCGTACTGACTGCAAGGGATATATGGGTAAAGATGGAACTCTAGGTCGTATTCTTAAATCAGACATGAAGATGTTCTCTGAAATGACGGACAATTCGATTGTCATCATGGGTGGAACTACCTTCTTCTCAGATATGGATGGAGAACCACTTAAAAATCGCTTGAACATTGTCCTAACAACAAAAAAAGAACCTATCTACATTGACGGTGTAATCTATGCTAAGAGTATTCAAGAAGCAATCTCAATCGCATACGCACATAAAGCTATGACAGGTCGAGATATTTTCGTTATTGGTGGAGCATCTGTACTAGATGGTTTCTATCAACGAAATCTTATTGACAAAGCAATTGTTACAGTCTATAATAAAAAAGAGAAAGATTTCAACGTTAAAGTTAATCACAACATCCATGCTGATTCTAACTTCTATGTCGATAAAGTTCACTTCGGTGTCGATGAAGATAACTTTGGAAACAAATTCGATGTTGAGATTAAGCTTTTCCGTAAGCAAGACCGAACATCTAAATTCTACAGTATCACGGAAAAACACATTGAAAAACAAGAACGCCCTAAATGGGTTTCAACGAAAGGATTTTGCTGATGGCTGTTTATTTAAGTTTTGAAAACCTATTTAATTCTAAGTGGGCAAAAGAAATTGATGGCTCTAAATATGAAAAGCTTGATTATGTAAAAAGTAACAAGCTTTTCTTTAATGAAAATGGCTATATGCCAACGACTCGTGACTACATCTATAATAAACTTCATAAAAAGGTTGAGATTAAAGACTTTAAAGAGAAGCCTATGTATAGAGAGAAAGTTGAAGATAGCTATGACATCGAAACATTAGTTCCGATTGAAGGCGAAGAAAATTTCACCTTTAATGTGGTTGGTATAAAAAATAGATTCAAAATTCAACGTACATTGCACAATTACGCATTCAGAAAAGACTTCCAAACATGGCATCACCTTCTATTGACATCTGAAAAAAATGATTCGTTTATCTCAGACTATACTACAAGCAAATCTGTTGTGAATCGAATCAGAGAAAATGAACTTGCAATTGAGGATAAATACATTCTAATCGCATATGAAAATGAGCAATTTGTAGATGATAAAGAGCTGACTTTAAAACAGTATATGATTATGCTATTTCATGGTAAGGAAAAGAATATCTATAAGAAGATTTTACGTCAGGAAATTGTTATTAAGTCTGATTTCAATAATATTGATATTAAAAAATTCTCATATAGTGCTTCGGGAAAACGTTCAAATGTAATCAATAAGGCGAGTAGTCTTATGTTTGAAAGCCTACCTGATGAATTTAATGCAACACTTTCAGGCAACTTACGTCCATTTGTTCAGATTGATGTTAATGAATTAATTGAAAATGGAAATAAAGCTTGGATTAAATTTGCGAAATATCTTCTCCGTGAAAAGGCAGATGATAATGGAATCTATTGGGCAAATAACATTTATCATGACATTGAGTTTTATTGGTCTAACGAATCAACAATTGAGCAAGTAAGTGCTTCACCTTATTCTAAGCTCTATAGAAGAATTCAGTATCAATTTATGAAAGAAGAAGGTTCTACGCTTCAACAAAAAATGGGAATCACCAAGAAGATTGAAGAGAAAATTATGAACCTGAGCGTAAACGACTATGATTTTACACTTAGAGGTCATCGGATTAATCTTTATGAGTATTCCTTAAATATGGCTAAGGGAAATCGTAAAGTTCCTGCATTGGAATTAGTTAAAACTATTGGCTCTATCCGAAAAACTTTTGGCGATGTTGGTGTTGATGAGCTTTTCAATGAAGAGTTAATTAATAAATATAAAGAATATTCAACTGAGATTAGTAATATTCAAACAACACTAGGTGTTAGTGGATATAACTCTACTCATCATACAAAGTTAACTCACTACTTCAACCTATTCAGTTGGTGTAAGGATAAAAATGTCAAACTATCTGACTTTTTGGATTATGCCATGAATATGATTTGGACGGAAGGATTCTATAATATCAATAACTTAAAAGGAACTTTGGATGACTATTGGAGATTCATTGATGTCATTGATGGAAACCATAAGCGCTTTCCTAAAAATCTAAAGGCAGAGCATGACAAAGCCAATCTTAAATATATGTTCTTGACAAGAACTCAAGGAAATGATATATTTAAAAAGAGAGCACAAGAATATTCTGATAAGTTTTCAGTAAATGGCAAAGAGTGGTCTATTATTGCTCCGAAAGAAGCTTCTGATTTAATTGCAGAGGGTCAATCACTAGGTCATTGTGTAGGCTCTTATATCTCTCGTGTTATCGATGGAGGAGCAATAATTATGTTCCTTCGAAATACAGATGATATTGAGACTCCTCTATACACAATTGAAATCAGAAACACAGATGGAATCTATAAAATCCATCAAATTAAAGGAAGAAATAATAGACAAATTCCACAAGAATCAGAAGAGTTTATCTTTGTTCAGAAATGGGTAAATAAAAATAACATGGAGGTGGTCAATTTATGATTGTTGTAGTTCCTCAGCGTGTTGTTCTTATCTATCGAAAATCACACGTTGGTTACTTTCAACGGGATAAGGGAAGGAATAAGTATAAGCCTTCTCTTATTTCTATATCTTATAAAAATGCATCTGAGATTGTCAAAGAGGGTCGGGGTATTTGGGTTAATCAAAATACAATTTATCTGAAATACACTAAAAAAGAAATACGTCTATCTGTTTATTATCGAGATAATGGAATATGTCAATACTGTAACCGAGAATTACAAATTGATGATTTCACAGTTGAACACATCAAAGCTAGAAATTATGGTGGAGATTATAATCTTAGAAATCTAGTGTGTTCTTGCTTTAACTGCAACAACTCTCGACAGCACAAAGGTATTCCTAAAGAAACTTTCAGAAAACTCAAAAGACAAGCAAGGAAGCATTTTAATATAGATAAAATGATAGAAAACTATTGACATTATACCTGATAAATGGTATAATTAAATTACATCAAAGCAAAGGAGAAAATTATGAAACAAAAACGATACTACAAAAAAGGTGAAGTGGTATTCCTTCATGAATTAAAAACCACAGGAAAGGTATTAGAGGTATTACCTCAAGAGCTTTCTGTAATTGTTTCCATTAAACATCGAGAAGGTGGAGCTAAGGAAGTTAAAAAAGTCCTTCTAGAAAATATTGATAAGTATCGTCCTGCAAAGTTTGCAGTAAACGTAAAATATTTCGAAGGTCAAGATAAAGAATTAAAAATTGAAAAACAAGGCGATTGGATTGACGTTTACACAAATGAAGACGTTGAATTAAAAGCTTTGGAACACACACTAATTAATCTAGGATTCGCCTTAGAGATTCCAAAAGGTCACGAAGCATTCCTAGCACCACGCTCCTCAACTTTTCCTGAGCATGGTGTAATTGTAGCCAACAGCTTTGGAATTATTGACAATACTTATTGCGGAGATGACGATGAGTGGAAACTTTCAGTTGTTGCATTGCGTGATACCTTTATTCCAAAAGGAACTAAGATTGCACAATTCCGATTTATTAAATCAATGACAGAACATGATGGAACACCTTCAATTAAATTCCGCAAAGTCGAAACACTAGAGAATGATTCTCGTGGCGGATTTGGAACAACAGGACAATAAAGGAGACTATTAATATGAGTAAATTTGATGAATTGACACTAAACACAGTACGAGATATTGTATTTATCGAGGAAGTATCAAACGAAAGCGCAAAAGAGTTAGTTCGACAAATTTCAATCATTAACCACGTTGACGATGAAATGGAACGAATTACGGAGGGTCTAGTTAATCCATATGTGCGAGACAACTATCCCATTGTTATTCGTCTGATGACGGGTGGAGGAAGTGTTCATGCAGGTTTTGCAATCGCCAATGCAATCAAAACTTCAACGACACCTATCCTTGTAATTGCAAGCGGAGTCGTAGCATCTATGGGTTTATATATTATGGCATCTGCTCACGCACGAGTTGCTGATGATAGTGTAGAGTTTATGTATCACCAAGTATCGTCAGGGAATCATGGTAAACGTGATGACCATCGCCAACACCTAAATATGCTTGACCGACTTCAAGATAAGTATGACTCATTCTTGGTGAGTCGTTCAAATGGTAAATTGACAAAAGAATTCCTTCAAGAGAAGCGAGATTCTTATCATGACTTTTGGTTTACAGCACAGGAAGCTAAAGAGATGGGTCTTATTGATGCAATCTTAACTGATGAGGAACTATACAACCCTCAGATGAGTGATGCAGAAAAAGAACAGGCTATTGAAGATGTGTCCACTCAACTAGAAGGAAACCTTGCTCAACTATATGAATTGACAGGTCAACGATTTAAGTTAGATGTTCAAATTGATGAAGAGACTAAAGATAAAGCTCCAATTAAAAAACGTGTAGTTAAAAAGAAAGAGGTAAAAGAAGATGAACAGCAAAGTTAAATACTTTGTTGTTCCCATTCTCTTAATAGTTATTGCATTTCTATTAATTGATAGAGGGGATGACAAGGTTGAAGTAACTCAAGAAGAAGTTATGGAGTCAATGGACTTGCCTAATTATGATAATCCACAGGAGCAACCTGACAGTAAGAGTGAAGCACCTTCAACACAAGATGATAACTACTACTATAATTTAAATCAGATTTTCTTATTGATTGCAGATGGAATCAATAAAGTGAGTCATGGTATTGAATATTATGATTCAGCAAGCCTTCAAGAAGGTGTAGATACACTTCTATTTACCTCAAATGAAATTTATTCCATGAGTCCACCTGCTGATGCTAAAGAAGTACATGAAAAAGCAATTGCATTAGCCAAAGTCAATGAACGAATTGCATATGGTGTTCAATCGGATATTGACAAGGGTGAGATGGATTATCTCAATAGTCCACAATTCATTGAGGATTTAGAGGAAGCGATTAAAATCAATGATGAAATCACATCAATGTCAGGAGAACAAACCACAGAACAAGGAGTGTTTAGTTTATGAAGCTATTTTTAAAGAATCCAATCATCTTCATTGCTGTTTGGTATCGACTGAAAGTAATGGAAGGAAATGAATATATTTCAAGCTTCAAAAAGAAAGGAAAGAAATTATTTGCAAGAAAATAATATAACTAAAGCGAATCATAATCATATTAAAACAATTGATAACATTAGTAATTATGGCGTTTGGGATAAAGATGATAGTTTTAAACCTAGAGGTCGATATGCAGACGGAGAAATTGCTTATTCAAAACAGATTTTTCACACTCATGAAACATATTCTATTTTGCATGGTGAATTTCCAATTACAAATATTCGCTCAGTAGCACCTAAATCATCTATTGGTGAAATTCTTTGGATTTATCAAGACCAATCAAATTCTTTAGAACTATTAGAAGAAAAATATGGAGTCTCTTGGTGGAAGTCGTGGGATATTGGAGACGGAACAATTGGCTCGACATATGGGGAAATCATCAGAAAGTATGACATGATGAACCGACTATTAAAAGGAATGGAAACAGACCCGTATAGTAAAAGACACATTATGAATATGTGGCAAGAAGATTCTCTTAGACAAAAAATTGGATTACCACCATGTGCATTTATGACAGAGTGGAATATCATTCCTATGACAACAGAAGAAGGCGAGAATGTAAGATATGTGACAATGAAACTTACTCAGAGAAGCTCTGATTATCTCACAGCTAACTCTATCAATAAGTTGCAATACTATGCTTTGATGTTAATGGTTTGTGGTCATCTAACTCATGAAACAGGAGTCAAACATTTCCCATATCTTTTCACGCACTCTGTAACTAATGTTCATATCTATGATAGACATTTTGATAAGATTATGGATATTAATAAAGACATTCGTGAAAATAAACACTTGCTTTCTGTACAGCCATTTCTTTCAGTTAATGGAAACAAGAATTTTTACGACTACACTATTGATGACTTCAAACTTCACAACATGGAAATTATTTCAAAAGTAGGTAACTTTGAAATTGCTATTTAAACCTTGACTTTTCAAGGTTTTTTTGGTATAATTATAGTATGGTGAAAGGAGATATTTTATGAAAAAAATTAAATTTATTGGTGGGTCTATGAATGCAAGTAAGTCTGCAACATTAATTATGCGAAACTATGCATACTTAAAACAAGGTTTGAAAACAGCTATTATTAAACCCAACTTAGATACTAGAGATAATGATATGGTCATGAGTCGTGCTTTTGAGAAAGGTGAGAAAGCATTCGTTGTGTCTAATGCAGATGAATTGATTCAACTTTTTGACCGACTTGAACGTGAATCTTCTTATCCCGATGTCGTTTTAGTTGATGAAGTTCAATTTATGGATGTCGAATCAATTAAAGTTTTGGAATCTTTGTGTTACTATCAAGGAACAACTGTAGAAGTTTATGGGCTAGTCTCAGATTATCTAGGAGAAGTTTTCCCATCATCTCAGCGACTATTGACTTGTGCGGATATTCACATTTTAAATGGTCTTTGCGATTGTGGAAATGAAGCGTATTACAATATGCGCCTAGTAAATGGAGTTCCTTTCTTTGGTGAAGCTCCTCAGATTGCAGTAGGAGATGTTTCGTCTAATGATACTGTATCATACGAGCCTAAATGTGGACGTTGTTATTTAGATGCTGAAAGAAAGTATGGAGGTCATGATGAATAAGAAACGAAAAACGATGGGTAAAATGACAAGGAAGCGTGTTCTTTGGAATATGAATCCTGTAACACGAGTAACAAAAAACAAAAAGAAATACACAAGAAAAGATAAGCATAAGAAAGGATTTGAATAATTTGAAATTCTTTTTTAGAGATGATATTGTTTTATATCGTGGTGAATCCTATAGAGTTGAGGTTTTTAATCTCTTCTCTAGATTCGCTGATATAACAAAAGATGAGCGTTCTTATCATACAATTCATGAGTCTGAGCTATCCTTGCTTTTCAGAGGAGCTAGATATTATGGCGAAAGAGTTGAGAACTTTTATGATGACTGTCTTGACAGATACAACATTTTAAGTTATGATAAAGATAAGGAATCATTAATGGAGATAATGAAAGTTATTAAAATATTGGAGTGTGATTAAATGAGACCAACACGTTACGAGAATTTTCACAAGCATGACCACTTATCAAACTTAGTGGTTGCGGATTCGGTGGCAACGCCTGATGATTATATCGAACGTTATAAAGAGTTAGGAATGCAAGGATATTCTCTATGTAATCATGGAATTTTGATGAACTACGGAGAAGCATACTATAAGGCTAAGAATAGCGGATTCAAACCAATCTTTGCAGTCGAAGCCTATATGCGAGTTAGCCGTGAATCAAAGTCAATGAATCACCAACTAATTATTGCTAAAAATAATGACGGACGTAAAGAATTAAATGCGCTCCTATCTAAAGCTTGGGTTGAACGACTTTATAATAAACGTAATCCAATCTACTTGGATGAGCTTCTGAGCTTAAATCCTAATAACTTTATCCTTACGACAACTTGTATCGATAGTGTTATGTCGAAACACGGTGATGAAGCTACAGAATGGTATTTAAAACCTCTTATTAATCACTTTGGTAAGGAGAACATCTATCTAGAAATGCAATACCATGTATGGCAACCACAGATTGAATACAATCAGCGTTTATTGAAATATCGTGATAAATATGACTTGAAGCTTTTCTTTGCTACAGATAGTCACCATGTATCACCTCAGGATGTTGAGTTCCGTACAATCATGCAGGAATCAAAAGGTCTTTTTTATTCAGATGACCCTGAAAATAGCTTTTGGTTGGACGTTCCTGATATTGATACTATCTATGACCGTTTCGCTCAACAAGGCGTTCTAACAGAAGATGATGTCACGGAAGCAATTAATTCAACAATTGAAGTATTCGATAAAATTGACAACATTGAATTGAGTACAGAAATTAAAATGCCGTCATTGTATCCTAATAAGACCCATGAAGAGAAGGTTGAAATTCTCAAGAAGTTAATTGTAAAACTTTGGAAAGAGGAGTCTAAAAAAGTTCCTGTTGAGAATCATCCTATCTATAAGCGTGAGATTGCTCATGAATTTAAAATTATTAAGGATACAAAAATGGAGGATTACTTCTTATTCAACTATGAGATTATTCGTAGAGGAAAAGAGAAACATGGTTTACAGTTAACGCAAACAGGACGTGGCTCAGCACCATCTATGTATCTTAATAAATTATTAGGATTTACCGATGTAGATAGAATTGATGCCACTGTTAAGATGTTTCCTGAGCGTTTCATGTCTGTAGAACGTATCTTAGAGGTTGCGAGCTTACCTGATATTGACTTTAACATGGTTGCAGATGAACCTGCTGTTAAGGCAAGTGTTGAAATTCTAGGAGAAGGTCACGTATATCCTATGATTGCTCTAGGAACATATCAAGATTCGGGAGCATTCCACTTATATGGGAAAGCCAAAGGTGTTCCCCCTAAAGCCCGTGATGAAGTAGGAAAAAACTTAGACTCATATAAGAACAGTGATGAATATGGAGATATGATTCATAAATCTAAAAAATATGTAGGTATCACTGAGTCTATTTCTATTCACCCTTGTGCATACCTTCTCTACGATGAGGATATTGCTTCTGAGGTTGGTTTAATTAAGACAACGAATACAGATGGTGAAGAGTTCACTATGGCTCTTATTGATAGTTATTATTCAGATGTTTTTAAGTTTCTTAAAAACGATTATTTGAAGGTAACTGTCTATAAGATTCTTTATAACGTAGCTGAAATCACAGAACCACTTCCTAGCGTATCTGATTTAGTTAAGTATTCAGTGGAGAACCCTGATATTTGGAAGATTTATGAAGACGGTATGACAGCAACTCTAAACCAAACCGCAACTGACTCAGCACGTCCTCAAGTCATGTGGTATAAACCTAAGACAATCGCAGAGTTGTCTCACTTTGTCGCAGGTATTCGTCCGTCATTCCAATCTATGAAGAAACGATTATTCGACCGTGAAGATTTCAGTTACGGTATTCCTGAGTTTGATAAACTCTTACAGTCTAGTGATAACTTTATTCTATATCAAGAAAATATCATGGCAGTTTTGCAATATGCAGGTTTCCCATCAGGTGAGACTTATTCTCTTTTGAAGCAGATTGCAAAGAAACGTGGTAACTTTGAATTGATTAAAGAGCGATTCTTTAAAGGGTTTATGAAGAAAGCTAGAATTGAAAGACAGGAAGTTGAATATGTATGGCGAATCATTGAAGATGCTGTAGGGTATGGATTTAACTCATCTCATAGTTACTCAGTAGCGGTAGATTCATTGTATGGAGCTTACTATAAGCATAAGTATCCTGTTGAATACTTCTCTGTAATCCTAGAGATTTACAAGAAAGATAAAACAATTGCACCTCAAATCTTCTCTGAGTTGGAATACTTCGGTCTTCGAGTTAAGCCATTGGAGTTTGGTAAATCTCGTGCAGAGTTTTATGCAGATGGAAATGATATTTATCGTGGTACTTCTTCGGTCAAAGGTGTCAATAAGAATACAGGCGAACTTCTTTATCAAATCTCAAAATCAGTAAAAGAAGATGCAGATTTTGTAGATGTTCTATTGTTATGTGAGGAAAATAAAGTGAGTAAATCTGATATTCATAAACTGATTCATGTTGGGTATTTCCGAAAGTATGGCGGAAGTCGATACTTGCTAAATATTTGGGAAAGATACTATGGTCAAATCAAACCACCTTCTAAAGATAAAGCTTTTAAAGTGGATGGTGTTAAACGTTCTCGTGAGACTCGATTGAGTAATCTTTATGAATCAATTAAAGATATGGATAAAGAAGAGAACATTACACCTCTTGAGTTAGTTCGATTCGAATATGGATTATTCAATCAGCTAGAGAGTCGTCATAAAGAGTTCTCAAACAGAGATTATATTGTTCTTGATACTTTAACAAAGTACAAGAATGCAGTAGTTAAAGTTCAGGCTCTTAAATCAGGGAAGATTGTAAACGTAACTGTTAAGTCAGCCTATTTCTATGATGATAATGGGAAGCCAAAGCTTTTAAAAGGTGATGTAATTCGTATTCATCGTGCTCAAAAAGAAGAGATTAATAAACCTGTAACTATTGATGGAGAGGAAGTTTGGAGACCAAGTGGAGAATTTAAACACTTCTTATACACTTGGAATAAATTTAATTAAGAGGGTTGACAGCCCTCTTTTATTATGCTATAATTAAGACAAGATAAAAACAAAAGGAGTCGATTATAAATGAAAAAGGTACAACTAACTCGTGAATTTGTAGATACGGTCAACGGAACTTTGGAAGAATTATATGAGACATTTAAACATAAGAATATCCAAACAGGTTTCCATAATCGTGAAGGCGGTTCTGTAGCTGTTGTTAAGGAACGTAAGATTTTAATCTCATTGCTAGAGGTGTGGAATTACCATCAAGAAGGGTTAAAAGCAGATGATGTTCTAAAGACAATTTTTCTTCATGAACTTGGTCATATCCTATCTGACGATGATGGTTTATATAAAGAAAGTGATGACTTTTCAGCAGTATTGATGAATGAACACTACGCTTGGGATTTTGCAGATGAACTTCGCTTAACTCATAAAATCCGTGTATCACATGATACTTGGAATGAATTAAAAAAACAAGCTTTGAATAGCTATAGTATTGGAGGAGAATAAATAATGAAAAAATTCACTTATAATATTGATTATAGTCATTTAAAACAAGAGTTGGGGATTGAGAATTTACCTTATTCATTTGAAAATAATAATAAGGAATATTCTTTTAATAAGATTAAGGAATTGGCGGATAATCTTGAAATGGAATTATCAGATGAAGAATTTATGTTGCTGTATAAAATCCAATTGGATGACAAAGATGCAGGTTGGATTATGCGAATTATGAAGAACTATAACAAAAGTTTAGCATCAGCTCTAGTTAGCTATATTTGTTACTGAGGTGGATATATGAAATTAACAAAAGAAGAAATTTTAAAAAAATATTTAACGGAAAGAGAAAAGGGAACTTGGAATGAAATTATCGAGGAAGCTAAATTTATTGAAAGATTACTTTTTTTAATTGGACAAATAAACAGCCCTGTTGTTCGAAGTCATATGTATAATCAGGTTCAGCCTGAATTGGAAAGAATGAAAGATGAGAAAAATAGACTTAAAATAACAGCTCAGGTGAGGTATGAGGAAGACTTAAGAGGGAAAGGGATGCACAACTATTTAAGAAAATAATATGTAAAGGGGTCATAAGACCCCCTTTTTTTATTTTTATACTCTACGTCCTTTGTAGAGTTTTCCTTTAACGTCAAATGTTGTTGCATCTGAACTAGGAATAACCCATGAGCCACTTGAGCTTTCATAAGTTAGTGACTGACCTTCTCCAACTTTGAAGCAATCCATTGGATTAAATGTTGAGTCTCCGACTCCACGTTTCCAAATATTTGAATTGCCTGATAGTGTTGGTGAATAAGTTGGATATTTAACATCAACATCAAGCTCAACGTGAAGGTGAGGTGAACCACCATATCTACCTGTTGAGCCATATCTTCCGATATATTCACCTTGTTTGATGATAGCTCCTTTTCTCACTGAACGACCAATAGATGATAGATGAGCCATACGAATTGTAAGCTGTCTGTCTCCTTTATATTTTCCATAATGGACATTAACCTTATGAACGCTAACAGCAATAATAGTATTACCCATTAAGGTATCATTTCCATAAGCGACAATCTTCATGTCAAATGGAGCAACAAGATTAATATTCGTTCTTCTAAGGTCTGCCATATCCATTCCAAAATGTTTGAATCCCATTCTTCTTAAATATGGAATGCTGTGCCAACCTGCCGTCACTCTAGCATCTTTTAAAGGTAAAATTGCCTTTTGCACATTAAAACTTCCTTTCTTGTAAATATTTCGAGTCATAGGAGGCGTTTTAAGCACCTTCGAATTTCCTCCGTTGGTGTCTGTACCTCTATTAATTACTTTAAATATGATTTATTCACATATCCTCTTGGTTCTACGATTTCAACCCAACCATTACCCATATCTTTTTTGACTTCTACTTTGTCACCTTTTGAGACTTGACCTACAATTGGATGACCTGCACCTGAACCTTTTCTAACATTAAGTTTAGTTGCAGTCACTTCTCTAATGTCTTTCGAAAGGTCTTTTGTTGCATTAAGTTTTCCGTTGATATAATGTCTCATAATACCATTAATCTTCTCAGCATGAGCTAAAGCATAATCATATTTAGAGTAAGCTCCAACTTGATTATTATCTTTATCAAACACTCTGAAAAGGTCAACTCTAGTAGGTTGTGGTTTTACGATATTCGAAACAACTTCTTTACCATCAACAAAATGTTTAATTGTAGAACCTTTATATTCTGATTGTAGTCTCTTAGCATAATCTTCATTAGTGAATGCACCAATTTGTTGTCCTTGAGAATTATAGACTCTCCAAAGCTCATCATAGCTTGGCTTAACCTGAGGTTTAGGCGCAATCAATTCGGCATATCTTTTAGAGATTGCTTTCTTGAATTCATAATCACGACCTTCATCTAAAATGCGATGTGGGCAATTTTTGCCTGACCATTCTTTATGATATTTTACTTTATCAGGAGTTAGGTTCAACTCAATTAAAAGTCTAGCTGTATATTCAATTGCATTTTCTTCTGCTTTTCTATATCTGTCTCCACCCGATTTTGAATAACAAATCTCAATGGAAACTGATTGTCTATTACCTGTTCCATTATTCCCATCACCACAAGCCCATGCATTCCTATTAAAAGGAATAGCTTGGATTGCTTCAATATCATCAATAGCAACATGATAACTAGTATAGTTTGTGTTTCTGACCATATATGCGATTTCATTTCTAGCAGATGCATCATTAGCCGTATTATGAATTGTCACATATTTAGGTGTCATCGCATAAGTTGCTTTGATTGGATATTTGCTAGTTGGAATTAAATCTTTAATTAATTTATATGCCATTGTTATCTTTCTCTCTTTCTTCTAAATACTCTTGGTATGTTTCATCCGTAAATACTTCATCAACATAACCTTCTTCTCTGTCATCGATACCGTTATTGTTAGCATCTCTAAATTCAATCTTCGCCTGTTCGACTTTACCTTGAGTTACTTCGTGAGCTACATCTTTTGCTATGTTAATACCTGCGATTGCACCAACCAACGATAAGAATATAGTCACCATCCCTTCTGCTATAACACCGACAACGATATATTGCCAACATATAACGGCTGTGAATATCAATAGAACAAGAACGAGAATTGAAAATCTCTTCTCGTCTATTGACATTAAATCTATATCTTTAATCTTCTTCTTCATTCTTCCTTACCCCCTGAATCATTATATAATAACTTGCAACAACAATCAGACTAGCCATAAGGAATAAGAATCCGAAAAGTACAGTTCGATTCCATGACGTACTAAAATCAATTTGTACCTCAACCTGTATCAATTCTCCTGTATAGTCTTCGACTATAGAGGTTGTATAAGTTTGACTTCTCTTATTTTCTATTTTTACTATTTGAGAACCACTTGAAACAGGAAGGTCTCTGTACTCCTCATCAACAGGCACGAATTTTATTTCTTTTACATATCTAGTCAAATTTAAATTCTCTAAGCTCTCAGGAGATGTAAAAAGACTATTAAAATCATCTGTTGACTCTATATTTATTTTAATTATAAGAATGACATCATCAGTACCGTTTAGCTTTCCAATATTGAGGAAAGCTTTTTTATAAACGGTTTTGTCATCTTTTCTAATAAGTTCAGTAATGAAGTATTCACCCTTGCCTTTTTGGGCTAATTCCTTCACTATATTCTTATGCTTATCGTTATCATAGGTGTCTCTTGTCATTCTCAAATTCGGTGGAGCAAAATTTATAATTCCACCTTTTGAATTAACAATTACCACCTCTGATATTTCATGTCTTTGTCTTATGGATTCTATATCTTGAACCCTTAAATTATTTCTATCTTCACTTAAATCCTCATTAACTTCTTCTAATTTCTGTTTCATACCACTGTTTATAAAACTGTTATATGAAGTTATCCTATCTACCGAATTTGCAAAAGTCAAATTTACCGATTGACTAGCTATTTCTGCTATATTTGTTCTGTAATTTTGTTGTTGAGTGTAAAGGTAGACAAAGACAGACAGAAGTGTTACAATTACTAAAGTAGCATTTAGTAAGCTGAATCTTGACACGATACCTCTTCGTGTATTGATTCTTTTGAACTTCAATATCCCTTTTTTCATTACACCATCCTCTTTCTTATTACTTGGATGAAACGAAATATTGAATAACAGCACCTATGATTGAAGAAACGATAGATAGAGCAACGGCAACTATTATACCGTAGGCTTTATTATATTTTTCTTTCTCAGATGCGGTAAGACTATTTTCGATATAGGAATCTTTAGTTTTCAATTCTGAAATCTCATTTTCTAAATCTTCCATCTTATCGTTAACAAAGTCTATCTCTCGCATCAAGGAAGCATTTGAATTTGACATTTTACTATCGAACTCTCTAGAAAGTCTCTTCAACTCATCTCTTAGTAGAGAAATCTCAGCGATAAGCTTATCATTCTGAGACTTCTCAATCCTAAGCTGATTCTCATCATTTCTTTTCAAATCTTTTATAATAGTGTCAATCTTATATTCGGTCATGGATATTTTAGTAATAAGTTCGTGCATTTCCTTATCTCTTCCATCCATTTAAAATATTCTTCCCTTCTATATAAGATTAAAGCAATTGACCACCGTAACTTCTAGTAGATTCATACAGGCTAGGCGTTGCTATCTTGTAACCTGCTCCTCTATAAACTCTAGCGGAACGGATAATTGCAAAGTAGTTATAGAATCCACCTGTTTGCTCACCTTTTACAAATACATCAGCGCCATCTGTTGCATAGATTGCACTCTTCAATCCATAGAAACGGCAATCATGAACAGAAACGTTTGACATTCCGTGAACATACATTCCACTATGAATTCTTCCTTCTGATGTTGAACGTGCGAAAGCGACACGCTTAAATACAACTCTACCTGCATGGTCTAGATGAACAACAGCTACACCTTGACCTGAATCAATATCATCTCCATCTAAGTTGTATGAAGCCATCTCAGAGACACCATTGAATCTCATATCCTCAAAGTATAGAGAGCCAATCATATTACTATCAATTCGCATACTACTGATTTTAATATCATCACGACTTGCAAAGTTAATACCTTTAAATACGATTGAGTGTGGTGAGATTATTCCTTTAATTTCCAAATGCTCATTATAAGTTCCGGGTCTTATATAGATATAAGACACACCTTGTTCAATAATGTTTGGAATCATAGAAATTGCTTTACCGATAGTTTTAAATGGATAACCTGAATTACCTGAGTTTGTATCTTTACCATTTACACCATCTACCCAATATCTTACAGGTTCATTTGAACGTAAAGCTCTTGTATCTAACCCTAAGCCATGTCTTGTCGCCAATTGAGTAGCAACTGTATTAGAAGGAACATTAGCAAATACTGTATCAGTATAGGCTTTAGCTTGAGCTAGTTTATTTTGAGCATCTGCCTTAGATTCTTTCGTATTTAAACTTGAGTTGAGTGTGGCAACCTGATTGTCAACATATGTGATTGTAGCTCTTGCATTAATCATACCCATAATACTAGTAGCAAAGTTAGGGTCATTAGCCAAAGCATCAGATAGCTCTTGTAGAGCCTGTGACATACCCTGAATGGTTGCCATCAAGTCATCAAGGGAATTATCAGTATAAAGATTAGCAGATGCTAGAGCACTATCAGCTTTCGCCTGAGAGCCTTCTGTTGTTTCTAGTGTCTTAATTCCATTTGATTCTGTCACAAAGTCAATCTGATTTGCTTTTAGGATTATACCTTGTTTCTGAACGGAATCTAAATTCTTAAAGATTCTGATGTCTTTTGTTGTAGCATCTATTGATATTAATAAATCATTATTTGTCTCAATAGGAACTCCTTCTACTGTAGTTGTTACTCTATCACGAACAATGATTTTAGCATTATCCATAATCAAGTCTCCAACCATAGTATCTCCATTTACCGATACATTCTCAGCATTAAGCTCATCTCTTAGATTATTGATGTCAGTAATTGTTGCAACTTGTACACCATTCCAAAGGAAAGTATCGTTTACAAGCTCTAAGGTATTCTCCCCATTCTGAGCATTTACTTTGAATTCCTCAGCCATATTTATATAAACTTGACCTGCTTCATATGAATTTTCAATCAGCAGTTGCTGTGACTGATGTTCCATGAAACCGATTCTAGCTTTTCTGTTTGAAGGGTCTGACCCTACAGGATACCATGAAATCCAACCCATGTCAAATTCTCTTGCCATGATTTGAATAGCTTCATCTCCTGTGATAAATTTAAATGCTGTTTCAACTCTAGGGAGATTTAAATCAATTGCCCCAACGTCATTTGCATTAATTACTGTTGCACCCGTCTTACCATTTACAGATGTTACAGCAGAGCCATTATTAACAATGTCTTGAATTAAGTCAACCTTTGATACTAAATCATTGATTGTATCCTCGAAGAACTCAATATCTCCTCCATCACGCATACGATAGAATCTTTCAATAGGGTAAAGTATTAAACCTCTACCCATATATGTGATTCTTTTAATTAGATTATCTTGTGTGCCATTAAAATAAACGACTCCCAATCTATAATCAACATAAAACTCATCTTCATTGAGAGTCATTAAAAGACCATCATTTTCAAGTTGTTTTTCATACATACCTTCGATTTTGACACCCGATGATAGAACAGGTAGTTCATCAAGAACAACCGTGTTATTATAAACTTTTAAGTTTTCAATCTTTTGAATATAAGGGTCATCGCTAGTGCCTGCTCTATTCAATACCATAATCGGGTCAACGAAGTTATCTAAGCTATAATTAGCCATTAATTAACACTTCCTTTCTTTTCTATTTTCATTTTAATCTCATTTAGAATCTCTTTCGATTCATTGAGATTTTCAATTGCAATTCTATTTGATTCTTTGTAATAGATAACACTCACTATATCCTTTATTTTTTCAATAAAATTCTTCATGTCACTCAGTCACCCCCAAAGCTAATTTTAAATCATCTAATTCCTTTTCTTGCTCTTTTACTTTCTCACTTAATTGTTGAATAGCTCTCCAAGCAACAGCAACCATAGAATATGGGTCTACCCCTTGTTCATCTCTGATAAGAGGATTGACCATTTCTGAAATTACTCCAACTTTTGGCTTATCAAACACAAAATTATCTATATTTGATTGTAGGTGATAAGTCCAAACATCTGTCTCATCAATAAGTGCTAGAGAATCTATCTTGTTGTCCACTGATTCTACATTTGTCTTGTATGTTACAGATGAGCTTGTTGGGAAAGAACTTGCCCTAACAGGAATATAGCTACCTGATGAAGAAGGTGTTACAGCACGAACTTCACCATCACTTCTCAATAGTAAATTTGTAGCAGTACCAACTAAGGCATACCCTGTAAATCCTGCTGTCGTTCCTGTTAATGTTACATTTCCACCACCTGTGTAACTTGTAACTACACTTAATGTAGATATTGTACTATTTGGAAGATTCAATGTGCTTACTCCCGATGGCAATGCAACATTACTAATCTCTAAATCATTGACAGAAAGTTTAGTATTTCTAATAGTTCCATTAGAGTCACTTCTAGAACCTATTCTAATTCTATTATCATTATCTGAATACCAAATTTCAGCCTGACCTGCTCCATAAGATGAATCAAAAGACCTAATATTAAAATAATTTCCTGAATGTGTCAAGTTACCTGCTATTCTACCTGTATTGTGAGCATTTATGTTTGCAGAATTATAACCTATACTTGTAGTTCCTGTGAGATTCACTGAGCCTGAGACATTCAAAGAATTCAATGTAGCCAATCCTGACGTTGATAAAGTTGAAAGTGTTGAAGCTCCCGTAACTGTAAGTGCTGTTGTTTTAATACCACTCCCACCAACTTCCAAAGTATTGGACAAAGTTGGGAAGGTATTTATACCAATTGATAGTAAATCGGTCTCTAGGAATAAGAGTGGTTTACCCGAAGATAGATTTAAATTTCTTGTTTCTGATGTTGTTGTAATTCCATCAAAAGCGTCTTTTATTTCTACTTCAATCTCATGACTTGTTGTTTCAGAGAATGTCAAAGGATATGCTCTTGAGAATCCATTATTATTGTCATATGTGAATCCCGTTATTGCTAATGGAATCCAATCACCAAAAGTCGTGCTAGGAGCAGTTTTAACTCTGTATCGCACACTATTGATTTGGTTTCTTCTCGTGCCACCAACCTTAACATCTGACATTATTCCCTTAACCGTTAGAGTAGATGCTTGGCTGAACCCATCATCACGCTTAATACTATGACTCTGTACGGGTTTTTGCCAACCTATAATCGAGATAGGGATTGAAGATGTAGCTGTGTTTCCTCTAGAGTCAATAGCTTGAACTTGTATTGTACCACTACCACTCGCATTTAAAGTTCCCAATATAAAAGAACCATGAGAAGGTTGTTCCATATCAGACCTACCTGTAGCTTTAATTACATATCTATCTAAAGAAGCTCCACGACCTGCGCTAGAAGCTCCGAACGAGACTGTTATGATACTTTTTGACTGAACTATTGCACTTGAATTATTTATTGTTGTTCCATAAGAGCCTTGATTTATACTTATAGCCAAACTAGAAGGTGGTGTTGGGTTTTCATTTACAATTCTCATTGTTACGGCATAATTGACAGGTGTTCTTATTTGTGTACTTGAATTTTGCGTATTTGAGTAATAAGTCGTTATTCTGATTGTAACTGAACCTGTATTTGAAGTAGTAATTCTATCATAAAGTTCATCTGTACTTCCCAAGCTAACAGAAGTAGTTCCCGTACCCGGAGTTGCAGTTGTTAATACTGTGGAAGCTCCCCAAAAAACCTCTACCTTATGAGAGAGTGAACTATTATCTCTATTGATTGTCATTGTTGGGTAATTAGTTCCTACATTGATAGATGACGGAACTCCTGAGAGAGTGCTTGCGGAAGGAGCTGTTACCGTTCCCGTTTTTGAGAATGTGTCTCCTATCTTAGTAGAGCCTGAATATGTGTCTATCTCTATTCTAGATGTTCGACTAGACCAAGTTCCCAATTGCTCTACTACATTGCTGTGGAATGTTGAATTATTAAAAGTCCAAGCCGTGTTAATATCACTAGCACTAGCTACTAATACATTATTTACATAGACTCTAATATTGTGAGTGAATGAACTATCTGCTCTTTGAATTCCAATTGCTAAATCCTCAGTAGCTGTCCAAGAAGCAGAACTGTTTGTTGAACTAGCTCTAGCTATTGAATCCAATACTGCTGAGAATCCATCGTGGTTAATTCCTCCAAAATAAAATCCTGAGACCGAACCATCTAACCAAACAGAAAGACTTCCGTCTGAGTTGTGGTCTAAGAAGACCTGTTCATCTGCGATTAATTTTTCACTACCGTTAATACTTACAGCAACGTTACTTCCCGAAAAATTAAAATCTCCAATTCTAAGCGCCCAAGAGTTTGAACTGTCACTTACACTCCAACCTGAGTTTGCTCCCAAGTACATTCTAACTCTCAAACCACTTCGGTTAGTAGATGTATTTTGAGATGTTATATCCCATCTAATCTTTAAATAGAAGTTACCACTATATGTGGTTTTAGTTCCTGAGCTTGCCATATATTCTTCATCCTTTCTATCCTTTTAAATATATGTAAAAGGGGATTTCTCCCCTCTTACTTTTAAGCATCATCATCTTCAATTGGAAGGAAAGCGACCCCTTTTCTTCCTCCTGAATTAATTCTTTGCATCTTAATAGTACCTACACTTAAAAATTCAACAGCATCTAAGCTATTGACTTCTGTTGTCGTTCCATTCAATGTGAAGATTTTTGTCATTACACCATTTACGGGAGCGTAACCTGCGAACTCCTCTGTTGTTATTTTTGTATAGTTTTGAGTTGTATTATTACTAATCACCATACCAAATCTATCAAATCTAGCATTTGTTGAGTATAATTCTGATGGATGGTTAGACCATTGTAAAGGTGTTTCTCCATCATTCAACATGACGTTTGTAAGTTCAGATTGACCTGTAGAACCTGTGCTAACTAATCTTACTCTTGTGTATTCACTAAGAGCAGTAAAAGTACCTGAAATCATTCTCCAAGAATAATCATCTGAATCACTTGTAGCTAAGTCAACATATGTTGAGCCATCGTCATGAGATACTTGAATCTTAAATGGACTAGAAGCGCTAGATTTTTTAAGCAATAGTGAAACTGTGTAGCTTGCAGATTCGTTAACCAAAGTATCTGTTATTGGGTCTTTTACTTGTTTTACAACAGGAGTTTTTACCCTTTGAGTAATGCTAGAATTAACTAAAATCCAAGAAGAACCTGAGCCAATCATTTCTAGCTCTCCCATTTCAGAAGGACTTGATGTTTCATCTTGACGAGTGTTTACAGAACCACCTGTTAAAATATCTTGAGTCCAACCTGCTGATACACCTGCCCAACCAACTGAGTTAATCAGTCTATTGCGACCACCACCACTAGAGACACTCAATGTAATATCTCTAGCAGTCTGATTCACACTAGAATACTCAGTCTTGACAGCAGATATTTCATCTGATATAATTTGTTTTAGAGTTGCATCTAAACCATTTAGACCTGATTCTAAATCATCAGAAGTCGAGAAACCATAACCCGAAAGTGCATCGTTCGAAACATAAGAATCAAAATCAGACTTGTACAAATCAGAACTTCGAACAGTTGATAGGATTGCATCATCTGTTATTTTCTCTTCTGCTTCTTTTATTCTGAAAATTAATCCCATATTATCACTAGGTGATGGATTCCAAGTAGAAGCTTGCGTGGCTTCCTCAAACATAAGATTTCTATATTTTATGTCTCCGTTTCTAGTGATAAATGGAATGACTCTTAAAAACTTGTTCGATGTTAAATCATTTATTTTATAGACATATCTAAACCAATTACCATCGGTGATGCCTTTATCTATAAGATTTTGTTTTGTTATTTGATAGGTATCAATAGGAGTTGTCGAGTCATTTTCATCTGCAAACGTTTGAATTTTCATAACAACATCAGTTGATGATAAACTTGCAAGACTAGAAATTTTAATGTCAAATGAAAGAACGTAGGTTTTTCCACTCGGCTCAATTATTGGAATTGCCTTTGATAAAATACCAACATTTGCATCACTTGCCAATCCCGTTTTAACTATATTCAAAATATGAGAATATGGATTATTTGATTCAGGGTCTAATATTACAAAGTCTGAATCTCCACCTTCCCAATCTCTTAATACTCTAGTTCCTGTAAGAGAAGCTGTTGTATAAGAGTTGAATGAAGAGTTTGTAAGTTGGTTTACTCCACTTATGAAATTACCTAAACTCAATTTAGTTAAACTAGAAATAGAAGCTAACGAAGTAGCAGTTGTTAAAGTCCAACCATCCTTGAATGATGATAATGGAATACCATTTGTTACTTGCATTCTAGGAACTAGTAAGTTTGTTGAATTCCAAGTTTTGGTGTTAGCACCTAAAATTATAACAACCTTAGATGAGACTATTCCCAATCTTACCTCAATAGGGTCTAATGAACCTTTGTTCACATAGCTGTAATTTGCAAAACTATTATCTGATTTTGCATAAAATGAAACATCAATATCGACAATATTATTATCTGCTGTTGAGTTGTTATAACCTGTGATATTTAAGTTTGTCATTTGGTTTGTCATAGTTATTCCTGTTTGAATAATTAAATAACCTGTATGAGCGCCTGTTATTGATTGATTCATCAAATCTAAGAATCTACCACGATTATTAACCGTATCGATAACTACCGAACTAACCTTATCTGTGATTGAACCACTCAAAGTATCAACTTCTGTCTCTACGTCTGTAATTCTATCTCCAAATCCCGATGACTGAGTTATTGCATCATTTGCTAATGTTTCAGCATTACCTGCAATTGTTAAAGCATTTTCTGCGTTCGCAAAAGCATCTGTTGCCGTAGCTTCTACTGTCGTAACTCTAGAGTCTAAACCATTAGCTGTTGTTAAAGCATCAGATGCATCTTGACTCGCTGAATTAGCAGTATCTAGAGCCGTAGTTGCTTTTAAGTCAACAGGTTCTACAACTTTATTTGTTATAGCTTTTTTAGCGACCTCTAACTTAGAACTAATATCAGATAGAGCTGTTCTATATTCATTAAACTTATTATCTACATTTGTTTTTTCAGCAGGTGTTACAGAACCATCTGCGATTGCATTTTCTATAGCAGTTACCAACGCACTATGCTTTGAATCATACTCTGTTTTAGAAGCAAATAAATCCGTTTTTGGAGTTCCTTCTAAATTGGTATCTGAGTATATAGTTGTATAATGAGCATCAATATCTGCTTTCTCATTATTTAAAGTTTCAATGTGATTTGCAATTATCTTAGCTTCCGATTCACTGATAACAGAATCTTTAAAAGCTCCATCTATATATGTCTCAACATCTATTAGTGCGACTTCCAAATCATCAATTGATTGACCTATTGTTTCAACATCTCTTCCTGCTAAAGCACCTGAGATAATATTAATTCCACGAACATTTAAGTTACCATTTGAATCTAAGAAGAAAACTCTATCACCAACAATGTTGAGCATTTCAATACCCACATCAGCGTTAAGTGTAATCTGTCTCATTCCTGCACCATCGATTCTAACACCGTCAGCAGAATCCAAATAAACACCTTGACCTGAGATTTCAGCATTAACAATTCTCATGTTGACCATAGAGAAATCTTTAGCTGTAAAGTTACCTTCAATATCAGCAGAGAAGACATTCTCCCAACCATTGCTAGTTGATTTTTGAATTACTAATCCATCTTCTTGTGTAAGATAGACCTTATTAGTAGAACCTCTGAATAAAAGAATACCATATCTATCTGCTTCACCGACTTCATTAGCTTCTTCTACAAGACCTAACTTCATAACCATGTTTCCGTCAGAATCAGATACGATTCCTTTATTGCCTACAAATTGCAAAATTCCATCGGCATCTCCGATTGTTAGGTTTTGACCTGTAATAATTTGACCGTAGAGCCTTTCAGCAATGACACCTTCACTTGTAATCGCACTCTTCCAACTCTTACCACCATCTTTTGTGATGGCTAATAGTCCATTTAATAATACCAAATATGTGTTGTCGGGGTCATCAGGGTCACGAGATAAAATACCTCTATCTGAGATTTCAATACTAGAGAATACACCACTTGTGATTTTATTTTTAGTAGCATCCCAAACATTATTTAAGATTGCATTGACTTTATCATTGGCATCTTTACCCTTAGACCAAGCATCTTTATTTACCTGAATTGAATTCGAAGCTGTGTTAGCTTTATACATCAATTCTAAGAAAGCATCCTTTTTAGAGTTCGCTCTTGAAATATTTGTAATATTTACTTTAATATTACCTTCTTCAAACTCATATGTCACCTCATTAATGTGAGCATAAACATCCAAATCAATTTCAGGAGAAACAATTCTAATTTTATCTCCAAGTTTTAATCTATCCCAATCTCTCTGAGCTTCAATTAATTCTAAGATATTTAACATATCAATAGATACGTCAATTTTAGGCTCTTTCAATCTTTCGAATTCTTTAATACCTTCTTCTAATAAATCTCTATCATCAATGATAGCATCATTAGAGTAATCTTTTTTAATGATGAAGTTCGCACGTTCATCTAATAGCTCTTGTGAGAAGTTATTTGTAATTAACATTTCTTCCTTTAGAAGACCCATTAATCCACCCTCAGAACCATATTGGATAAATTTATCTGTAAGATAACTCTCTCCTGCAATTTCTGCAATTCTTTCTTTTCTAGATTCTATATATGACTCTAAATTAGAAATAGCTAGTTCTAATTCATCTCTTTTTTCATTAAGTTCATAATTCGGCTCTCCATTATTTGCCGTTAGCCAAATATCAATAGAGTTCTTAGTAACATTCAATTCTGTTTTTAAGTCATTTAGCTCAATTATTTTCGGAATAAGCTCTAGTTCAATCGCTTCAATTTCATCTAAGTATTCTCTGAATAATTCTCCTTTTGAATGAACTAATTGAGAATATTTTAAAAGAGCTAACGCTAATTCATCAGACATAAATTTAGAGCTAGAAATAACTCTATTGGCTTGAAAATCATATTCAAAACCTTGAAGGAAATAAGAAAAGTCTTCAATATAATTAGCACCCGTAGGACTGATTCTATTAATTGTTAAACCATCAGACCCATAAAGAGCTAATTGAGTAACCATAGCAAGAGCATCTTCTGTCTTAGTTGCTTGCACTAGATAATTATCATGACTTAAAACTAATTTATCTTCACGACCATAATTCTCTTTTGCATACATATTGACTTTAGATTGTTGAGTGTCAAATTCAATTATGGCTTCAAATTTATTCGCTAATTCATAAATAGCTTGCAAAAGATTTCCTGCATCGAATTCAAAACTTCTGAACTTAGCATCTAAGTCTCCATCTACATATCCTTTAGTCCAATATGTTTCAGATGAGCTACTAATTAATATGTCTAAATAATCAGAAAGTATTCTAGGCTGTTCACTAGAGTAACCTCTAATAGCAACTCCTGACATTTGATTTGCTGTAGAATAAGCTTTGAATGAATGGTCATCCCCACCTGCATCTGTCTTAGTGCTAGGAGTTGATAAAATAAACCATTCTACTCTTTCACCCAATTCCATTTTAATTAGCATCATAACACCTATTTTATCTATGTTAGGATTTTTAATCATGTCGCCATTTTTTTCAATATAGTATGGAAGTGAAAAATCCAATTCAAAAACCTTCTCAGAAGCTTCATTAAAGATTATATTCTTAGCTTCCGACAATCTTGTGATGGTCTTTCTATCAGACCTTGCAAGATATAAGACAGGCTCTATTGGTTTTAAATTCCAATTAATATCTCCCATTCTATTCATTCGTATACCCCTTTTCTCCAAAAAAATAAGCCTAGATTTTTACGTCTAGGCTATTTTAATTTTATAAGAATTTCTCTCGATACCTTATATTAATTTCACATTCACCTTCGACACTGAACTCATTGTCTCCCAAATCTAATGCGAACCAATGATTGTTGAAATCATCATATCTAGACACAACAAACTGATTATCAGTATCGATATATTTGTTAATTCCGTCAATGTAGACCGTTTCATCTAAGTCAAGTTGTCGAATTTCCATAACATCTCCATTTCTTAGATTTGTTATTTTTACTCCTCCACTTTGATTAGTTTTCTTAATCCACATCTCTATTGGGATTTTCTTATCCCCTCTATTATTTATAACGAAACTAGGTGAATTTTCCAAATTATTATCATTTATTACTTTTAAAACTTTGTAATTTCCATACATATATGGGGAATTACTTACCATAGTTACAGTCAAATATCCATACATTCCCGTATGTGTAATCTTAGTTTCACCCTCAGGCATACAGTAAATCACACGACCTTCTTTGTCGTCTACGAATTGTAATGGTTTATAATATTCAACATCTAACCATTGTTTTAGAATTCTTTCTCTATCAGATGTTATGATTCCATCGATAACAAAAGTCATCTGAAACTTCCTAACACCTCTATCCAATCTTTTAAAATAAACATCACTTCTATTTCTTACTTTTTCAGTGATTACTTCTCTAGATGGTAGGAACTCTTCTTCATACATAGATGAGTCCATAGACGCATGGAGAACCCCCATACGTCTACTTTCAACCTCATCATATATGAAATTAATAAAATGTTTTATCATATTATCCCTTTCACTCCTTATTAAATTCCAATTCCATATTTCTTTTGCAACTCTATCATAATCTTCTCAATAATGTCAGGAACATTTGTTGAGTCTGTTACGTTAGGGAATGAAAGTGAAATATCACCGAATTGGTTTACAGAACCTGCATTTGCAACAACATTAGAAGCACCTGCTGTACTCAAACTAACCATAGATGTTGGGTTAATCATGTTAGGAACTACATCGATAGGTGTACTACCTTTGTTTCCATCAGTTGACTTACTAATCTCTGCCAATAGTTTTTCCATATCAGCCAAGTTTCTAAGGATGTTGTTTTGTAGAATATTTCCTAGATTTGCAAGAGTATCGCTAATTGATGTTCCTAGATTCTTAAAGTCATCAGGGAATCCTCCAAGTAGTTCTTTGAACGCATCAGAAGCTCCTGAGTTTAATTTCTCTAGATATTCATTTACAGTTGTGAAGTTTCCTTCCAACATTTCTTTTTGCATTTTGTTCCATTCGATTTGATGGTTTGCAATATCGTCATAGTATTTATTGATTGCTTCACGTTTTTCATCTAGAGTTTCATTGAATTTCTCCATTTCATCATCTAGAGCTTCACGTTGAGCTTCTATGCTCTTACGAAGTTCTTCTAAATACTTGTTCTCTCTTTCAACTGCATCATCGAATTGTTCATTTGCAACATCTCTGCCATCCTCAATTCCTTCAATCTGTTTATCGAAGTCCCATTCACTTTGTGTTTCAGAAATTTGTTCTTGTAAATCTTTAAGTTCTTTCATCAGTTCTTCTCTACGTTTCTTAGCTTCGAATGAGTCATCTAAAGCCAAGATGGAGATTTTGTTTTTAAGTTCTGCTTCTTGTTCATACAGTTTAGTCATAGACTTCTGATGATTCTCTGCTTCACGTTCACGGTTCATGCCTTTGATTCTATCATCAATCATTTTGTTGTAAGATTCACGTTGTTTTTCTATTGTTTCAATTCGTTTTTGACCTGCTTCTTCTTCTTTCTCAAGTAGTTCATCAAGTCTTTCAAGTTCTTTTCTATATTCTTTCTCTTTAGCTTTAGAAGCGTCATCAAGGGCTTTTAACTCAGCATCTCGCATAGATTCAAACATATCTTTCATAGATTCCACAATAGAAGCTGAAACTTCTTTCTGAGCATCTTTCAATGCCTGTTGGTTATCATAGATAGCATCTGTTAAATCTTTAACTGCTTCCTGTGAATCAATCCATTTCTGTCTTAATTCCTCATAAGCTTCTGTTCCCCATTTAAGGTTTTTAAGTTGCTTGTAATATTCATCAGACATTTGTTGCTGTAGTTTTAATTGAGCTTTAAGAGCCGTATCTTTGTTTCCAATTAAAGGTGTTAACTCGCTAAGGTATTTTAGGTTATCATCTTTATCTATTCTAGAAATAGAAGTATCATATGAGCGAAGTCTGTTTGATTGTACTCTCATAGCATCAGCCATACTTCTGTCGAATTCAGCGATTCTTGATTGCACTAATTGTACAGCAACTTCTTTCAATTGATTTTCATATTCCTGAACTTTAAGTCTAGATGCTTTAATCATTGCTTGGATTTGTGATTTCTGTTCATAGCTATATCTTCCTGATTTAGCATACTCTCTTTCAAGATATGCCAATCTGTTTTGTTCTTCTTTTAAAGATGCTCTTGTCATGTTGTTAGATTTGCCCATGTTATCTCTATATAGCTTAGTCCAATTAGCATAACCCTGAGTTTTTCCTTGATAGAATTGGGCATTTGAATCATTGATTCCTTGACGGTAATCATATAGAGCCATATTCCCATTCAACCAATTGAACCACTCAGTATAGATTGCTCTACTTGTTTCTTCCATTTGAACTCTAAGCTCATCAATCTTATCATCTAAGAATGATTTCATAGCTCCTGATAAATCTTTTCTTCTTCTTTGTTTCATTAAAGCATTCATAGCTTTTTGTTGTTCGTTGAAAGTTGTTCTTGTGGCATTAATGATATTACTTTGAAGTCTATCCCATGCGTTACCACCTGTTTGATAAATCTCTTGTAATCCACGTTTTCTCTCAACTACTGCTTGACTTTTAGAAATTCTTCTATCCAAGTCCTCAGCCAATGATTGTAACCAATCCATCATAAGTTGGTCTAGTTCTGCTTGTTTTTGGTAGATAGCTTGCTGTTGACCTTCAACATCCATTTTAGCATCGTGAAAAGCTTGAGCTGTATTAGCTTTTTCTTGAGCACCGTCACCTGTATAAGTTCCTGCGCCAACTTGCACTCCACCGCCACCTGTGGTATAATTGAATGTTTTCTGTTTTGTTCTAGCTTTATTTGCAAATCCTGTAGGGTCTACTAGGTTCTGACCCCAACGACCAAGTTTAGAGCGAACTTCATAGTGAAGGTGAGAACCGTCTCCTCCACCACTAGCGACTACATTACCTGTATTACCGATGACACCAATTTTTTGACCTACTCCTACTTTTTGTCCTTTCTTAACAGAAATTCCATCCAAGTGAGCATAGATATGATAGTAGCTACCTGCTTTGATAACAATTGTCTTACCATACTGAGAAGGAATACCGATAGAATTATTAGCTCCACCTGCATGAACAACTGTTCCATTGACATTAGAATCAAGTCTTTGACCTTTATATCCATCGATGTCAACAGCTTCATGTCTACCGTAAGAACGTCTTTGTCCAAACGAAGCTGTTCTTGCTCCACCCCAACCTTCGGGAACACGGAATCCTGTTCCTATAGTGTCTCCATTGGAGATTTTGACAGTACCGCTAGTAGTACCTTTCTTAATTTGAGAAAGCATAGAACTTACACCTTTAGTCCAATTGTTATTTAGACCTTTAGGGTCATTTGTAGCACCAACTGTTGGAGCATATTTTTTCTGAATTTGAGCAATTGTTTTTAATCCTTGTGAGATATAATTCTTTTGAAGGTTTCTAATCATAGACTCAATACCTTGTTCGATTGAATCAAATGTGAAGAATGTTCTATTTCTAGAATCATACATTCCACCGACATTGTTTTTAGTTCTTAGAAGATTTGATGTTCCTCGACCTGTTTCCCACTGAGCAATAGCCATAGCCAATGCAGGGTCAACACCATACTTTTTACCATACTTAGAGAACATACTTTCAGTTCCTGCTAGTTTTCCACCTAAGACACCTTTGTAGCTAGTATATGAACTAGAAGATGATGAAGAACTCATACCTGCTGAACTTGTATATCCTGTATCTGAAACACCATAGTTAACAAGTTTTCCTGTTTTGATTTGCTTTTGCATTTCATTTCTTTGGTCAACCATAAGTTTTAATTCTTGTTTCAATAACTTAATTCTTGTTTCGATAGTCTTTCTGTAGCCTAAACTATGACTAGCATATCTAGACATTTGTTTATTCATTTTCTCTTGTGTTGTGTTGATTCTTTCAAGAGCTAATTGATATTTATTAGCTACGAAAGTTGCTCTTTCCATTTCTTTTTCAGCTTTATCCATAGCTTCCTGACGAGCTTCCGATGCTTCTTGCATCTTCTTATCTGATAATGCTTGACCATCTCTTAATTGAATATTAAATTCAGAAGAAGCTCTAGATTGAAGTTGAGCGACCTTAGCAATTTGAGCATCAATATTTCCTGAGACCTCTCTTGCTTGATTGAAAGCCTTTTGACCTCTTACTGCATACTCTTCCCAATTCTCATTATCTGCTTCAATCATTTGCTGAGCTGTGTTTACATAAGTTTTAAGAGCTTGAAGCTTAGCATTCATTGCTTCTAGAACCGCACTCGCATTTTCAAGTTCTGTCTTTGTAAGTTTTTGGCTCGCTGACATAGAAGCATTTGTATATTGCTGTTCAATTTGCCATAGGACATCATGAGCATCTTTAACAGCCATTAGAGCATTTACACGCTTGTACTGTTCATCTCTTGTGAATCCTTCTGCAATACCCAATTGTTCTGTAACATCTGCCAATTGAAGTCTTTGACTAGCGCTAAGTTCTTCCGCATTGATTAATTCATAATACTGTTCAGCCAATTCTTCAAGTTTTAATCTTTGTTCCTGAGTGCCATTAATCATAGTATTCATTAACGCATCATAAAGCTCTCCTTGTTTAACAGCTCTATCCATAACCTCAGAAGTTATTTCTACCGCATCTGCGTATTCTTGAACCGATTCAACTTGTTCAGGGTCAATTCCTGATGCCTGTAATTTATTAGCCCAATCCATAGGAATATCATTCATCTTCTCAATTGTGCTAGAAAGAACTTGATATTCAATTTTCTCTTCTTTTGTTGCTTTTTTACTAGATATTTTTTGTTGCAGTTCTTGTCTTCTCATTATAGCTTGTTTCTTAGCTAAGTCTAGATTTTCTTTCATTGCATTTCTTTCTGCATTTGAAGAAGATAGGAATTTCTCTGCTGAGAAATCTTCATTGCTAAGAGATGAAATTTGATTGATTATATTCTCAATTAAAGCAGAGTTATCAGCCAAAGCGTTTGTTTTTTCTTTCTCTAAATCAAGAGAAGCAAAAGCATTTGCAACGACACTTTGCATATTAGAATCCATTTCTTGATACGCCTGTGAAGTCTGAACTGTATTTACCAATCTTGTTCTAGCTAGGTTTAATTGTTGGTCTTCAAGATTTTTTCTTCTGTTTTCCAACATAGTAATTTCTGCAATTTGTTGTTTTGTTTCTTTATAAGCTCCCGTAGCCTGTTTTACATTATCTGAGCTTACTCCCGTAATTCCTGTAGATACCTTTTTATCTCCACTACTACCGTTTTCTTTTCTTGTTTCGTTTCTAAGTTCAATTTCTTCTTTTTTGTTTCTTTCGATTTCTTTAGTTAAGGCTTTATAAGAATCAGCTAATTCTTCATTTTCTTCCATTTTTTTGTAAAGAGCCATATCTCTAGCTAATTCTAATGATGCTTTCATAGCTTCATTATTAGCTAAGATTGCACGACCTTCTGAGTCATGTCCAATTACTAATGAAGGGAATAATTGAGCCAATCTTTCTTTAGCTTCTGCAAGCTTTTTAGTTTGTTCTGTGCTTAGGTTTTCTTGTTCGCTAAGTTCATAATAAACATCAGTTGCGACTTTTACCTCACCTGCGTTTTGATTCAATGTTTGAGCCATTGCACCCATAGTGTTGTTGAACTCTTCTACTTTTTGTTTTGCTTCTGAGCTTTTTCTCATTAACCATTCAAATCCGAAGCTAATAGCACCAAGAGCTATCCCAACACCCAATGCAGATGCTAGACCTGTGAATGCACTTCTAAGACCTGCTAGAGCTAGCGTTGCTCCTTGTGAAGCTTTTGTCAATTTACCCATAGTTGTTGTTGTTTGTCCTAAGTTATTAGTTGTTTCACGAGAAACGACTAAACCTCCACCCGAAACATTTCCGAATCTAGAAGGAAGTTCTCTTTGAACATTTGCTTTTTGACCTGTAGCTACAGTTTTAGTTCCACCAACAAGTGTACCTTGAGCTGTGGCTTCCATAGCTTTCATAGTGTTTAGATTCTGAACTAAGACACCTTGTGCTCCTTTTAGTTTTGCAATCCACTGACTCGTAAGACCGACAAGACCTGAGAAACTTAAAACTGTCTTATTAGAAATCTGCCACCAAACAGCTAATAATGCACCAATTGGAGCGATAATTGTAGGAAGTAGCCCAACAGTATCAACTATTTTAGAGAACCCTTTAATTAAGTCTCCTACGATTTCAACCGCATTAATAAAAGCAGGTGTCAAGAAAGCATCTCCTAAAACAAGAGACATTTCAGTAAATAGGTTTTTCAATCTATTTTGACGAGCTTCTAGAGATTTTTGATAGTTGATATTCTCGTTAATTGCAGAACCGTATGAATTCATAGATGCTTCTACAGCACTTACTGCTTCATCTTGTTGTTGCATTAGAATATTGAAACGTGCAATATGGTCACGACCTGCAAGAGCCATAGCCGTATTGTTTTGTTGTTCAGTTGTAAGTGTTCCCCACTTACCTGCGACCTCATCTAGAATATCTCCAACTTTTAAGAACTCGCCATTCATATCACGAGTTGCTACACCAATAGCTTCAAGAGCGCTTTCGCCACCTGAACTTAAAGTACGAGTGTAGATTGTTTTCAATGAACGACCGATTGTAGAACCTGCTTCACGAGTAATTTGACCGATAGCTGTAATGTCACCGATTACTTCATTCATCGAAACACCAACAGATACAGCAGAACCTGCCACTCTTGAAAGACCTTCTGCAAGTTGCTTAGAGCTTATAGAGAATTGGTTATCGACTTCGTTAATCGAGTCAACTACACGAATAGCTTGCTCTTCTACAATACCAAAGGCTTTAGTAATAGATGTGATATACTCTGATGATTCAGTTGCATCTAAATCAGAAATGTTATTGAAAATCTGAGATGCTTCTGTCATAGCCATCAATCCATCTCCACTGAAACCTTGTTTAGCAAAGTTTGTCATGATGTCAGTAACCTCTTGAATAGTATTACCTAATTCTTGAGCTTTGTCAATAGCACCCTCTAACATTCCTTCAAAGTTAGTGTCTGCATCAAGTACACGTTTCCATTCTGTCAATGCCTTATCGACATTTAGAATTTCTGTATACATATTTCTGAATGCATTAATTGTACCATAGATTGCAGTAGTTGCGATACCCCAAGTTGCAGTACGACCAATAGCGATAAGCATTTGTTGCATTTGACTTAAATCACGGTTTGATAGACGTTGCATGGCTTCTCCAAGTTTGTTAACATCACCTGTAGCACCATTCATTTGGTATCTTGTAATCTTCCAAGATTTATTATGTTTATCCATAGTTTTCGTTGAAAACTCATATACAGTTTGATTTAAATCATTAACCGATTTCTTGAATGAATACAATTGACCTTGTGGAAGAGATTGAGCGTATTTTTGAGTTGCATTTTGAATAGATGCATCATTACCCAATTGATAACCAACTCTTTGAAGACCCAATGTAGCACTAGCATCTTTTTCACCTGATGCAATAGTTGCTCTAGCTTTATCTCTTTCCTGTCTCATCAGACGAAGTTCAGCAGTAACACGCTCTACATCAACAGCAGAAACTTTAGCACCTCTAGAAAGTCTATCGAAAACATCAACAGAATTTCTCATGCTTACGTTTCCTTCTCGACCAAAAGCTCTAAGTTGCTCTCTTAGAGTTTCGAAGTCTAATTTCATAGCTCTAAGTTTATTTCCTGCTTTTTCGAAACCATTGTTAAGACCTAATTTTGTGATTTCTTCACTAACGTCTTGGATACTTTCACGAGCTTCATTTCTCTGTCCTCTACCCATAGCAAATAGGCTTGCATTGTATTTATTGATGTTTTCATCTGTAAGATTACCTACACCTGCAACGGATGCTTGAGACCCATACATTGCTTGAGCCTTTTTCAAATCATTATATATTTTTATTTTTTGATGAGCGATTTTTTTAAAGTCAGCATACTCTTGTTGTTGAATAGATATTTTCTTTTTGATTTGATTTATCTCATCAATTGTTCTAGTTTTAGATATTCCTTGATTGAATGAATTCATATCATCTTTGTTAAGTTTACCACTTGTGTAGCTTTGCTCGATAACTGCTCTAAGTTGTCTTCTAGCAATTACCAATTCTTTTAATTTTGCTTTTTGATTGTCAAGCTCACGGATAGACCTTGCTGTTGCAACTCTACTATCATCAGCGCCTTTTTCAACTACAAAATTAAGAGCCTTAGCTTCACCTTTTGCATTCTTTAAGTTTACAGTAAATCTTTGAAGCTCTTTGTTCCCATCAATGAATAGAGATTGCATATCTAAAGATGCGTTAAATCCTTTGAATTCTTTTTTTACTTTATTCAAAGTATTGTAAGCAACTTCCATATCATCTTTACCCATACCGATAAGGTTTTGTAATCCACCTTTATTGCCATTTTTAGATGTGATTGTATTTTGCATACCTGTTTGAAGTTTTGCAACCTCAGCTTTTGCTTTCTTAATATCAGAAGCAGATACTTTAATCCCAACATCTGCTAAGTTTAATCCTAAGTTTTTAGTCGCTACAGCCCAAGCACTTCTGATTTGGGTTTGATTAAATTTAGCTCCAACCTTTACCTCAATATTTGGGATAGCTAAAAATCTATCTCTAATTTTTTTAATTAGACCTTTGTCAAGTCTAAAGTTATCGATTGTAACAGTTGCTTTGATACCATCTTTTAAGAACTGTTTAGGCTTTGCACCCATTTTAATGCTCTCAACGGTAAGCATTACAAAAGTTTGTTCATTTCTTCCGTCCATTTATTTCCCTTCCTTTCCTTTTTTATACAAAAAAAATGGGGTATAACTAGTTTTAGTTATACCCCGTATGTGTTTATAAATTACCAATATGGAACTCCCATAGAATAATTATCATTTCCTGAATACCCTTTAGATGTTGAATATCTAATTATCTTCACGGGCAAACTTTTTGGCATCTTAACGTATTCATCAATTGCCCTTCCTATAAAATCATACCCACGAAAATACCCAAATCTAGGAACATCCCTAAATGAAGGTTTTCGAGTTTTCCAACCTTGAGAGATTAGAATTGCGCTATGACCTTTGTTTGTATTAGAGCTAAATAAACTATCTCTTATAACCTTTGAATCATCAAATTCTATATAGACATAGTAATAAGCTCTGCCATTAAAAATTGTTTTCCTCACACCTGTTTGAACCAAACTGTGTAATAACCTATATTGTCTTTCATAGACTGTAGGTTGATAAGAAGCATAATAAGCTTCAATGTGCTTTTGAATTAAACTTCTTAAAATTGTAGCTTCTCTATCTAACATACTGACTAGAACTGTTTCCTGTAAAGAACTTCCCTGTCTAGCCATTTCGGGAATTCGCATTATTAAATCATTCGGACTTGGATTCATCTTCAACAACTTCATTTCTTAAGAAATCAAATTGAGCCAATACCTCATCATTTTGAATACTTTGTTCAGCTTGTTCTAAAGCAATAGAAATATTTTCATTATTCTTTTCAATGAAATCAGAAATATATTTAAACACTGATGCAACTTGGTCTTCATCCATTGTTTTAACAACATCAGTCCAAAGTCCTGCATCTACAAAATCAAATACAGAAGACATTACTTCCGAATAAGTCTCTCCAATATCATCCAAGCTAGTGAAATGCTTCAAGCATAGAGCAATGATATAAGCTCCAAAATTAGTTTCTTTTTCTTCTACTGTAAATTTGTATTCTTCATTTTCATCTTCATAAATTAAATTAGCAACCATCTCAGAAGCTAAATCAGCTTTCTTCGATTCAACAAATCTAGAGTCAACTTCAATCCAATAAGTGATTTCAGCACCCTCTTCATTTGTGACTGTAATGGTTTTCTTTTCACGCTTTGGTGTAAAGTCCTTATTAACTTTTGCTAATGTAAGTTTTTTACCTTTATTTGCCATTTCTTTTCTCTCCCTTTTAATCATAAAATCTTGTCGCATTGGCGACTTTATTATAGGGAGAAATAAATTCTCCCTACTAAAAATCGTCAATCTTAGTAACGAATCAATTCAACCATTTTCTTACCATTCGCATCTTGAAGTACATCAAGGTTGAATGTGAAAGTAGATGGGTTCTCAGGGTCTAACGTGATAGTCATACCCGGTAATAGCTTCGCTTTTGGAATGTTGATTTGGAATGCATGGTCTTTACCATCTTTTTCATTACGAACCAATGTGTTAGCAACAACACGGTAAGTTGATGGATAGTCGTTAGAGTTAAATGTAACTGTAACTGCTTCCGTAACTTCTTTTTCGTAGTAGATGATATACTGAGCACCAACTACAAGAGCTGTTCCTGCAAGAGTAACAGAACCTGTAACAAACTGATAACCATCAGTAGCACTATCAGCGATTTCCTCACCACTACCACCATCAGCCAACATTTGAACCTGAACAACTGTTTCTGCATCTGCAACAGGAATTACACCATCAGCAGGAGCTACAGCTTTCTTAGTAAGCATAACTGTTTTAGTTCCTGTCTCAGCTTGTGTACCTGCCATCATAGCCAATGATTGGTCAGAAAGTAAAGCATCCTCTACTTGTAATTGTCCTTCCTATTGTATTCGCTATAAGTCGCAACACTTATAACCGTTCTTGCCAAGTAGTATCAAGAACTGCTTATGGTTTCCCATAAGTATAGACTATATCAAAAACTCAATCGAGTTCCTTCCCATTTCCAACACCATTAGCTTGTGTTGTACTCGCATTTCAGCGATAGTCGTTGAGGATTGAATCTATATTATTTTTTAAAATTTGTAAATTGTAATTTCTATATCTAGCATAGTTTCTTTGTCTTACTCTTATCAAAGGAATATTCATATTTTCACAATATTCATTTTTGGTATTATCATTTGATTTTTGATTTTCAAAGCTACTTTCTCCGCCAAAGAATTCAATTGGCTTATAGTGTTGCTCTCCGTCAAATTCAATCAGACATATCAACTTATTTTTATGATATACTCCAAAATCAAATCTAAGACTATAATTTTGATTTATGCCACTCTTTAAATCTTCGAATGTTACTTCTCTTTCTACTTCCAATTTAAATTCATTGATAAGATTAAAGTATAGGTCATCTGCCCAAATGTTATTTGATTTTCTACAGAAATCACATTTTGAACCACCCATAACTTTATGATGATATTTTTCATTTAATTTATGACAATCAGAACATTTATATAGAGACTTCTCTCTGCTACCTCTGTACTCAATCATTATTAAATTCATATATCCTTGAAATTTATTAATTATCTCAGCATTGCAAATTTCTAAATTTTTTAATTTGGAATTTGAGCAAGATGGACAATTATCATTTCCTGAAATTCGAAGTCTGACAAAAGAACAATCAAAATCATTTGAACATGAATTACATTTCAGAAAAACTCTCTCATCATCAAAATCAATTAAGCTATAATTTTTTTCCTTACAGCTCTCATCTATTAAAGATTTTCTACTACATCTCTTACATGAATATCCACGATGAGAAAAGTTAGATGGAATAACATTAACTTCCTCTAAACATTTATTGCAGGATATAGTAACTGATGTTTTAGCGTTTTTATAATCCGAAATCAATTTAAAATCAAATTCTTTTAATTTATTATAGAATTTACTCATAATATAGACTCCTTTCCTGCGTATTATCCATTTTAATTATATCATATATAATTAAATCTGTCAACTTTTTATAGCATTTACGTTTGTGTTTCCACTCCGCTTTAGCATGACAGCTTTAGGATTTTCACGCATTTAAAGAAGTTTCGACATGGCATCACTACCATGAAGCGCAAATTATTTACGGTTGTAGTCCCCACTACAAATATATTCAATACAGTTCGTTAAGCTGTATTCGTCATAAGACTGCTCATAGTTTCCCATGAGATTAGACTATATCTTCAATCAATTAAGATTGCCCTCCGTTTCCATTCACTTGAATGTACGTTAAAAACTAGTCGTTGAAGTTTACCCATTTTAAAGGGTCTTACCTGCTTATTGTCCAATCCTAAATATTTTCAAGCATTCACACTTACCTTTTCAGATTATGTTGTAGCTATTTAGGCTCTAAGGATTTTCAAGCAATTAGAAGGGTTTTAATTGAGCAGGACTTTCGTTTACCCAATGATACGTGGATTACCTTGTCCACCTCGCGCATAAACAGTCTCTCCCGTTAACTCTAGGTTAGACATTTTAGCTGTGTCCATGAAAAGGACAGGTTTATTTGTTTCTAAGTCGATGAAAATTAAATCAGCAACCTCTTTAATACCATAACGCATTAAATTTTTCCTCCTTATTAATAAAAAAACTTTCAGTAAATTTGCTTCTCGATATAGGACTCTCACCTATATCAAGATTCAGGATTACTACTCCAATGTTTCATCTCAACGTCTTTTGCTCCTTGCAATAGAGCGCCAAAATTCATTTCAAACTCATCAATCATCTGTAGGCGCTTGTACTCATCATAAAGCTGATAAACTGTCAAGTCCCAAATTTTGAGCTTGTCTAAACTATTGCTCCTTGTGCTTACTGATGATATAATGTCAGAGAATCTAATAGGTGATTCACTACTCTTTGCTTTTCCGATTTTTTCTTTAGCTTGCTTAATTTTTGAAGCTATCTCTTCGGCTTTTGGGTCAGCAGGAACATATTTCTCTGATTCGGAATCGGCTAGACCATAAAGTATTTTAACAATATTGATGACTTCGTAGTATTTATCACGACTTAATATTTTTCCTTTATTGTCACCCGACTCAAAAATAATCTCTAGATTATTATTTAGGTTCACTTTTGACTTAAAGACTAATTCGAAAGCTCTAAGCATATTCAAGAATTGTTCATTTTGCCCCACAAGTTTAAAATATTGATGTGGCATTAGATAACGAGCTTCCTTAGGTAATCCTTTGAAAAACTCCTCATCTAAATCGAAAGTTACATATGATAAAACCTTAGCATAATCTTCATAGCCCATATCTTTAATCTCTCTCAAAGTAAGCGAGGGGATGCTTATTCCTTGATAGTCTATAGGTTCACCTGACAATAACTTAATTGCTAATGTTTCATTAATCATTATTTATCGCTCGTTTTTCTCATGAATACCAAAGGCTTCGGCTACTAACCTAACCCCATGATAGTTTTCATTAACAGGTAATTGTACAAAGTCTGTGAATCTTAAAATTCCCAATGTACTTTTACTTTGTTCAGGTGTTTTCGATTCTGCTTCGAATGTATTCATAATCTCTCTAGCAATTGAAAAAGCTCTGACTTGTTTTGACATGACCCCATCAGTAGGTCTTGGAGCATTTATAGTCCACATAGATACAGGTACGATAATATCAAAAAGAATCGGAATATCCGTCATAGTCATAGAGCCATCGAATTTCCCACTTTCAATGTACACACGGAGAATAATCTCATCATGTTCAGGTACACTTTCAGGGCTGAATGGATATGGCTGTAATTCTCTGTATATCATCTTCTCTGTTTTCAAAGGACGACCCAACGGGTCATCTTCTTTATTTTGTACTAACTTTTTTAAAATTTCATTTCTTTCCATCTCATAAAGTAAAATGGCAGTATCATTATTTAGAATGTCGAAAATATGCATTAGAAAGGACTCCATTCTGTATCATCACCACTATGACTTCCTGAATTAGCAACATCGTTATTAGCAATGTCATTAACCAAATCGTCTTTCGGGCTGATGTTGTCTGTTTTTGCTACAATTCTTAAAATATTTTCAATACTTACATTATCGATACTTTCAATAACGTAAGCTTGTCCTTTGATTAAGAATCTCATGTTGACTCTTATTTTCCTAGAGTTTTCATTCTCTTGTACATAAAAGTCTGCTTTTGTACTAGGCGCATTAACGTCTAGCGAATCTTCACGAATGTTCGCTGTGCGATGCATACCGTGAGATAAAAATTCCAACACTTCGTTTCCAAAATCTATCTTAACTAGTGAATTAATTTTTCTAGTTTTTGCTTTAGGGAAAATTTCATTATAGTAATCAATGAATGTCATCCACTTAGATGAATCTTCATCCATAACAATAATATCTCCTTCTCGGATTTCTGAGCCTGATTCAAATAGAAACGTTCTAGCACTTAGTTCATTTTCATTGACATATCTAGCGCCATATGTTAATACTTGACCATCAGGTTTAATTACCTGAGCTTCTATATAGTTTGGATTGTTTGCAAATACATTTGAAACGTTGTTGGCTGTATTGAGCTTTTTACTTTCTCTTATACTTCCACCTTCAACTTCCATTCTTTTTCTAAAGTTATCGAAAGCCATATTAACTCAACTCTTCTCTAACTTTTTTAATTAGACTTATGCATTTGAAAACTTCACTCTTAATTGAAGAGTGTTTAATATCATTGTTTTTTATTAAAACTTGAATCGATGCTAATGTCATTACGATTGAGATGTATTTACTATTCTGAGAAATATCCTCAGAGATTGCATACATTCCTCCCAATTCAATTAGCAATGAATCCATATATTTGTTGATTCCCTCATTTGAATCTTCATACAAAACTAGAATTTTATAAACTCTATTAATTAATTCATCTAGGTATTTAGAAACAACTTTATCTGTCTCAGTCATTTTTAGACCCCCAATTTTTGAAGGCATATCTACTTTTCTTAGCTTCAACATCAGAGACCATAGTTTTATATAATGAAATCATTTCCTTAATATGATTAGCCTGTGAGTAGGCACGAAACTCTCTATCTGTTAATTCTCTTTCAAGCAAATTAACGTTTATAATTTTCGGTTTCAAATAAGAAACAATCATATAGTCAGAAAGAATGTCAAGTTCTGTATTTGTTAAATCAGCATTAAAAGCAGTATCTGTAACGTCTTCTAAATCTTTTTTACAGCTACTAAATTCACCAACCGCCAAAATTAAATAGTCATTAAGAGAATCTTTCAATTCTTCATCGGTGTATAAAACAAAAGTAAAATCTTTAACCTTAGAGAGAAACAGACGATAAACTTTATCAAATTCTGTCATTTAAAACCTCTCCTTTATTCAGTTAAATCTAGACCTGTAATTTTTTCAAGAACATTAACTTTTCTTAAATCGATAGATTCATTATTTTTGATTTTCTTAGAAACATGACTAACCAAAAGCTTCTTAGAACTCTTAGATAATTTATCAAAAGTCTTTTCAATTCTTTCAGGAGATAAATCTAGATATGCATCTAACTCTTCTTCATCTTGGAATACATTTGTATAATCCAATTTAAAGTGGTCTGCGATTTCCTCATCCAAAAGAATGATAAAAGGATATTTTAAATATCTTGGATGACGGTTGTTCATTTGAACTAACTCACCAAAAGGAATTTCATCATAATCTCCCATGTGTTGCAAGTCAAAACTGTATCCTGATTTCAATGAACTGTAAAACACATTGCTGTTTGTTGCTGAAATAATAGGAACTAATCTGTCATTGTCAAATTGTGTTCTACTCTTACGAGTATTTGCAGAACGTGTAGGAATAACTGATTCCTCTTCTTCTTCATCTTTAACTTCTTCTTCATCTAGCTCTTTGGCCATAGCTTTTAATTTTGCATGATGCAAATCTTCAATGTCCTCAAGTTTATATTTTCCTGAGTCAACTAATTTTTTAATGTCGTCCTTTTTAGCCATAAAATAGCTCTCCCTTCAAATCTTAATAAAAAACAATGTTACGCATCATAAGATACGATTAAAAACCATACGTTGTGATATTCTCCACAAATCTCTGCATAATCAGAAGCTTTGCTCAACCACTTTTGTTTTCCATCTTTATAAAAATAAATATGTGATGTTTTACCTCCACCTGATAAACCGACTGTTACACCGATTCTAGCAAGTGACTCATCAACATCTGTAGAAACACTTACAACAGGATTTGATGCTTCTCTGCGAATAACCAAAGTTCCTCTTGTATTATCTACATAAATTTCTTCAATACCAACAGCAACGTGACTTGAATTCTCATGAAGGTATACACCATCAGGAGCTAATCTAATTACGCATCCATTGATTTGAACTTTATCTTTTGCTTGTTCCCAAGTTTTACCCATTATAAAACTCCTTTATAAATATACAAAAAAATAAGAGAGGAATTACCCTCTCTTATAGTTTTCTTACGCTAATTCGTAGACTCCCCAAACACCATTGTGAAGAATTGCGATTCCATCTTCGAATTCAACTAGGAAGTCGATAGATTGGTCTCCTTCAATGTTGTTTGCTTCATGAACAACGATTGTTCCTTTGTCAATCATTTTAACGAATCTTTCTTGACCACGAGGGATAACAAGTAAGAAGTCGTTAGAGATTGCGAACTCATCAGTTCCCGGAACTACAGTCTGAGGAATTTCACGAAGTTCCATTCCTGCAACCATACCGAAGTATCCGTTACGAACATACTCATCTTTCATTTGGTCTGAAACCAATGTAGGAGTGATTTTGCTAAGAGCCATCTTAGTACCCATGACCATAACGCCATCGACACCTGCTTTAGCAGAAACAAGAGTTCCTAATTCAATAAGTTTAACTTCATCGAAAGCACCTGCTTTTTTGTACTCAGCAGTTACATCATCGAATGACTTAACGATTGCATCGTAGATACGAACTTTCTTGTCAGCCATGATTGAATCGTAAAGACGTTGTACCATAGATGCCCAATTGATACGACCTGTCAAGAAGTGGATAAGCTCAGTGTAGATTTTAACCCCACGAGTATGAGTATCAACAGTAAGTTGACCTTTATCCAATTTTTGTCTACGAAGGTCAGAATTACCATCGGCAATTCTTGCTACCTTGAATAGTTCACGGTCTTCAATGTGGAAAAGTTGTTGGTCTCCAAGAGCCAAGTTGCGTGATTCAACGAATCCGTCAAACTGAGTTGTGATTCCGTCTCCTACAACTACCTCAAGCACTTCTTCAATGATTTCGAAGATAGCCACTTTATTTCTACGATAAGTCTTGTAGTTAAAGTTTTCTCCAATTCCTAATTGTTCAAACAATTCTGCTCTCATAATTTCATCAGCAGATTTTTCTAATTTACTTTCGTCTAGAGTTTTATTATAAGCATCTAGACCAAATTTTACTAAATGGTTCATTTATTTATTTTCTCCTTTCCTACCTAAAAATTAAGCTTCTTTAACAGTTACCACGATTGCATCTTTGCGTGTACCATCAGCCATCAAGAATTTTTCAATTTCGATGATTTCAAGAACGATTACGCCATCAACAGCAGGAGCATCGGCAACAGCCAATTGAGCTGAACCTGCTTGTGGAACTAGAAACTTACCAACGGCAGGAGCAACTGTAGTTTCGACTAACTCTTTAGCTAATGTGAAAATATCACCTTTAACTAAGTGATGAGCACGTCCTGCACGTCCTGCTTTCAATACGAAGTTATCTTCGTGGTCTTTACCTTCGTACACACGCTCAACAGTAGTGTGTAGTAAGAAACGGTCAGAAGTCAAGATATCTGCATCAGCTTTAACTGCGTAGATTTCACGTTCTCCTTCTGCCAAACCGTCAAGAACAACAATGTTCCCAACTTTTTTATCAACAGCGAATACTACTGATTCGATGTGACCATGCTTTGTTGCATTCATTTTATCTAAACGTAAAAGCATTATTTATTTCCTCCCTCAGATTTACTATACTTATTCATAATTTCATTATCAGTCTTAGATTGCTTGTTGTGTTTGTTGATGATATGTGCGAACCCTTTTTTCCCCTCAGGTTTGCTATCTTGATTAGACTTGACGTATGAGCGACCAATACGAACAAGCAACTCTTTTTCAACTTTTTCAACAGCATCTTCAACAGAAGAATCGCTAGTGAAGTCAACATCAGCAGAAAATTCTTCTACCATATTACTAGCGTCCTCATCTTTAATACCCAAAACGGCAGAATATTCCAAAATTTTGTCAAAAATCTTTTTCTCACCTTGTTCTTTCTTAACTGCTTCAAATTGTTCTTTGAATTCAGAATATTCAGAAACAGTATTTTGAGCTTCCTCAAGTTCTGCTTTAACATCTGCATGAGCTGTTGTTAATTCGGTGAAGTCGTTTCTAATTGATTCCAATTCATCTTTAACTTCAACTAATTGATTTTTAACATTTTCATATTCAGCTAAATCAGCATTAGCTGTCTCCAACTTGCTAAGAGTCTCATTATAAAGAGCTTCATAATCAACAGGGTCATTATCCGTAACTTTAATTTCCTCAAGTTCTAATTCAGATACAAGAGCATCTAAGTCGTAATCCTCTGCAACTTCTTCTCCTACTTTTTCAGTAAGCATTTCAACAGTAAGCGATTCCAAATTATATTTTTCAGAATACTTCTCTTTTAGCATAGCTAATAGTTGTTCTACATTCATTTTATTATCTTCCTTTCTTGCATATTTCTCATATATGCTAATCATTTCATTGAATTCTTTTTCTTGCGACTCTAATTCAAAAATCTTGGCATGAGAACCTTCAAATGCAGGTTCTACACCCAATAAACACAACGCATGGAATGTGAAGTCTGTAATTTCAAAGAAACCATCTTCACGTTCATAACCATCATTTACAAAAATCTCCATTGATTGACCAACGGGAGATTCATTTAAAACATTAAGCTCAGAATATCTTTCATTCCAAAGAACAACAGGAGACACAACTAAATAGTCACGAGTCTTACCTGACGGCTCTTGAATTTCACGCCACTCTAATTTCGCATCATGAGGAACGAACCCATATGCTTTTGTAGTATCGATATACTCAATACCATCATCTGTGATTCTTGTTTCTCCACCATGACCCTTAAATGATTTATTTTCTTTATCAAATTCACCAATGACAGGGATATTGTGAATAGATGACAAAGCTTTCTCAATTGCACTCATTTGCATTGATGTATAATTTCTATTATCACCTGCATACATAATTGCAATTTCTGCTTCCATAAATCTATGAGTACCTCTTGTAACTTGACTATAATTCAAAACTTTGGTATCATAAGAGAATAGTTTATTTTTCATTTTATCACCTTCCTTTACTCAGTATTTCCTTGTGCTCTATCAGCACCCTCTGTCGTTTCACCTGATTTATCTTCGGGTCTTCCTTGACCTTCTGCACCAACGTGAGATGACATAAGTGGAATCATATTTTCATGCAGTTTCAAAGTATTATTTTCAAAGTTCATCATATCAATAGCTTCTCTAGGGTTGTATCCTAGTGCTGATGCCAATTCTAATTTGACAGGCAATCCAAATTGAGCTGTTTTTAAAAGCAACTCAATGTACTCATCTCTATTATAATAGGTAACATCTAGAATTTTAAATCTGACTTTGCTTTTCTTTCCTGCCATGTCTTTGATTCGGATATTCACCCAACGTTCCAATTGTCTTAGAATTGCAAAGACCATTGTCTCGTCTACTTTTAGAGAATACTTAATACCAACGTTGTTGTTAGCTTTACCGAATAGAACTTCTGATACACCATTTGAATTCCAAAAGTTCGCTTCTGCATTAGCCACATTATCTGTTTCTGAATTTTGATTCTGTCTAACAGTAATATCTTCAACTTCCATCGGTGTTGTCACTAATTGAATTTCCTCAGGAAGAGAATCAGCAAACATTTCATGGAATGCTGTAGCGGTATCTGCTTCAATAGCAAAGTTATCTGCTCTATTAGAATTTTTATCATTATGCAAAGGAATCTTCTGAACCAAAATCTTATAAGTGTTTAGTTTATCACGAACTTTTCTTAACTTCTTATATTTCTCAAGTTCTAAGATTGCTCTGAAAGAACCTGCCATTGGAGGAACTGTAACCTCTGAATCTTCATCTGCTTTAATTGCGATTGAGTCTTTATAAGGAACGATTACATATGGCTCATTATTTTGTCTAGCATTGACAATAGCTATTCTAAGCTCCGATGAATACATTGATATATCTTCTAATTCAAAGAAGTGAGTAGAGACACCAATTGTAAATATTCCATCAACAACGCCATATAGGATAACATCTTTCGCATCAACCTTATGAAAATGAATCGATTCTTTATTTTCAATTATGAGACCATAATATGCACCCTCTTTGAAAACAGATTTCATAATCTTAACAAACTCATGTTTGATATTAATTCTTTCCAAATCCGAAATTACTGCTCGATAGGTTTTTAGGTCAGTGTCATCAGATGGTACTGCTAACCAATCTAAAGTGGAAGCTTCTGCAAAGTAATTAACCATACGTCTATATTGAGATGATTTAATATATAGAGCTTTCGAGACTTCTCTCAAATAAGAATCATTTACAACAGAACTATCTAATTCAGCATCTAATTTCTCTTCTGATAATATATTGATAGTAGCGCTTCTCCAACCTAATGAAGATAGCCTATTTCTTCTTCTAGTGATATTAACAGTTGTCAATTTTGCGAACTCTTCTCTCATGAGTTTTTTCTCTTGCTCACTTTTCTCAACTTTCTTATCCATATAAAAACCTCCTTTCATTTTGTAATTCTTCTCTAAATGCTATAAATTCAACTTGTAAAAAATTAATAGTAGAGATTGCTCTCTACTATTAATAACTAAACTCGCTAAAAATTCCAATTTTTTTACAAAAAACGTAATTTTTCATCAAAAACCTTTAGCTTTTCTGATTTTCATCATCATTTTTGCATTTGCGTTACTTCTGCCTTTATTTACTAAGTTATCAGATTCCTTTTGTTTTATATACCACATGCCGTATGAAACGGCTGAATATTTATCTTTGTTGATTCTATTTGAGATTTGTTTTACTGTCATGTTCATACTTCCTGTATAATGATACTTCAAGTTCATAACCTCATCTACAAAAAGGTCTGTAGCAATATGTGATGTGAAGTTATAATTCTCAACAGCTTTTTCTTTCTTGCTTTGTAAGAGAATCATTTTCTTATCTTGTTCACCAATCAGGAATTCTACATCTCTGTTCTTAACTGAAATCATAAAGTGATTATGAATATCAGAAGCTTTGTTGTCTTTTGTTGTTGATTTTAAGACATATAATATCTCTGCTGAATCGGCTTTTCTATATTTATCATAATCACTGTTATTCATAACTGAGTAAGAAGGGTATTCATCAATTTCATCTAAGAGATAATCAATGATACCTGCTCCTAAACCGTTAGCATCGACAACTAGAGCTGATGCCTTATACATTTCTACATACATCTTCAATTCTCTAGCTTGAAGTTTGAAATGCATACTTCCATCCATACCAATGAGTTTTACGACTTTTCTTTTATAAGTTCCATCTCCTCTATCTATAGCTTTAATTACAGCCATAGCGGAATCGGCAGTTTCTTTACCTTCGCTTCGAGCAACGTCATATGCAATAGTATAGAAGAAGTCAACGCCTTTTTTCTCTTCTGTATAGCTGTCCTCAAAGTCCAATAGTTTTCTACAAGCGAAAATATCCTCAGATGATACCAAAGCATCTTGAGATGTTCCTGTCCAAACAGATTCATACTCACGTTGGAAACCACCAACAGTAAGTTTTGCTCTTTTATCTAGAATGTCTTCTAAATCTAGCTGAGTATCATACATAGTACCTAGTTGATAACCTGCTCCGAAGTAGAATGATTTCTTACCTGACAACATTTCATCAATCGTAGTTTGAGCTAGAGCAAAGGCATACGATTGTTTTCGACCTGCTGTTGTAATAAATATTTTTTGTTTATGAATTTCGTTCTCTCTATCAATCTTACCTGTTACAGTCTGTCTATTTAAAGCCATCATAGGAAGTACAGACTCATTAAGAATATCAGGGTCAATTGACTCATCTGCAATTTCCTCTACAAGACCTGCCGTTCGTCTACCTCCCCTTGCAGAGTTTGCAATAGGAACGATGTCTAAGTAACTATTATTTTTAAATTCAAGTCTAAAGTAATCTTTGTTGTCAATTGGTCTTCTTGCCAACTCACCTTTTAGAGCAGGATACCATGTCATGATTTCTCCGATTTTCTCTTTGGCAATAGTTGCACCCTGAGCTTTACCCGGAGCTGAGATGAATATCTTGCTATTTGGATACATGATACATTTCAAGAACATCGCTAAGATAGCAATATAAGATTTAGCTGTACCACGAGTAGCTACGAAGTATACTTCTTTATTTCTAAAAATCAATCTAAGGAACATTCTCTGATAGGCATAAAGCTTGACAGGCGTTCTCTCATCTGATATAAAGTCAATAAATAGGTCAGGCTTACTTCTCCAAAGAGATAGATATTTTCTCCAATGAACTTTGGATTTCTCTAAAGCATTGAGAGTATCATCTATTTGAGCACTTTTCCCTAAGTTATTTTCATATCTTCCATTTTCAGGAGCAGAAGAATATTGACCACTCAATACTCTTTCTCTTTCCTGCTTCTTACTATAATTACTCATCGTTATCATCCCACTCATCAGGCATATCTTCCGATGAATCATAGCTCTTCAACTCTGTAAAGTCATTTAGTTTTCTATAATGATTTAGAATAGTCTCAATTGTTTTGTCGATGATGTCTTTATTTTCTTCAAGCGGATATGGCTCTACGAAACCATCTCTTTCAACCTCAGCGAAAATCTCACTAAATGAACGAATACCTGCCTGTTCAGAAATTGAAATTTTATCAATAGGTCTGAATCCACCATCCGCATTCAACTTATTAAAAGTATCCTGTAAATGTTTTACAGCCTGTGTGTCTCCATCTTGCATAGCTCTATCAATCATGATGTCTAATTTCGCTAATTTTTCTAACATCTTGAAGTGAGTCGGTGTTTCAATAACAAAGCTCGTACACATGTTATCATAGAACTCATTCATTTTATCCATTTCTTCTATAGAGAATCCTGTACCCCATCTTTGATATTTCTTTCTTTCGTCTTGGTCTATCTTCGCAATAGCCTTATCATTAAACGTGTCTGTTCCGATTCTATAGTAGTAACTATGGTCATTATCTGATATGTCAATATCTCCACCATTATAAGCTTCCTTTATAGCATCTAGGGCTTGCATATCTCTTAGTGCAAATTCACGTCCTGACGTTCCCTGACGTGCCGTAGCCTTCTTGTTAACTGCTTTCATATACATACCTAGTACGGGAGATTTGCGACCCACATTTGAGTCAACTAGAGCTTTGATAAAGTTTTCAGGGAAGAACGGAAGTTCCATCTGATTGACAATATTTTTAAAAGTCTCATGGTCAAAAGGGTCTGACGTTTTCTCATGTAAGCATTTCTTACAAATAGGATAACGACCATCTTTCGCAATAGAGCATTTAGATGTATAATAGCTAGATGGTGAATATGGCTTAGAGCAATTCAAACATAGAATCTTATCATCTTTTTGTACTTTTCTCATATTTTACTTCTCCTTTCATAACGCAAAAAAGAGCCTAGAAAACAGGCTCAAAAAACAATGTTGTGAGTAGAATATCTACCTTTTTTATCAAACACTAATAATTTCTGTCCTGCTTTCCCGACCTTACCGATTGAGATAGCATATTCATCTACGCCTTTCATTGACGCATTTTGAATTACTTCTATTCCACTGTCTTCTCTTTCTGATAAGTGGTGTCTATGACCCATCAAAATATAGTCAGGATTGTAACCTAACATAGTAGCCATAACTTTATCTACAGTTTGAGGATTATGTTTATGACCATGAACACCTACAATCTTATGACCCAAAACATCCATAAGGATAATTTCATCATGAATTGTATTATCATGATAGAAGACATTAGCCATTCCTTTAATATTTGTTTCTGCGAACCAAGCAATGATGTCCTCAAATGACTCTTTATCAACACTATCTTTTTTATTAGGTGAGACTCGTGAGTGATTACCTCTAGTCATGTGAACATGAACCTCTTCAAAATGTTCAGATAGAATTTCAATTGCCTTAGTAAATGCTTCCGCATAAATCTTCGTTTGAGTTACGACATCGACTACATTATCAATTCGAGTAGTCACATGAATAAGACCCTCAATAGCATCTCCCAAATCAACAACGTGAAGCTTTTTGACACCATATAATTTTGCTCTTTCAATTGTTTCAGAAATCAAAGTATTCAATCTCATATGGAAAGTTGCAAGGTCATAATGATTCCAAGTATTATCACATTGTGCTCCAACATGGGCATCAGAAATCATAAGTAAAGCTTCTTTATCATATTCTTTAACGGCTACTTTTTCAACCGTATGGATATTCGTTGCTTCCATCAAAGCTTCTTTGAATTTTTCCTCATAAACCTCTGCTCTAGATAGCTCACGAATTAATAAATTTAAACCTCGTCTCTCATCTGAAATCTTAACTCTTTCCTTTTTCAATTCTAGAGTCTGTTTCTTGATTGCTTCTGCTTCATCTGATGAAAGTGAATTCTTAAATTCTTCACGAGCAATTTCATAACCCTTCATCATCTCTGTGAATTTCTTACGATAGGTATCAGGTGATAAATTTAAATCTAGAGTCTTATTTAACTCTTCTGAAATTTCATCCCAAGATAATCCCATAGAACGAAGTCTCTTAGATTCGTTAAAAATAGAACTCTCAATCATTCATTATCTTCCTTTTCTTTTTTCTTAGCTTCCATTGCTTCTTTTCTCTTTTGTTTATCACGCTCAATAGCTTCTTTAGTTGCCTTTTCAGCTTGCTCACGTTCTTCTTTTTTCTTCTCACGTAAAGACTTGGCATCATAGCTATCTTGTTTTTTCCATTTCTCATCCATAACAACACGTTCAAGTTCCATATGTTTTTCACTTAATCGTGAGTTCGCATTAGCTCCTAATTTTTGAGTTAATACAATAGTCTGTGGAACGTCTGCTTCGAATTTATGAGTAAGACCTTCAATTTCTACTTCTGTATCGAAATTATAAACAACTTCAACAGGCAGTTCAATTTTATCATTTTTCATAATTCGCTTACCTGTTTTAATTTTAACATTAGCTTTCATAAAAACTTCCTTTCTTAAAATAAGAGGGGATAACCCCTCTTTTAAATCATTGCACCTAGAGTTGAAATCTCTCCACGTTGGTTTCCTTCTAGCATTACATGGGAGAAGAATTCATAACCTTTAAAGACTTCCAAAACTCTTGAGATACCATTGTTGTAACCTTTTGCTGACTCCAAATCAATTTGACGAAGGTCATAATCTAGAATCAATTGCGAGTTATCACTGATACGCTCTACGATTGTTCTCATAAGGTCACGGTTCAAGTTTTGAGCTTCTGTAAAGAATGCAGTAGCATTTTCAATACTTACTCCACGAATATATTCTACAGGGAGAACTTCAATTTTATTGCTCTCTAATAGAAGTCGAACCGCAAGCTCTCCACCTAGTTTAGTAGATAGGATTGCACCGATATTTGATTGCAATAGTTTTTCTTTCAAGTCACCTTTTACAAGACCAAATGTTTGTGAGCCTTTAACAGTTTGGTTATTTACAAAGATATAAACCTTTTTATCATTTTCAATATCTTGCATAATCTTAGACATTGCCAAGTAAGTTTTACCCGAACCTGCTTTACCACCCATAACAACCAACTTGTCCTCTAAGAGACCATCGATAGCACAAGCTTGACGTAGGTTTAATGCTTGTGTTCTACCCATATGACCTGAGTCAATAAGGCGAGTGCACATAATCTCTTTATGCTTAAACCATCCACCTGTATCAGTATATTTGAATGCTCGTACTTCTTTTCCTTTTACTCGGAAAATCAAGTATTGGTTCATAAGAAGGTCATAAACATTATCATCATCTTCTGTTTTGTTTGTCATCTTAACAAATTCATCAATCTGTTCCTGTGTAACATCTACTACTTTAACTCCACAATAATCTGTATTATCAATTGCATTTGCTTCTAGTACATCGATTCCATGAGCACTAGCAATATTTTGTAATGAAATATCTTCTGAAATAAGACCCAAGCCATGCTTCAAAGCAAGCTCTACTAGTTTATTATCTGTATAGTCTACTTCATCTACATCTTTCATAAAGACAAACTCTGTTACAGTGTCATTTAAAAATTGTCCATTTTCTTGAAGCTCATCACGATTCTCTTTAATCCAACGAAGAGCTTCACGAGCCATTGCCTGAGTTGCAGGACGGTCTGAATTCGACTTATGTTTTTCAAGTTCTCGAAGAACGTAGATTGATAGCACAATCTCATCCTTCTTGATTGCTGATAGGTTGTGCATTAAAGTTGAAGTATCTACCAAAAACTTAGTCATTAAAAATTTCTCCTTTAGCTATCTCGTAGCTTTTTATTGTAATTTCTTTAGCTTTTCATTATGCTCTTTTACACGTTTTTCCATCTGATTATGATTTCTCAAAACCAAATTAATACGGTAAGGTAATTCTTTTAATTCACCATTGGGCATTCTTTTCACCTTAGGTGGAAGTAATCGCATTAAGAAAGTTCCTACAGGAGTGTGTATCTTGCTGTTAGGTTCTGCAATTTCTACAGCTTCTGCGAAAGTAAGTTTCATTGCTTTCATAATATCTCTACAAGTTTCTAAACTAAGATTGTAACCTAGTTTTCGCATTTCTTGTTGAAAGATTGCTGTAATATCATCTAAATAGACGGGCTTACCTTTTTCATTAAAATCTTTCTCTTCCATCAAATTTCCCTCTCTATCATTTTTTATCCTTAGCTAAACATTTAATACATTTGCTGTTGTATACATATCCCGAATCTTTTCTGTATCTAGAATAAAAGAAGATTTCATTTTCGGGTAACTCCTGCAAGCAAGACTTACAGGTTTTTTTATTTCTTCCCTCTAGGACATTATCATGATACCAAATGCTATGCTTCTCATTTGCCATTCTAGCGATTCTGCTAGGAATATATTTATTGATTCGATAGTGAGCAATGTGCTGACTAGACAATCCTAGTTCTTCTTTGATATTATCATATGTGTATTCATAAAAGAATAAGTTGAGAGCTTCTTTATCTTCTTCCGACAACTCTGAAACTAAATCCTCAAACTCCCAAATTAAAAATTTCAATTGAGAATCTGTGTCATTTTCGCTTTGTTTTTTTAGTGCTCTGTAATTCTTTATAAAGTTAACCACATGAATAGGGTCTCTAAAATTGATTACATCATATAAGATGTCAGCCTGACTTTCACTAATCGCTTTAAATTGAATCGGCTTATCAAAAATTGTTTTAGCCAATTTCATTTCATACTTAATATCTTTTTTAATTCTTTTAACTTGAGCCAAATATATAAGCTCATCTTTACTTAAATCTCCATCTTCTTCTTGTTCTGTATATTCTTTGATGATGGTATCTAAGTTTAAAATAGATAATTGATAAGAACCTAGAAATTCGTTTTCTAAAATTTCTTTTTGGGTGATTTCTGATTTCTTTCTAAAATTAACCTGCTTAACATCTCTGAATCTCATAACGTATGTGTAAGCATCAATTGCATTACTTTCACCGCTACCATCTTCATCATATGCATGAGGAATATTTGTAATCTCACGCTTATTATTATTTATTGAAGCCTTTGATTTTAACTTAACTTCATCCTTAAACATTTCTTTCATGTCTTTGCTTGAAAGTAAATAATCAGAAATATATTCTAAATACCTTTTATTAATATCATCCAAATTGAAATTTTCTTCGACATAACTAAGTCTATCATGATAATTTCTTATCGAATAGTCAAGATAAAACTTATCCAAAAATTCTTTCTCCTTCCCTAACCTGCTAATTATATTATACCATATACACAGCTATTTGTCAAGGGTTCGGGAAAAGTTTTTTCAATTCTTCGAAGTCTTTTATGTCCAAGAGAAAGTCGATATAATCTGACTTTGCTTGTGCATGAATATCAGCTTTCTTTATCACATTCTGATATGTCGTAGCTAGTGTCTGCCACGAACCACTACTAGTTCGAACTTTGAATGTAGCCATAGCCAATTCCTTCTTTGATGAATAGCCACAAAAGATTTTATCTCCGAATTTGAAGATATACCACTCTCCCAAAATAATATTCCTAGATTCCAATATAAGCTCTCCTCTCTTATTTATTCCCAAAAGGGTACAATATTCTAAAATTTTTTCAAATATCAGCTATTTTGTTTAAGGAGAGCTAGAATTTTATGTTTTTCACTTTCGTTAAGACTCATAATTGTATTCACAATGTCATCTTTTTCAAACTGATTGAAGTCAGAAGCTTCGACCTTGCCACTAGAGATTAATGTCATCCCTACTGTTTTTGAGTCATCTTTCCCTTTGAGATAATGATTCAAAGTAGTGGATGCAGAAGCATGGTTTGCGAACATTTGAGCAGTTTTTAAATCTGATTTATTCATGACCTCATTGATTGCCAACTTTCGAATTGAGTGTAAGCTATACTTAACCCCAACTTTCTTTTCGAATTTCTTAAACAAATCGGTAATATCATTTGGTCTAACTGCTAAAGGCTTATCTCGCTTAGATGACTTGATAAACTTGTATGAGTTTTCTGTAATTTGACGAATGACTTTAACAGAACCTTTTTCTGTAGACTCAGCAAAGTAGTTACCATCCTCTTCATAAACATCTTCTGATGTTAAGCTATATAAAGCACTCTTACGAAAACCTGTGAACAATGCTGTTTCAAACAACATTTTAATCTCAATCTTATTTGCAAAATCAAAAGCTTGATGATAATGCTCTAAGCTCATAACTTCATGCTGTTCTTCATCAGAGTTCTTTTGAGTTCTGACACCACCAACAATATCATTAATAGCATAACCGTTGGCTCGTAAGAAGCTAAAGTAAGAGTTTAAAGATTGCATTTTACGATTAACTGTGTTAGACTTTAGACCACTCTTAATCATGTCGCTTTGAAGTCGAACAATATCAGAAAGCTTTAAGCTCTGTAATTCTTTTACTTCTACAAAGAGCATATCTTTTCCGAACAAGTGATTTGCGATTTGATTACAATCTGTCTTATAAGCCTTTTGTGTAGATGGTGAGTTTACGCCTGAGTTCATGCAGAATTCAGTAAAAAAGTTATTGTCCTTCTTTTTCATTGTGAAGATTTTTTGTTCAGCCATTGAGAAACATCTCCTTAGTAATTATTTTATATGTTACTTATATTATAGCATATGGTTAGTAAAATGTCAATAGATATACTGAAAATTTATTCTTGACATATTGTTATTATCATGTTATAATTAAAGCGAGGAACGAGCTTTATATATATAAATACTTATTAAATAATAATTATTATTTTATAACTAAGTAATAATAAATTATGAGTTTACGAATAATTTATTATTACGTTAAGTATTAATTACGAATGTAATGAGTAATTAATACTTAGTAAATTAACGAAGTTAATTTACCTTACTACTATATACAATATTATATAATGGAGATTGAATTTTAACTGTTGACTTTAGATATAATCCATGATATACTTATTATAGAAATTGAGAAATGGAGATGATTAAATGTTAAACAAAGAACAGAAAGCTTTTGTAGAACACAAAGAAGAACACTTGATGGTTATTGGTTCAGCAGGTTCAGGAAAGACACATTCAACTATTCAACGTGTACGTTATTTGGTTGAAGAAAAGGGAGTTGACCCTGAAAAGATTTTGCTTTCTAGCTTTACGAATACAGGCGTTAATGAAATGAAGGAGCGAATCGTTGATGCAATCGGTCTTGATGGTGAGTTGGTAGAAATGTCTACTTTACACTCATGGGGCTATCGAATGATTAAGAAATACTATTCAACTAACTCAGTTGGTGGAGAAAAGTACATTAACGGACGAATCCTATTCGACTTTGCATTGTTTATGCATTATAACACAATCTTTAAGCAACTACCAAAAGAAAAGCAGGAAGATTATAATGTTCAGTTGTTTATGAATCGAATCGCTAGCTTAAAGAAATTGGGAGTAACCCCTGAGATGTACGAGAATCAATTACGTGTTCGTAATAATGATGACTCTGAAACATCTGTGTTGGCTTCTGCTTTCTTAGATGAAGATGAATTAGCTGAAATTGAATACTATAATGAATTGGCTAACGACTTTGAACAAGATGTTCTTTGGTTTTATCAGCAATCAGAAGAAAAACATAAAGAAGATGCCACTTGTGATGCTAATGATTTGATTATGGAAGCTTACTATATCATCAATAAATCTAAGAACTTCCGTGATTGGGTCTGCAATCGATATGACCATATCATGATTGATGAAGCTCAAGATACAAGTAAACTAGTTCACGATATTCTAGCTCTTTTAAAAGACCGTGTAACTATCACTTTGATTGGTGATGCAAAGCAATCTATCTATGGATTCTCGATGGCTGTAGCTAAACTATTCTTATCATTCGAGAAAGAGTTTAACGCTAGTGTTGTTGCATTGAAGCGCAACTATCGCTCTAATCCTGAGATTGTAGAAAACGCAAACAAAATCTCAGATATGATGACATTTACATCATTAGACCGAGATTCGATGATTCCTGAGAAAAAAGGAGATTCTAAGATTACTGTCAATGTATTTAATGACCTGTTCCAAGAATCAAATAGTATTGCAGAAGAGCTACTACAACGGCATCTAGCAGGAGAAGACTTGTCTGATACATTTATTCTTCATCGAACAAATGCTCAAGTTCTTATGATTGAACAAGCTTTATTTAATCGCAATGTTCCTTATGTTAACCTTTCTAAAATGACTGTACTAGATAATAAAATCATTGCAGGAATTGTCGGTTGGTTGCGAGTTCTTGAAGATAAGACTGATAATAAAGCTATGGAGATGTGCTACAACTTCCCTAACCGTTTCTTAGGTAAGGATTTCCTAAAACGTGCTAAAGAAGCTAAGAAAACAACATTGTTGGAATCTCTCTTCGAGCATAAATTCTACACTAAACCATATGAGTATCGTGCTTGTCAGGACATCAAAGTTGTCTATTCTAAACTTCGTGATATGTATCAAGAAGGTAAGATTATGGACATCATCGACTACCTTTATGATGAAGGTTTGAAAAAGGAAAAAGCAGTTGTCAAAATTGATGGAAATGAAACTTTAGTTAACGACTCTCCTGAATCTTTCGGAGAAGAGAACGTAGCAATGTTGAAACAGACAATTGAAAAGAATGGTTTGAAGAACTTTATTGAGTTCACAAAAAATGTTCGTAAGAAAGATGGAGAAGGTGTTGTTCTTCGTACCGTTCACTCTTCTAAGGGATTGGAAGCGGATAATGTATACATCGTAGGACTTAACGATAACAAATTCCCTCATCGTGGCATGATGGATGCTCGTGAGACTCCTATGGAATATGCTCACTTGTTCGGTGCTCCGATTGAAGAAGAGTTAAACTTATTCTATGTTGCTGTAACACGAGCCAAAAAGAACCTCTATATGAGTGTTCCTATTATTGACGAAAAGGGACATGAACATCCGCCATCTGTGTTCATCCGTAAATTATTTGGAGAGGATAAATAATATGAATTTAAAGAATGTTGAGGAAGAGTCTATTCTCTTCCTTTTTACCAATAGTAGAAAAGATATGAATTTTGATAGTTACTCTAGTCTTATTATGAAGTATAATTATCGTGATGTTTATAATTCTATAAATTTTAAGATTGAAATTGATAATGCATATATTGTCAATGAACCATTAGAAGGTAAGAAAATTATACTAGGTGTCGATTCGGGTTATGCTATGTTTGCATTTGATTTATATGACCAATTAAAATCACATGGAATACAAAGTATTTTAATTCCTGTTTTAAGTGAAGATTATTTTGAAGATGATGAATCTAAAAAGGGCATCAAGGAAATTAGATTGGTTCTAGAACATATAAAAAAAATCTTGACAATCCTATCAGAGCATGATAAAATTAACTTAGAAATAAAAATAAAAGAAGTTGAAAAGGAGAATGAAAATGAATGATTTTGCTAAAAAGATTTTAATTCGACAGATTAATCGCTATCACAAAAAACAAGCTATCCTAGAAAGACAGACAGAACGTAGCTACAAGGCATTAGGAACTGTTGAAAAATTTGATAAGTCACAAATGCTAGGCTACATTATTTCAATAATTCTCACATCTTTGTTTATGTTCGGATTTATGGCTCTAGGATTATATGTTCTAATTGCCGTATACAATGCTCTAGGAATTTGGTTTGTTTTAGGAGCTATGTTCGCATTTGGATGGATTAAAGAAGCAGTATACTTCTTTGGGCATATGATGAATTGATAAAATTTTAATATTTTTACCTATTTTGGGAATAAAATAAGAGGAGATAATAATTATGAAAAAGAAAATGATTTTAGGTTCTGTAATGGGATTGGCAATTTTTGCACTTGCAGGTTGTGGTCAAGATTTAGATTTGAATTTCGAAGGTGAAAACATGGATGTAGAACGTGTTAATGAAATCATTGAAGACCGTCTTGAACTTGAGAATGAAGGTATTGATTTGGAAGTTCACATTGTAGAGGAATTTGAAGAATGATTCAACCTCTATTTGATAAAAATCAGATTTTCATGAATATTTATAAAAGAGAAAAATTGCTATATGGTTTAGAGGGTGAGAAGAATTTTGAACAAAATAAAAACCATATAAGCATTGAATTCTCATATCTATGTAGTGCTCTTGGAGTTAATTATCAAGAATTTATGGATGAATACAATAATTTTAAAAAAAGTGTTGACATTTGATTGATTATATGATATAATATTATTATAAGGTCGAAAAAGGCACAAACAGCAAATTTATAGACTCAACTTTTAATTGAATATCTAGAAATGTGCCTTGTTTCTATCTTTTGATTCTGAGGAAAATAAGGATTTAAAAGGAGAAGATTAATTATGTTAAATGAAATGAAAAATGAATTCAACAAAGCTCGTACTACAAACGGAGACCATCAATTCACATCGTCACTAGATGGTGTACTTGACCTATTCGCTAAAGGTGGAGCTATGCGTAAACGTCCTGAGAATGAACTTACTCAATTGTTCTCAAAAGCACTTTCAGAAGATGCTGAATTAACATTGAAAGTTCTATTTTATTTGAGGGATTGTCGTGGAGGAATGGGAGAGAAGCGTATCTTCCGTGAGTCAATGAAACACTTGGCTGTCCATGATACCGATGCATTTGTTAAAGTTTTAAAACACGTTCCTGAATTTGGTTCATGGAAAGATGTTGTCGAGCTTTTGGATGTCAATTCTAAGAAAGCAAAAACAGCAATCCTTGATTTGATTCACGAACAGATTTCTAAAGATGTTGTTGCATTTAAAGATGGTAAGAAAGATATTTCTCTAATTGCGAAATGGCTACCTTCTGAAAATGCATCTTCAAAAAACACTAAGTTCAAAGCTGTTGCAATTCGTAAACACTTAGGCGTAACTTCTAAACGCTACCGTAAGATTCTTTCTGCTTTACGCAAAGAGATTGGTATCGTTGAGTCTAAGATGTCTGCGAAACAGTTTGGAGGAATCGATTACTCAAAAGTACCTACTCAGGCTAACTTGAAGTATCGTGAAGCTTTCAAACGTAATGACGGAGAACGTTACTCTGATTTCTTAGATTCTGTTGTAAAAGGCGATTCTAAGATTAATGCAGGTACTCTTGCTCCTCATCAGATTGTAGAAAAAGTAATGGGTAATGGATATTACTTCCGCAGTAACCTTTCAGATGTTGATGTTAAGTTCCTTGATGAGATGTGGAAAGCTCAAACAGACCACATTGGAGACAATGTTTCTAATGCTTTGGTAATGGCTGATGTTTCAGGTTCTATGTCAGGAACACCAATGCACGTTTCTATTGGTTTAGGAATGTACATTGCTGAACGCAACAAAGGTAAATTCCATAATCACTTCATGACTTTCTCATCTGACCCTTCACTAGTTGAAGTTAAAGGTAAGAATGTTGTTGATAAGATTAAGAATATGTCTCAAGCTGATTGGGGAATGTCAACCAACCTTGATAAAGCAATGAAGAAAATTCTTTCAATTGCAGTTAAGGGGAATCTTCCACAAGAAGAACTTCCAACTCAATTGATTGTAATCTCTGATATGCAATTCGATGAAGCTGTCTCTAGCGGTTGGCACTCAGAAGGTAAGTCTGTAACTCAAGAAACAATTGATAGCTTCCGTGAAGCAGGATATAAAGCTCCTGACATCGTATTTTGGAATGTAAATGCAACTACGTTGCCTGTTACAAAGAACGATAAAGGTGTAGCTCTAGTATCAGGTTTCCAACCTGCCGTAATGAAACAGATTATGAATGCAGGTGAGTTAGACCCAATCGGTCTGATGATGGATGTTATCGGTCAAGAACGTTACTCAGTGATTAAACTTTAATGGTTGGAGGGGATTGCCCCTCTACCATTTTTAAAGGAGATGTTGACTATGAAAGACGAAGTATTAATTGAAATTCTAGAAGAAAAAAGAGAAGAAATTTTTCAAGTTTTAAGTTCTTTGAAAGATGACATGAAAGAAATAGAAAACAACATTGAATTAAACAAACTTAATTTAAGTCAAAAAGAAACTTCAATGAAAGAAGCATATAAAAAAATTTTTGAATTGGATGAAGAAATCAAAAATTTAAAAATTAAAACAGGAGATAAGCGATATACAAAGATTTTCTCAGAAAGTGGAACGTATAAAGCCACTTTGAATAAAGGTGAAGTGGTTAGTCCACTAGAGGATGTATCGACTATTAATGTCAATAGTATTAAAAAGAAAGATAAAATTGAAGACAATCTTGAGGAATTTTTAAATTTGTTATCAGAAGAGATAAAAAAATTCTTGACAAATAAATAAATATATGGTATAATATATATACAGTACCCAATCCGCCTCTTAACAATGTGCTCTAGATTGGGTCTTAATTAACTGAACGTAGGCTAATGGTAAGTCGCTTGATTTGGGTTCAAGAGAGTGAGAGTTCGATTCTCTCCGTTCAGACCATAGGGATGTGGGCAAATTGGTATAGCCGTCTGCCTTTGAAGCAGAAGTTTTTTGAAGGTTCGAACCCTTCCATCCCTGCTTATCGTGGTGGCTATGACGTAATGGTAACGTGACGTTCTGTGAAAGCGTATATTCGGGGTCAGTACCCGATAGCCACACCAAGCCTTATTAGTTTAATTGGTAAAACAGGAAACTTGTAATTTTCAGAAGGCGGTTCGAAACCGTCATAAGGCATTTTATAGAAAAAATAAGAAAGGTTAGGTGATGACTTATTTCTAAAATGACTAGAAGTGAAGCAGGCAAATTAGGTTCTTTGAAATCGACTCAAAACTTCCTTAATAGGTATAATCAAAATCCTTCTTATTGTGAAGAATGTAATGAGAAGCTTGATTATAAAAAAAGAAATAATCAATTTTGTAGCAGAAAATGTTTTCATAAAAATCGTTCAAACAAAGAAAATTTAAAACATTTAGAATGCCTAAATTGTAAATCAAATATTCTAGGGAAAAATAGACATAGAAGACTTTATTGTTCTCAATCATGTTTTTTTGAACATGACTTAAAAAAAGATGTTGAAAAATTTCTTAATGATGAAGTTGATTTTGGGATAAAAAGAATAAAAAGTGTTTTAATTAGCATACATGGTAACACCTGTTCTTCTTGTGGTAATACTGAGTGGATGGATAATCCAATACCTTTGGAATTACATCATATAGATGGAGATGCGAATAATAACAGCAGAGATAATGTTGTTCATTTATGCCCTAACTGTCATGCATTGACAGATAACTACAAAAATAAAAACAAAGAATCAACTAGGAAGTATAGAAAAAAATATTATCAACCCGCAACATGATTTATTATGGCTATGTAGTTCAGTGGTAAGACGAGTGGTTGCAACCCACTAGACCTCAGTTCGATTCTGAGCATAGCTTCCATTTTATTTTAAGGAGGATATTCACATGAAAGACCCTTTAGTATTTGATAAAAGATTCAAAGGATTTTATATTAAGTTTCAAAACTTTAATAGAACTAGAATGTTCCATGATTGGAGCTTTGCTTTCGGTGGATGTAAAGAATCCTCTAGCAGATTTAAAAATGGATATGATAAACCAAAAACGCATGATGGTAGAGATATTTACTTTTTCGCTACTTTCTTTAATTATCAAATTTCATTTGGTCATGAAAAATTGGAGACTGTTCAATGAAAACAGAAAAAGAGATTCAAGAAAGAATTGATGAACATTATAAGAAAATTAAAATTTTTGAAAGAATCATCAAAAAGAATGGAGAAAGTTTAGGACTTACTCTAGCGATAGAAATTCAAGAGACATATATTCTAGGTTTGGAATGGGTCTTAAATGAATCAAAGCTAGAAGACAAACTTATAAAAAAAGCTATTGACAAGAAGTAAGTAATATGATATAATAAGATAAAGACACAAACAGCAAATTTTCCAAATTATATTTCTGCAAAAATAAGGTGGGAGTTCGAATCTTCCCTTTCCGATACTAGGTCTTGGAATGTGGTGTAATGGTAGCACAAAAATGGTGTGTCTAGTAAATGACCTTCCTAGTGGGTCTAAATTATTTTAAATTTAAATTTATTCTAGTACGGTCGCCCGTATCCCAATTGGTTAAGACGACTCAAAAAGCTGATGGCTACCTGCCTAGTAATAGGAAATATCTACCTCAGATTAGTAGAGGGCAAACTCAGCATAAAAGGTTGGAATACCTCTAGAATAAATATTTTGGACTCTTAGCTCAGAGGAAGAGCCGTCAGCTCATAACTGACAGGTCGAGATTTCGAAATTCTCAGAGTCCACCAATATTGCTCATCTAAGGGTTTAGACTTACGTCTCATAAGCGTGATGAAGTGGTTCAACTCCACTATGAGCAACCAAATTTAATACTTGACAAATGGTTTCAAGTATGGTATAATAAGTATATAACATGGGGGATTAGCTCAATTTGGTTAGAGCGTTGCACTGTCTATGCAAAGGTTGCGAGTTCAAGTCTCGTATCTCTCGTTAGAATCTCAAGCGAAACACAAGCGAAGTTCCGTTTCTTCTATTAACGCCACTGAGGTTCTTCTAATATGGCTGTCGGGAGGTTGGCATCTCAAGTAGTCTCATAAGCTACAGTAATTTGGTTCGATTCCAAAGGTTCAGCAACCAATTTAAGTTTCAATGCTTAAATAAATAAATCTACTAAACCTAGTGCAAGAATGGCGTAAGACACCATGCTAGGACGGTATCGTGTAAAATCCAATGTGGTCAAAGAGTGGGATACTGCTCATTGATGAATACACAGCACATCTTATGGCGACATAAGAATAGCCAATAGTAAAAGCTATTGTTGGTGAGGTAACGTGTGGAGCTTAATGATTCATAAAGTACAGTGAACTAGTGGCGATGACAATAGACAGTCAAAGTTTGACGTTGAAGCCTATAGCGCTTCCAAAGGGATTTGGAAGTATAGATGCGTAGGTAATCCAAAAACAAATCGCTATCCGTTGAAGCAACAGAAATGTTTTGTATAACACTAGAAACTGATGCAAGTAGCCTTATCGGATTAGTTTAATATAGAGTATATTTGAAGACTTTATGTAAAATAACTATCTGAATGTCTTCGGTGAAAGCTGTAACCCGTTGCGGTTGACAACGCCTTGAAATGCAATAAGATGTTTCGAAGTAGCTAGCGAAGCACAGACTTATTGAGCGTTTGACTGAATAATGAAGCAGTTAAGTGAAGCAGGAGTAAAAGCCTAGTGATTTATTTATTTAAGTATTGAAAATACTTTGGGGAGATAGCTGAGATAGATTAGCGAAGGTTTGAAACGCCTTAGAGGTTGGAGCGTTACCAACTCTTCCCACCAAATATGGAGCGTTACCCAAGTCAGGTTGAAGGGGACAGGTTGCTACCTTGTTAGGCGTTAATTCGTGCGTGGGTTCAAATCCCACACGCTCCTCCATTTTAAAAATAACTGTTGACAAACAGTTGATTAAATGCTATAATATAAATATAGCAAAACATAGTGGTATAGCTTAATGGTAAAGCCTTTCGCTGATAACGGAAAGATGGTAGTTCAATTCTACCTACCACTACCAAATACGTGTCCTTAGCTCAGTGGTTAGAGCGCTCGCCTGTTAAGCGAGATGTCCTCGGTTCAAATCCTGTAGGATACGCCAATATGGGGATTCGCTAGAGTTGGAGAGCTAGGACGGGCTGTAACCCCGTTGCGTTTACGCTGATAGTGTTCGAATCACTAAGTCCTCACCATGCTTGATTAGTTTAATGGGAAAACATCTGTTTTACATGCAGAAGTCAGTGGTTCGATTCCACTATCGAGTACCAATATGGGGAATTAGTTTACATGGATAAAACACTTGGTTTGCAACCAAGAAAAATCAGTTCAATTCTGATATTCTCCACCAAATTATGGGACGGTAGCTCAGGGGAATTAGAGCAGTTGGCTTTTAACCAACGGGTCGAAGGTTCGAATCCTTCTCGTCTCACCATTATTATTGGGAAGACAACATGGTTGGCTCTATGACGGTAGAGAGAAATATAGGTGCAACTCCTATACACTTCGGTGAGTAGTAAAATGTGAGTTCAAGTCTCACCTTCCCAACCCTTTTAAATATGGCTTCGTATTCCAATTGGCAGAGAAAACGGTCTTAGAAACCGTACAGTGTGAGTTCGAGTCTCACCGAAGCTACTTAAAGACCCCTTCGAAACTGCGGTTGACGATTAAATGGTGTTATCTCTACGGAGAGCATCATCGAGGGAAATATTATGTGCAATTAGCTTAATTGGAAAAAGCCCCTGACTACGAATCAGGTAGCTGTAAGTTCGAGTCTTACATTGCACACCATCATGTCCCGTTAGTCAAGTGGTTAAGACGTTAGATTTTCAATCTAAAGGCAGGAGTTCGATTCTCCTACGGGGTATTTATTATGGAGACGTAGACATAATTGGTATTGTGGTGCTCTTGAAAAGCATTGAGCCTAACGGCTTTGTCGGTTCGAGTCCGACCGTCTCCTCCATTTTGATTTTTGTGACACGTATTAGAATTTGGGAAACAGGTTAGTTAGAGACCATCCTAATGATAAGCAAGAAAGTGTTGTAGCTTATTGCTTGATTCTAACATCATTTTTCTAGTACGTGGTCAGAGAAATCAAAATTAATAGTTGACATTTTGGTTAATCTATGTTATAATTATATTATAAGGTTAAGAAAGACTCGTAAACAGCAATTTATAAAAATTAGGATGAATTTTATTAATTGAGTCTTGTTACATACCTACAATGGGTAGGTCAAAAGCACATACAGCAATAAATTCTTACGAATTTACAAATCTGAACAAATATCAGGTATATCATCGAAAGGTGACGTGTTTGGAATCTGCTTGACGAGACGACAGATTCTTGTGCTTTGTTTATTATCCTTGAGTGGCGGAATGGCAGACGCTGAGGACTTAAAATCCTTTGTCTTTATGACGTGAGAGTTCGAGTCTCTCCTTGAGGACTTATATTATGCGCCTATAGTTAAACGGATATAACACATCCCTTCTAAGGATATATTCGAGGTTCGATTCCTCGTGGGCGTATTAGCAAGACATAGCTTACCATTGTAAGCAAGTTTTAGGCACTAACAGCAAACTTTACACTATTAAAATTATTCGGAAAATTTAATTGAAGTAAAAGTGCCTAGTTACATACCACTATGTCGGAATAGTGGATATGTCGGTATTGACGGATACCGTCTAGAATGGCTTCTAATTGTCATAATGAAAGACTTGCAGACTTTAAATAGTCTGCCCTCTATAGGTCTTTGGTGTAGTGGTAACACGCTGAGTTCCAACCTCAGAATCGTGGGTTCGATTCCTACAAGATTTGCCAATTATGTGGGATTAGTTTAACGGTAGAATATCGGTCTTCCAAACCGAAGGTGCTAGGGTTCGACCCCCTCATCCCATATCAAAAAAAGAGCGAAGAAACGCATTGTTGGATAAGTCCCAACACTTCGCTCTCCATTTTTTTATAGAAAGGAGAGCTTAAGAGTGTGGAAAGATGTTATTGGATTTGAAGATTTATATCAAATCAATGAACATGGAGAAATCAAAAACAAAGAAGACGGTTCATTGCTAAAGTATTACATTAGTGGTTCAGGGTATAAATTCTATAAGTTTTTAGGAGATAGAACTAAGAGTCACTATGCTCATGTTTTAGTCGCTACTCATTTTATTCCAAATATTCATTCTAAGCCTGAGGTAAATCATATTGACCATGATAAATTAAATTGTCATGTAGATAACCTAGAGTGGGTTACGAGAAAAGAGAATATGGAAAAAAGTGCAGTATTTTATGGTGGTAGAATTGAAGGTACTTGTGAGTATTGTAATAATAAGTTTATGTTTAAAAAATCAGAAGAACTTAGATTTTGTTCCATGAAGTGCTATAACCTGAGCACAAGATTGATTGAAAGACCAAGTAAAGAAGAACTTTTAGAATTGGTAAAATCGAAACCATTTACAAAAATAGGTGAAATGTTTGGCGTATCGGATAATGCTATTCGTAAATGGTGCGAAGATTATGGATTACCAAGAACAAAGAAAGAATTAAGAAAATTATAAATAGGGAGTGGTTTTTATGCCAACTCAAAATGATTATATTCAGTGGCTAGTGAGCAATCTCCGTAAGTGAGTTTGCTCTTTTTTTATGCAGAAAGGAGTTTTTAAATGTCAATTAATATTGAATATCTTCAAGTTGGAGATTTATTAAAAGTAAAAAGAACAGAAGAGATAAAAGAAATTTCAGAAATGGAAGACGGATATATTGTAATGTCCGATAATACAACTTATACCGTAGAAGAACTTGAAGATGTAACCTTAGAAGAGATGAACAAATATAACGAAAAAAAATATTGGGATAAGTACGATAGAGGTTATGGTGATTTCAGAGAAGGTGATATTATAAACTATAATGGGGATATTTTGGTTATCGCATCTATTGAAGAAATAGCAGGAGCAGTTTTTGTTGTATGTACAAATGGTAGGACAATCTTTGATGTTTTAAATATGAAGATTGATACCTTTGTTGAATTAAGAAGAAAGGATGAAGAATTTTGAAAAGTTATGTATTCACGGCTGTCAATGAGAGTCTTACAGCCCCTTTATATTCAACTCAAAACGCACTTGAGTTTGCTAGATATATGGAATCAAAAAGAGACTATTTAAATCAAATTGATACAAGGCATCCTAACCTTGTAGATTTTGAATCATTCGGAAGAGGAATGACTAGGACTTTGCTAGTGGTAAGAGAGGTAGCTAATCCATATTACCTTCAAGCGGGTTTCTATACACCTTATCCAAGAAAAGGTAGTGTTTTCTCTAAAATGACACCATCAACGAAATTGCCACAGAACTATATCTCATTCTCAGAAGTAGCAGATTATCTTATGGCTCTATGTAAGATTTACAAGAGACATAACGATATTGACACTCTTATGATTATAAATGAGGTTTCAGACTTCTTAGAGAGCTATGCAATTGATACGGTTGAGACAGCCAATGGGAATGTCTATTTAGCCTATAACAATATGACATTTAATCCAAACGCATCTCTTTGGGAGCAAAACTTATTAGCATCAGGCTATAGCACAAGAGATTCCATGAAAGTAGCTTCTGCTCTCCTAGAGTCGTATAGCTTAACAGCAAAGTTCAACTACATTGAAAGAGCTAGAGAACTTATGGATACTCAAGTGGGTATGATTTTAAATCAATCGTCATTGGTTGAATTTGAAATGCTACCAATTCAAAGTTATTCTGTAGGCGGTTTTCCATCAAATAATAAGTCACTTGTAGCTGTTAATGGTCTGTACGATACTTTGAATAAATATTTAGGTTATTGGGGGAATGAGGATAGAGTTGGATATAACTCAAACAACTATAATGTTCAAGAATTCTTCAACCTATTTAATCAATTTGTCTCTGAAAATCACGAACAGTTCGTTCATGCTTCAAGACTTCCTGCAATATCAATAGACTATACAAATGGAACTAAGACGATGTTAGGAGCTAGAAGTTTGACTTATGTTTATTCAGAAGATATTTTAGAGACTTTGATTGGTATATCTAAGTGTGATATTGAGCTTAATCTAGGCTCAGAGGTTCATTCTTCTGTAGGTGAAATCTATTTCTTAGAGTTAGAGAAAATCAGAAAAACAAATAATAATCAGAGTGAAGAAGGAGTTAAGTTTTATGATAGAATGTCATACAATCAAGCTTCCGAAACATTCATTAGAGAAAATGACTCGCTAGAAATGGTCGAGCTTTCAGCTCTTTTCTTAGATTACCAAAGACTTATTGGTAATATGCAATACTACGATGACTATGTTGTTGATTATATTAGAAGTCATATGATTTTTGATATTGATTTAAATATTGACGGATTACTAAAAACAGAGTATAATAATAATGGTGGTCATATCTACTCAATTACAGCGACTGCAAAAGTCCTAAACTCAGGATTGGAATATGTAGTTTTTGAAGAGGGAAGCAGACTTAACACTATGAAGGTCACAATCTCTGATTTAACTTCGGGTTCATATGACTATGAAACATACTCAGCCTATATTTCAAATCAATATATGACTTCTAACTTCTACAATAAAATTGAGACATCATATGAGTCTAATCCTCACTTTGCAGGAAGTAGAACTTCACAAGCAGATTCAACAAGTATTGATAGCTATCAAGAATTCTCTCAGGTTTCATACGGTAGAGTATCTACGGAAGACGGATTAGGAGTCGGAGCTAGTACGGCTAATAATTCCGAGAGAGTTCAGTTCATATTCGATATGGATTTAAAGTCGCAGATTAATATGGATTACGAAGATTTCTTCATCAATAAAAACTCATATAATCTCCAAATGGCTCATATGAGAGAAGCATTTGATAAGTTAGAAATCAGAGTCAAAGGAGCTACAAATTCAGATTCATTTAGATTAGGTTTAGTCAATCAACTAGACGGAACAGTAACATGGTTTGATAAAACTTTAAGTTCTACATTTGATATTGTCCACACTATAACAGAAGAAGGAACAAAGATTACTACTTCTGATTTAAATGGTCAGACAACTTCAAATGATGCAACTAGAATGAGAGCTTATTCTGCAACTTCTAGTAATCTTGTTGACCCATCCCAAACAAACGGTAGTTGGATAAATCTTCTAGATACAGACGGTGACATTAATTCATACCCTAGATTGTACGCTTTAGACTCTAGCACAATGTATATAGCTACAAGTGACCCAAATGAAGTTATAGCTCAGGTTCAGATTGATTTTGATATTATTGCTCACTTAGAAGAAAAGTACGGAAATATAGGTACGACTATGAGTGAGAAAATAAATTGGGCTATAAAAAATGTAAAATATGCAAAACTAGAAAGCTACCAATGGGGTTCAGGTCAAAAAGGAAGAGGTTCTAGTTTGACATATTGGAATCATAAAACAGGAACATATGTGTCAAATATTTCAAAGAATGTATCTTCTAGCCCATCTAAACTTGAAATGTATGTTGACTTACTCAATGCAATAGATGAATCAAATGGAGTAATTAGTTTCTTAGCTTATGCTCCTGTTAGCGGTTCAGATTATCAATCTGTCTTGCATATCGACTATGTTAAAACCACTGTAGAGTTAAATTCACTTTTGGAGTCAACTCTATTTCCTTATATCGGAGGAAATGGAAAGCTTAAAGTTATAGTTCAAAGCTCTGAGCAAACAAGCACACCTATCAACCTATCGATTGACTATTTTGAAACAAGAACACACTTTGAAAAACTACTCATTAAAAATACAACTGCATATAAACCAAGAAGTGCATATATCTCAGAAGTGTTTGTCGATAGTAGAAACTTAGACCAATTCATTCAAACTGTTGAAGAATTCAGTCAAACAAAAGATTTGACATCATTTGAAAAGTTCGCATTGGATTAATTAAATTACCCCTCTAGAAATAGAGGGGTTTATTTTTTTGCCTTGACATTCAGCTATATATATGTTATAATAAAGGTACATAAGAAAGTAGGTGATTTTTTGGAAAAAATTATTGAAACATTGGCTTATGACATTGCTTTCATTCATACAATTACAGGTATGGAATTAGAAGATGTCAAAGGTCAAATTGTAACAAGCTTGAAAGAAGAAGATGAAATTGAATTGTCTGAATTGGAGCTTAAGAAATTGGATAAAGAAATCGAAAGTGCTTTAGAAGAATTAAAATAAAAAAGGGGCTGAGAAGTTATGTTTTTAAATTGGGTCTTATTGCTTGCCGTTATTACTATGATTAATTTAATTTTGGAATACAAATGGTTGAAGCCTTATGGTTCGAAATATGGCTTCTCAGGTAAAACAGTTGAAGAACTAGAAAAAATAAATCAATATTATAATCTAGGTGGCAAAGTTCAACTAGATGAAGAGAACAGAATGAAGTTAAGAAGATATAATTTAATGAAGGGAAAGGAAGAAGAAAATGTCAGTCGTAAATAATTTTAATGATGCAAAAGAGCGAGGTTTGATTGAATTAATTCAGACACTTGAAGATGAGAAGAAAAGTGCTCTAACAGAATCTGAGAAGAAGTTAATCTCGTCAATTTATGAATTTGCTTTTACTCATGGAGTCCACTCAGGAGTAACTCTTTTAACAGAGGGTGTTTCAGAAACTATTGGGAAAGATGACCATGAAAGTTAAACCCGATAAAGATATAATGGAAATTGTCAATCTGTATATTCTTGATAATTTTATTGAATATGATGACTTAGATTCCGTTTATGGTATTATGGAAAAGGCTTATATTGATGGAATTGTGGCGGTGTTAGAAAATGGTCAACCATTTAGTAGAGATAACAGTCAACAACAAAAAGATAAAGACACTGTGCTATGAGCATGAAGGTGTTATATATTATGGAAACATAAAAAAAGATGACTATCACGGAGAGGTGAAAGTTATAAAAAAGGTGGAGATTGAGAATTGAACTATGAAAAAATGAAGAAAATTTTAGAGTCCAACGGAATTAATAATGAAATCGCATTCTATGCTTTATATGGTTCTCAGAATTATGAATTAGATACAGATGACTCTGACAGAGATTATGTTGTGTATTTATTCCCTACGGGAGATGAATTCATTAATGGTAAGGTTAAGAGTTCAAGTTTAGACTATGATGATGGACAAATCAAGGTTAGAGATGTCAGAAAACTACCTCAACTAGTTATGAAGCCTTCTATCTCAAATTTAGAGTTGTTAGTATCCAAAGATTCTTACAATGTACCTGCTTTAAATAAACTTTTGAATCGAATGAGAAAAGAATTGAAAAATCAAATCTTTTTAAATAGCAAGAGATTTTTAAATAGTTCTGTTGGTGTGTGTAATTCATACATGAAGGTATATCATGAAGCAAACAGTGAAAAACATTTGTTCAGAGCTTTGTCATTCTACGCTATCGCAAACGTGTCTGTTGCTTTAGCCAATGATAAAAAGGTTAAGTTTGAAGATTGCCTAACAGTTATGAATAAAAAGGCGCTAAAGCCAAAAGTGGAATATTATCAAACTTTATCTCTAGATGAAAAAATCAAATTCGCAAATTCGGTAACTAGTAAGATTGATTTTTTAAAGAGATTGGCTGATGGCTCAAGCGAAGATAAAGAGAATAAAGATTTAGAAGAAGCTCTAAATAAAAGATTACTAAAAGTCTTGAAGGGTAGACTTTAAACAACCCTTCTTAAATTATGAAAGGATTTTTTTAATTGAAAGTTTTAGCAATAGACCAATCAACAACTGTGGTTGGTATATCTGTGTTGACAGGAGAGGGTTCTGATGATTTAATCTATCATAAAGAATTTAAATTAAATACAAGCGATTCAATCATAGATAGGATAGAAGCCGTATTAAAAGAATTATCAAAACAAATCAAGGAACATAAACCTGATGTTGTACTCATAGAAGATATACAACTTCAAAGAAACCCACAAACATTCAAGACTTTGGCTTGGTTACAGGGTGTACTTATCTATTATTTGAATAGGAAGAGTATAAAACATGAAATAATTGCCCCCTCTAGTTGGAGAAGAAAGAATCAAATTAAAGGGAGAGCTAGAAAAGAGCAAAAGGTAAATGCAATTATTTTTGTTCAGAATCATTATGGTATTAAATTGACAGAAGATGTAGCAGAATCTATTTTATTGGGAAGGAGTTTTTATTTATGAAGTATTCAAGATGTTCAAACTATGATTGTCCATTACGTGATGGATGTCAGTTATTTTTGAATTACTTGGAGGATGCTCAAGAGAAGGAAAAGGATGAGGTTGTTTTAGCTCCTAATTTAAAATATGAATGTGAGCATAACAATTTTGCGATGTATGAAAAAGAAGAGGAGAATGATTAATTTGAATTTAAAAGAACACTTAGAAGCTCAGAATAAAAGCTATGCAGAGATGATTCGATTAATGAGTGAGATGATTTTACAAAATACACAAATCATTGAACACGCTAAGAATCAGGAGAAAGCACAAGCAGAAGAGCCATCTGAATAAGGAGAATTTAAAATGGATTCAAAATTAGCTAGGAAAATTGCTGTTGAGAATTACAAGCAAAAATATGACAAAACGGTTGATTGGCATGAATCCACTTTCCGTAAAAGTTTTGAGTCAGCTCTCTCAAAATCAATTACAAATGGGGATTTATTCTTTACTGTGAGTCATACGATATTGGAGGAATCTTATAAATTAGACTTGCCTAAATATAAAGGCATTTCTATGGCTTTGTCTCATTTTAAGAATTTGGGATATACAATAACAAGCTTTGAATTTAAATATGACGAATCAGATGGAAATGAAAGAAAGATTTTAATATATGGTTTTGAGATATGATGGCTGTAATTTTAAATATATCTCTCATTGTTATTATTTTTTATTTGGAGTTTAGAATTGGAGCACTTTCTAAATTGGACAAAAGAAAAATCAAATGAAGTCGGTTTTGTATATTTTGTGAAAGTCGGAAGATACACCAAAATAGGGAGAACTAAGAACCCTAAAAGAAGAATGAGAGAGCTGAAAGTAAAAGAAGAAGATGTTATTATGATTTTTATGATTCCAAAGTACAAAAGCTTTGAGAGATATTGTCATGCTATGTTTAGGGATTGCAGGTTTAAGAATGATATATCAACTGAATATTTCCTCATAGATGAGAATAGAATCTATCGATTTTACAAGATGTACAAGAACTATACGATAAGCATTAGTGCTATTATGGGGAGCTGAAAAGTTCCCCAATTTTTTTGTTGACTTTTTTAGATAAATAGTATATAATTTAATTAAGGAGGAGATAATTATGCGTGACCCGAAAAGAATTAATGAAATAATAGATTTAATAGCTGACATTTGGTATGAGTTTCCTGATTTGAGATTCAATCAATTGATGCATCATTTGCAAGTGGAATACTCCCGTGAAAATATGTCAAAAATTGAGGTTTATGAAAAAATTGAACTTGTAAATGGTTCTATTATTGAGATGCCAAGTTATAAGTATGATTTATTCAATGTTGAGGATGATGAATGGATTAAATTTCTTATTGACTTTGAAAAAAATCTATGATATAATTAAAACATAGGGAGATGATAATATGTTGATTGAAAAACGATATTTAAATTCTTATTCTGAACAGGATGATGGCATTCACATTTCTTACACATCTGAGTATGGCGGAGAGAAATATGAATATAATCTTGTGTTAAAAAGTTTCGATGATTTAGACTCATTGATTCATGCTATGGGTATTAAACTATGATTTACATTATATTGTATTTCATAGTTTATACTTTACTAATGTCTGCTTTTTTGATTGTGTATATTAGTGATAGAATCGGTATTTTTCTTCGAAGAGGTAAGATGAAGAAAGATGTAGAAATTGGTTTGGCGATAGAAAGGATTCTCAATAATGAAATTGAAACAATTAATGGGAAAGTTATTGAAAAGAAAAGTTAAGTATATCAAGCTACCACCTAGAAAGTGAGGTAAGACATGAAAGAGTTTATTGTTGTTATGCAAAATCTTAAAAATCAGTTCATCAATATTCAAGTTGTTGCTGAATCAAAAGAATTAGCAGTAGAAGATAGAAAAGTAAAAGTAGAACTAAAAATGGGTTCTAGGCTCATTTCCGTATCAGAGATTAAGGAGTGATTAATATGCTTAACACTCTCTTTATTATGATTTTTGCGCTTGGAGCATATATCATAAGTCAAATGATAAAGTTTCACAAGTCAAATAATCAAAAGTAAAGGAGATGTTAGATATGAAATTATCTAGGATTAAAAGAAAAATTGAAAAATATCATTTTTGGTATAAAGTTTTAAAGAATGATGAAGATTGGGATTATGGCTATCTATTGATGATGATTGACAAAAAACTTGAAAGAATGGTTAAATCTCAATTGTCTCATTCATTTGGCTCTAAAGTTTACGCATATCAAATGTGCAAGGTTAGAGTATTAATTCAAGAAGCTCTAAAACATGAGAACGAAGATGTAGAGCAAGAATATATGGATAAAATATTTGATGCAATCAAAAAAGATATTCTACATTGGTGGGATTAATAGGAGGAATAAAATGATTATTCTAGCAAGCAAAATTGGAGACTCTTATTTTAAACAAGAGCATAAAGTTGTTGTCAATACATTAAGTAGTATCAACACCTATCTAATCAAACGTGAAGAAAAAGGATTTAAAAATATGTTCATTTCATATTATCTAACAGAGAGTCAAGTTAACATTATTGAGAATGCTTTGTTAAATGCAGGTTATCAAGTAAAGACAACAAAAGGGAAAATTGTAAAAGATGATAAGATGAGTGTTCAATTTCATTTAGATTGGAGCAAAGCTAATGTTAAGACACGTTTTCCTGATTCTAAGCTCTAAGATGTACAGACACCTAAGACGTGTCTTAGTGCATTTAAAAGCTCGTGAAAGATATATTGAAGTTCATGGTAGTGATGAAGACTACTTGACAGCTCGTGAACACAGAATTGAAATTGAAGAACGCATGAGGGAAATGCGTGAAGGGAGAAGATTTTTCTAATGGAGTGGCTTATCAGCGATTTGCACTTTTGCCATAAAAATATCTTACAATTCGAACCACCACGTAATCACTTTAATTCAGTAGAAGAAATGAATGAAGAGATTATTAAAAATTGGAACGATACAGTCCTTCCACAAGACACCGTTTGGTTCTTAGGTGATATTGGGATTGGAAATGAAGCACAAATTATAGAACTAGCAAGTCGATTGAATGGTAAGATTAATTTCATTCATGGAAATCACGATAATAGTAAATTGGTGAAGGGTCTTAAAAAAATTGGTTGGAAAGATAATGGATATATGATTCGTTGGAAAGCAAATAGATGTATTTTGTACCTCTCGCATTTTCCTATGGACATTGGAGAGCGACCAAACCAATTCAGCATTCACGGTCATATTCACTCAAATGAATCACGACTTTTGAATCAAATTAATGTATGTACTGACAGTGACTTGTTTAGTACAAAATTGGGAGAACCTGTTTTGTTAAAGGATGTTCTCGATTTAGTCGAAGTTCGCAGACAGATGATTATAGACAAGAAAAATTCAGAGAGTGCTTGACAGGTGCTCTCTTTTATTGTATAATTAAAGTATAAAATATAAGGAGGAGATTTTATGTCTCGTAATTTTTACCAAACAAACCTAGATGCAAATATGAAAATTCTTTCTAAAGAAGAATTAAAAGAAAAAGATTTGATTTTCATCGACAGTGATTTATTTAATGATTATACTGATTCGGTTTATCAAGTTAAAAAAATTGATGGTTTCAACATCCTATTAAAACCAAAGAAAAATAAAAATGAGTCAGATATTAATCACTTCGTAAACCATATTCGAAAAGTTAAAGATGACGATAGTGGTGTTTTCTATGTCTCTACTTGGTTGGATTATCTGCGTGGCAAACGAAAAGCTTTTCATCTTTGTGAGACTTTACAATACGCACATAAAACAGAATGGAAGTTTCCTAAATAATGAAAGTATTAGTAGCAGGAAGTAGAAGCTTCAAAGACTACGATTTGCTGACGAAAGTTTTAGATGAGTGTTATATTGAAGAAATAGTCAGTGGAGAAGCTAACGGAGCAGACAAATTAGGCTCAAAATACGGCTTAGAAAATGGAATTAAGGTAACACCATTCATTCCTGATTGGGAGGGCTTAGGAAGGCGAGCAGGATACGAGAGAAACGTTTTAATGGCTAACTATCTAGACAAAGAAAGAGATATTGCAATTGTATTTTGGGATGGTAAATCAAATGGTTCTAAGCACATGATTGATATTTGCAATAAAAAAGGAATTAAAGTAAAAGTCTATTTATTTCAGCTAGAAACTTGTAAGCACATCAATAAAGATGTAGATGATTTTGACATTGCTTTCTGCATTGATTGCGGTCAGGAAATTGAGGAGGAATATTAATGGATAAAAATAAATTAAAAGAAGAATTAGAAATGAAATTAATTCTTCTAAAGTCTGAAAGAGATTTTGCTAAATTGGCATATGAGACAGTTGAAGAAAAGATTATTTTGTTAGAGGAGTTTATGCGATTGGAGTATGGTGCTGATGAATGAATTTAAAAAGCGATTACGTGATGTGAAAGAAATTTTATTTAGTAACGAACTTGGTTCATTCCTAATTGTTGCTTCTTTTGTATTACTCTTAGTGTGGTTGTCAGAAACATTTAAATTGATTTCATTGTTTTTCTCCGCTTTATTTATTTTATTTGTATTATTTGTCTTCTTCTATGTAATCTATAATGTGTTGAAATTCATCTATTGGCTATTCATTGAACCATTCATTAAAAAATAAATACCTATTGACAGGTATTTATTTTTTTGTTATACTTAAGATAACATAAAACAAGGAGGATTTAAAATGAACACAGAATTTGTAAAGGAAGCATTAGTGCGAAAGATTGCAGTAACAATTGAGGATATTTTAGAAGAAGGTGCTAGCTCTAAAACCCTATTCACATCAGAACTAGAGGAGTTTGATGGATTAGGTCTAGTGGAATCTGTTCGATTGATTGAGGAAGCTACTCGTGACTATCGTGAATATCACAAATTAAATATGCAACACGTCAATTACTCTATTGAGATTAAAAATACAAACAATGGGTCACTCAAACTAGATTTCTACGCAGGAGTGTATTAATATGTATATAGCGATAATCGTCTTACTGATTTTTATTATTATTGAGTTATGTTTTGAGCTTGCCGTTAAGAATAGTGAAACTAAAACTTTAGATTATAAAGCAGATGGAGCTAAGAAAGAATTGGTTGAATTAAAGTCAAAATACAAAGAGATTCTAAAAAACTCAAAAGGAAATCAAAACTTTGTAAAATTGGTAAATGATGATGTGGAAACTATAGTTAAAGCTCTTTATCGTGAATACTCAATTCGTCTTGAATTCTGTTTTTTAAAAATTGGAAAATGTGAAACAGAGGAAGAGGAAGAAAGAAACTCACTAGAAATTTCAAATCTAAATGAATCATTGAATGAGCTTATTGATTTCCGTGATAACATTAGACTACAAGTTAAAAAAATTAAACAATTAGAGGATGATAATTCTTGATATATAAAGAAATAAGAGCTGATATTTTTGAGCAAGATAGGAATGATACTTATTTTGCTCATTGTATCGGAGCTGATGCTCTAATGGGTAGAGGAATAGCTATTGATATGAGGGCTGAGTTCGGATTGGTTGATTTGACATTTGAAGCAGATAGAAAGCCGTTTGAAGTAGGCAGTTGTGTCGAATACAACAACGTATTGAATTTAGTTACAAAGAAAAGTTCATATGGGAAACCAACATATATAACTATGCACGATGCTTTAACTTCTATGAAGCATAATGTAATCAGAAAGAATATTAAAAAGGTATATATGCCTAGAATTGGTTCAGGTCTAGATAGATTGGATTGGTCAGAGGTTTCTAGAATGATTAAAGAGATATTCAATGATGTTGACATTGAGATTATAGTGTGTTATATTTAAAAGGAGGATTTTAAATGAAAAGATATTTAATTTTTGGATTTGGGTCATATGACGCAGGTGGCGGAATGAATGATTTAATGTTTGAATTTGATGATGTCAATGAAATGAAAAAGACCATTAAAGAAATAGATGATAGTTTTGAAATTAGCGGTTTTCGTGAATTCAATCATTACAATGTATTAGATACGAAAACAGGTGAGGTATTTGGCAATGATAACCACTCACTAGAAGAAATTGTTGAAATTATTCAGATACACGAGGAGAAATCTAAATGAAAATTACAGATGAGTATGTTTTCTTTTTCACATATAAAGACTTTTTATCAAATTTTTATCCATGTAATTTCACTTATCGTGGATTTATGTTTGATAACTCAGAGAAAGCTATCATGTGGTCTAAGGCAATGCACTTTGGAGCTGTTGAAGTTGCTAATCAAATCCTTCAAGCTCCAAACCCTAAGGAAGCAAAGCGCTTAGGTCGCAGTCGTCAGATTCCATTTGTAGAATCTGAGTGGGAGCAAGTTCGTGAGAAGATTTTCTTAGATGTTCTACGAGCCAAGTTTAGCACACCACATATGAAACAAAAGCTATTAGATACAGGATACCGCAAACTAGTAGAAGCAAGTCCATATGACGAGATTTGGGGAGTAGGTCTTTCTGAAAATGACCCTCGAATTTTTGATGAGCAAGAATGGAAGGGCTTAAACCTACTAGGAAAGCTGTTAATGCAAGTAAGAGATGAAATTAAGTGATTTTTCTAAGTATATAGGTATTAGAAATAAATTACAAGAGCTTAAAACGCAAATATGAAGCCGTTTTTTGTAGTAAAAAGGATGATTTAAGTGAAAGTTCCAAAATATCTGAGTTTATTAGAGGTTTCTGAGATTTTAGAGATTCCTATACTGTCTGTCGTTAAGCTATGTGAAAACAAAAAGCTTATTAGTCATAGGACATTAGAAGGGATTGGGAAATGGAGAATAGACAGTTATCAGTTCAAAGATGCTGAGAACTATTATAAAATTGTTGATAAATACAAGAAGCTAAGAGAAGCAACAGAGATTGTAATCGAGATGGTTGAAGGGGAGTATAAATTAAAATAGGCGATTATAAGTGTTGACTTATGGTCGCTTTTATGCTATACTTAAATTAAAGAAAGGATGAATTATTTTGGAAAATGTAGATTATAAAAACAAAGCTGAGGAACTAAGAGCTATTGCAGAGAAAAAAGTTCGTGAAAAGGTCGAAGCGAAAAAAGAAAAAGAAAGAGAAAAAATTCTTGCAATATACAACGATATTCTAAAATTATCAGAGTTATCAGCTAGTAATGGTGAATTCAAACTAACTGTTGATAAGGTTTTATTCTCAAAAGATAGTGATGATAAATTTATATCAGATAATGAATTTGACGAATATCTTTTTTCGGAAGTGACAGAAAAACTAGAAGCAGATGGTTTCACTGTTGAAAAGTTCTTCACAGGAAACATTGCAATTCATTGGTGATATTATGAGAGAATCTAGAATTGTAGAAAGTGTAAAAAGAGATTTAATTAAAGAGATAGAACTATTTAAATCATCTTCAAGATATAGGTATCACGATTTTATAATATCTCTTAATGTTCCTAGTATGGATGTTGGTTTAATGACAGATATGATAAAAGAGGTATCTTCTAATGAGGGTGTCGATATTGTTGGTATTACCTATACGAGAGCATATCCTAAAATTAATATAATTCTCATTGAGGTTGAATTTGAAAGAAAGAAGACACCACCAAGAAACCCAAATAAAAGAACAACAAAGATTAGTGCTGAAAAAAGCATAGAAAGAATGAAGGAAGAAAATAAAAGATTCTTGAGAGGATGGTTAGATTGAAGTTTATTAAAAAAATTATTAAATTGCCATTTAAGCTAAGTAAACATTTCATTGACGGAGTTTTAGATGGGTTGTCAGACCTATGAGTGAAATCAAAGAGCTGAAAATGGAATTTGAATTTTTATGTAAAGAGTATGTTAACGGCAATCGAAAAGACGATGGAACTCTAGAGAGAATCAAAGGATTGCGAGATTGGTTTAAGATGGAGTTACATTATCATGATAGTTATTTAGACACAGTTGATATGATGATGTATGTCGTGGAGGGATGATAATGAAAGTTAGAGAACTTATTGATAAGTTATTGGATTTAGCTGTCGAACATGAAGATGCAGATATATATGTATTAGCTGATGAAGATGATGGAACTACATGGTACAAATTAGCAAATAGCGTGAGCTTTGATGTAGATGGAATCTATATATCTTATGATTTTATGATAGATAGACAATTAAAGATTAAAAACCTTGAAGAACTACGAAAAAAGCTAGAAGAGAATAACAATCAATGTTTAAGCTTATGTATATTAACAGATATGGATGAGATGTCAGAGTTGGTTGAAGAATCTAAAAAAATAAGAGACAAGATTAATTATCTTGAATCTGAATTAGGAGAGAAATGATATGAAAAGAGCACATGAAATGATGCCTATTAAGAAAATTGATTTTGATAAAGTAAAAAAGATTAAAAAGAATAACTCACAAGCAATTAATTTCATTGAGGAAGTTATCAAAGCTAGGGTAGCAGAAGGTCGTAAGAATGCATTTATTGAAACAGAATTAATTGACAAACGTATCGAATCAGATAATGGCGGTAGTGATATTATTTGGTACTTTGAAGAGTTGGGGTATGTTCTTAGAGTTTATATGATTACAAGTGAGCAACAAATTTTTGAGGTATGTTGGGGATGAATAATCCAACAGGAAATTGTAGATGGTGTAATGGAAAAGGTGAGTGTATGGGTTATCCATGCGCTGACTGCGAAGGAACAGGTTTTGTTGGTGGATTGAAAGCGAAAGCTGAGTTCGATAAACTGTGGGCTGAAACGATGTATAGATTGGGAAATAAATTAAAAATCGAAGATGAAGAAATGATTCGACAGATTATGGAGGATGATTGAATGTGAATTTGTTAAATAGAGAAATCAAACATCTTCTAATAAAGGGTATAATGAACTTCTTTACAGGAGAAGAAGAGAGAAATGGCAAGTACGGAATTTCTATTGCGATGGATATCAAAGGTCATAACAAATCAGATGTTGAAAATGAATTTAAAGACGTAGTTGAAGAGATTAATGAAGCTTTGGAGGATTTCTTTTTAATAAAGCCTGTAAGTAACTACCTAAATGAACATTATAACATTATTACTTTTATTATGGAAGTTGAAGGACGAAGTATATCTTTAAAAGATTGCAAGTGGTGCAATGGTAGCGGTATTGATTATCAACACTACCCATGTCCTGATTGTCAAGGTTCGGGTTACGAAAGTGGATTGTATGCTGTTGAATTGAATGATATAATTGCAAGTCTTTATGGATGAGGTATGCTATGAAAAATAAACGAATGAAAAAGAATAGAAAAAAGTTTAAGAGCATGATGAATCAAATGGTTGTTGAAAACATGGCTAACAACTATTCATTTAGATGTATGAGTTCTATTATGAAGAACTTAGAAATGCTAAATAAGAATGCCGTATATAGACGTAGATGGAGAGCTAGCCATAAACAATGTGTAAAACACGCTAAGAGTACATTGTATAAAGAAGTTAAAAAATTTTAAGGAGGTTCTGAATGGATAAAAACACTTTAAAAGAAAAAATCAAACATATTGAAAATCAAATAGAAGCGATGAAAAAGGATTTAGATATTGTTTCTAAATATTCTAAATTTCCTTTGGAAAGGTCTATAAAAAGTTTAGAAGATGAGTTGCAAGAGATAAAAGAATTAGAATTGATGATGTCAGAAAACGAGGAGAAAGGCATCGCTGAATTAAGTAGAGGTTTTCAAAGCTATGTTCTTAGAAATATAAATAAAGTAAAAGACTATCCTCTGTTTGAAACTCTAGACCTATCTATGAATGGATACGAGCTTGATTTTTTTCTCAAGAGATTGGAAGTTGATTTTGGAGTTTATTGTACAAAGACAATTGGCGCTAATCACATATTAATTACAATTTCAAAAATATAAAATATAAGGAGAGATAATATGGAACTTAAAGGACTTAGAAATGCAAAACAAATGAATGAGCTTGTCGAGGAGCGAAAAAAGTATAAAGAAGAAATGGAAATATCGCAACTTTTGATTAAACATAATCGAGATTTATCCATTATCAATGAACTTGTTTATAGTAAGGCTATGGATGCAGAAACATCGGTTAAGGTTTATTTCAAAGACTTAGAAGATGCAAAGACTGTTGAACAATTAAAGGAACTTGCTTTGTGCTTGAGTTTTAGAGGGTACAATTACGGTTACTTGAACGGACAAGGAACAAGACTTAGAGAAAGCGATACTATTTGGGGTCTTGTGGTTTTATGGGGAGATAAGAGTAGATGAAAGATGTAATTCAAGAAAGACTTCATGGTGGTTGATTAAAGGGAGGTTATAGAGATATGGATGGAATTAGAGAAAAAATTTATGAGTCATATGAAGACATCCAATTGAACTCAAACCTAATTAAACATATTAGAGTTTGCGGAATAAGTGACATTAAAGAATTTGAAGAATTTATAAATAGAATGGAAAAAGAATTAAATATAAAAATAGAAATAATCGAAGGTGAAGTTGATTTGTTTTTAAAAATCAGAAATTATAGAAAAGCATTTGTTTCTAAATCTAATTTTGGGAAATCGGATTTAGGACTTTAATTCAAAGAGCTGAAAAGCTCTTTTTTATTTGCATTAAAAACCCATCTTTAATAAGATGGATTCAGAAATTATACTTTAAACTTACGCAATCGTTACTTTGTACTTACGGTTTTTCAATTTTTTTGAAGGTGAGTCACAATAAATTTGAGGGCGAGCACAATAATCCTTCGAGCATTTGCGTGACAATATGCCCTCCCTGCGGAGTAAATTTATCATAGTAAGACACTATTAAGACATTTATAAGTATTGTTGTTTGTTGATAAAATAAAAAACTACTAATTAAAGTGGTTGTTTATGAGATTTATTAACTTTTATGATATTTAGAATGGTGTCGCACTCGTATTCCTTTAATGTCTTTTTGGATAGTTGCATCGTATTTTCAAAGACAATCAAATCAAAGCTTTGTAAAGCTAATAGTTGGTTTCTTACAATTGAACGTGAATAAGCGTTCGGTTTCAAACCTGTATTTTCACAAATAGAATCTAAGCTTATATGGAGAGGTATGCCTTTTTCAATGTGTTTGTATTTATCATTAAATAATCTAAACATTGTTCCTAGATAAATATAAATACGAATAACTTTATCATTGGATGCATTAGATAAAAACTTTATAGTCTCTGTTTCTGATTTAAAGAAAAGTTCGGGGTCAAGTAAATAGATATTGCCATCTTTTTCTTCAATTAAATTAACGCTAGATAGATAGTTTATTTTATTTCTAAATGTATTATAACTCATCGGTTGTTGTTTTCTCAATCTAACTAAATCCAACTCTGTAACATATCGCTTTTGATTAGATGTGTCGAAATTAGAAACACTCAGCAAGAAAGCATATGTTTTATAGCAAATCTTACTGTCAGTTAAATGTTCTTTTTTGGACGAGATATGTCTTTCTGATTTTTTACTCAATATAATCACTCCTTAAATATTAGGGCACACCCTATATACATATTATAACATATTATAAAGTAAAAATCAATACGCAATAAACTACCCCCCCTTACTTCGTAGGGGTTAGGCTTAACTTTCGCTACGCTCAGTTAAGGTCGCTACGCTGAGTATTACACTAAACTTTATTCACTCCGTTCATAAAGTAAGTGTAATATGTCTTGTTTAAAAAGTAGGAGAAAATAAGCAAAAAGAAGTAGTTTTAAGCTAAAAAAATATAATAAATAACGAAAAGATAACAAATTTATCGGGGTATCTAGGCATAAAAATATAGGGAGTTAGAGGGGTTTTGAGAAACAATAAGGATTTATCGATAAACGATATATCGAAAAACAATAAATATAGTGGGAAGTCTAAGGCTCAATATAAGGCGATTTAAGGCTCTGTAAGGAAAAATAGGGGTAAACGGTTAGGAAAGGGCAAGAAGTGTCTGAGAGGAGCTGTGAGAGACTGAGATAGGCAAAAATCAGGGTAGGGGAAGCTGTAAAAAATCTAGTGCCGTAGGCGGTTAGTGCTTAACAGCTCTGTGAAAAATAAGGTCGCCTGACCGTAAAAAAGACCCCCCGTTATATAACTATAATTATCTAACATTAGTTATACTGATATAACTTGTGCGGTATGTGAAATAAGATATATTGGAATTTAGTTATGACTATATAATTATGAGCACATAACTATTTTTTCGATCTTGAAAATCCTTTAGTGCGGTAAAGCGTCGCAACGTTACATTAACAGCGAGCGATTTCGTTAACACAATTACATTGAGAAGTCAATAGTTTTTTAAAATTTTTTTTGAGTTCATCCGACCATAATTTTAAGAATCACGAATCACACTTTTTTCGTTCTGTCAATACTTTTTTTATTCCTTTAATTCCGACCTGTTTAGTCGGCATCATCCAGAAGAAAAAAGCACGTTTTTTCTACTGGCTGAAAAATCTAACGATCTTGATTTTCGCATTTCAAAATTTTGAAAATGACGGAACAAAAAAAGGACTCTTTCGAGTCCCTTTCATTTTAGATATATTCGCATTCGAGAGTGTCTACTGATTCTTCAAGATACGGGCGAGCCGTTTCCCACATTTCCATCGTTTCGTTGATATCAATATCAACGTACTGGCTAACTGTCATGTAACCCGACTGGAGATACTCGATAACGTCGTCAACGTCCATTTGGTTTAACTCCTCTTCAACGGCTTCCTGTACGTCGCTCAAGTCGAGATATTCGCTAACCGTGTCCGATTCCATCCAGTAGGTATAGCCATAATCGTCCGTGTCGTCAAGCTCAACGCCCTCACTGGCTTGCATCTCGTTAACGTTAACCAATCCCATGAGTTCTGTATGCAACTCATCTGTTAGACCCATTTCCGTTACAAGTTCCATTGCCTCGTCTAAGTCGTCCTGTTCGTCAATCTCGTGAGCCTCTAGCACCTCGTTAACCGTTTCCAGTAGTTCGCTTTCCATGTAGCTCGTAAACGACGCTTCAACATCAACGTGTCCCCGATAGTAATAGTCAACCCGTTTTTCTAGCTCGACCTCGTTTTCTTGAATTTGGATTGTGTCCATCTCGTGAGCCTCGACAGTCTTCCCTGTCCGTACCATTTCATCAACGAACAAACGAATGAACGTGTACGCCTCGCTATCACGGTAATAGGTTTTGCTACCAATGTGGACAGAACCGTTAATGTCTTGTGCAATTGTGATTCGTGCAATGTGGCTGTCTTGCTCATACACCTCATCATAACGGTCACGAGATAAAGCGCCGTCAAGCGTTTCGAACAGGCTCACTGTACCAATGGCAGGAGATAGGAGAGAGCCTAAAACGCCCACGCTGTTGCAATCCCATCCGTTCGCCACAATATCTTGACAAGACCCGAACCGACCTAATGCGGTCATCCCTGCCACGTCCTGAGTACGGAACGACAGACGGACAAACATTTCATTCTTGACTTTTTCAAAATAACCGCCTTTTTGGTCTTGCTCCTCTAAGCGCTTAAGCGCCCGTCTTGCATCGTTTACCCATGCGCTAATACGTCCTGACTCCTCGTGTGATTCTGCCATGCGCTCGACCCGTCTCATATAGGCGTTGACCGCCTTATAAAATTTCTTGCCGTCAAGCGTTTTGCGCTTAGAAACGCTGTCAATGTCGAATTGAGGCATATCAGTGTCGAATTTCACGAGATAAGCAAGCTAGTTTTTGAAGGTAATGACGGCACTCTCGAACGCTTCACGGTATCCGATTTTGGAAATCGAGTAAATTCCCTCTAAATCATGTTCCGACTTGACAAACTGGAAATCAGCAGGGTTGATATAAGATTTTTGGTTAGCTCGTGCGAATAGCGATTCAGTAAGACCAAAATTTTCGACAAGTGCAGAAGCTGATACGATTTTCGTTAATTGGGTTGACATTTGGTTTTCCTCCTTTTTTCAGCGAGCGTTTGGACTCGTCAGCGTTGGCTTTACCAACGGACGGGCTAGAAAGCCCGTTTCGTCCTTTGCAGGGTTTGGGGACTTTCGTCCCCGTCCCTTCATTCGTTCTCGACGTATAAGTTTTTAGGAGTGCCTACACGCTTCTCAAACTCCTCAATAGCATCCCATGCATCCATTGTGTAGAATCCGTTCGTGAGGCAGTCGCCGTGATGGTCTGTCCATACAATGTGCATACCGTCCGAGATACGGATAGCGTGATAGATAGCAGAACGGCTTTCCCATGCCCATGCGACATTAGAAAGAGTTATATTCATGCCTGAGAGTGAGCAGACGTGCGATTCGTGCGAGCGTACCATTTCTTGGTGTTTTTGGATGGCATTTGGCAATTTTGGTTCGAACATGGTAATTATCCCCTTTTCGTTGGAAGTATTTGGTAGAGGTTGTTGTGTCCCTCTCCTTGACTTAAATATACCACACTGGCAGGATAGTAGGTTACAGAACGGTTACAGTTATATTACAGAATTATTACATTGTGACATACTAATTAGTTTGGGCATTTTTTGAACGCCTTTATATAGTAGAAACTCGGTACGGGATGCCCGAACCCGTTGGCGCTCTAAGCGATCTCGATTTTCGCTTTTACGCTTTAGCGAACTAAAGTATCGTGCGATGATCGACCCAAAAAGTGATCGAACCCAAAACGCTTTAGTCTGATAAAGAACTAAAGGATTCGATTCGTTCGATCTTGATTTTTGCTATATAAAAAAAGTGTTGACAAACGTATTTTTTTGTGATTTTTTTCAGGGATTTTTTTGGTAAAAATAGGGAAATCGTCGAGATTGAACGCTAGGCGGTCGGTCAATACCTAGATACCCGAAAAGGCTAGGAACGCTTAAAACGGCTCTCAGAGCGTCTAACGATTATATCGTTAAATGATATAGTCGAAAATTTGGGGTTGACAAGGCAGAATTTTTGTGATTCGATCTCGTTTTTTTGAAAATATATTTTCACTTTTTTCATTCCATTTTTTCCAGTTGCTACCAAAAATCGAGTATGCAAACGGCTTTCTAATTGAGAATGAGTGAGAATGGCTCTGTTGAGCCGTTTTTTTGAAAATAATTCGTGAAAAGGATTTAGATGGTAGGATACCTGAGAACGCTGGAAGCTCTTAAAACGCCTCCTGTGGCGTCTGAGAGCATATCATTTTCCGACGGTTGAATGTAAGCGCTTTCATTGCCTTTTTAAGCGTTTGCATAGATATGCAAGGCTATGCATAAAAATTCTACTTGACTTTTTCATTTTCATAATGTTTTCATTTTGCATTCGGGCAACAAAAAAATCATAGCGATCTCGAATTGTCAAGAACTTTTTTTTAAGTTCATTTGAACTTAAAAAAATGGGACTTTAGCGCAGTAAAGTTCTACACTTTACCGCACTAAAGCGTTCATGTATTAATGCTTTACCGTACTAAAGTTTTTTCAATTTTCAGAATATTCAGATTACTTTAGCGCAGTAAAGTTTTAAAGTGCATTACTTTAGCGCATTAAAGCGTAACGCTTTAGCGTACTAAAGTTTTTTAAATTGTCGGTTTTTTCAGAAAACTTTAGTGAAGTAAAGCGTCAACGTATTAATACTGTACCGCACTAAAGCGTTAATGCTTTACCGCTTTAGCAGACTAAAGTATTTTGAATTTTCTGAAAATTGAGAAAACTTTAGCACTTTAGTTTGGTAAAGCGTTCATGCTTTAATGTACTAAAGGATTCATAATTTTCACGTTTTTCAGAAAACTTTAATGCTTTAGCGTGATGAAGTGTTTAGTGCTTTACTGTAATAAAGGATTCTGAATTGTCTGAAAATTGAGAATACTTTAATGCTTTATCAGACTAAAGGAATTCTAATTTTTCGAAAAACGAGAATATTCAGAATTGTGTCTGATTTTCACACAATTTAAATTGTTTGTATTTTGTACACAATTAAAACAATTCTGACTATTCTGAATTTTTCCTTTAATGCTTTAGCACACTAAAGTTTTCTCGTTTTCATGAAAATTAGAAAATTCTAATTGTTTGAATTGTTCGAACAATTGACACAATTTAAATTGTTTGTGATTTTGACACAATTCAGAATTGTTTCAATTTTTGCTACAATTAGAATATTCTGAATATTTTGAATTTTCAGTTTTCGATCTCGAATTGTCAGAATATTCAGAATTGTTTGTATTTTTGACACAATTCAGAAAATTCAGAATTCGATCTCGTTTTCGCACAATTCAAATTTTTTTCTTTCATTTTTGTTTTCATAAAAAGGCATTTCAAATTCTCACTTAGATTTGAATTTTAGTATATGCATTAACAGAAGCCTCTCGAAACTTCATGGACTTTTTTGAAAATAAAATTTGAAAATTTTTTTGAATTTTACTATATGCATTAACAGCGAGGTCTAAAAACCTCATGGGTTTTTTCTAGTGAACTTGACTTTTTCTTCTATATATGGTACAATTAAAGTAATGTTTAACAATCATGAAAGGATGAAAATATTTTGAAACAAATTAATAACTATGTGGTCATACTGTCAGATGAACCCGATATGGACTTAAAATACTTTATGAGATTGATGCAGGACGTGGGAAGAGACCTTACAGCACATAAGCATCAGATGCTTGCAAGAGACATTGAGCTTATCTATTACCTTGCTATATGGGACAGTCAAAGCTTCATGTTGCCTCTATTAGAAAAGTATCAGAAGCACTTCGAATCAAAAGGCATTCAAATTGGCTTTCACAAGCTTGATGACCATGTTAAATCAATCAGAGATGGGTCAGCATTGCTCTCTATCTATCATGCATCCAACGGCATACCTAATGATGTAACGATGAACATACGGGCAATAGAGCCTCTATACAGACATATCACATTGGATGTTAATAAGTATTCCGATGGCGCTAAATATCATAAAGTCGCTATTAAGAATAATAAGGGCAAAGTAAGAGTATTGAAAGACAAAGGAATAAAGGAGATTGCCGAATGAGTGACAAGTTAATTAAAGAGACAGAGCTTATATTTGAGAACTTAGGCTTTTTGAATGATGAAGAATCCACACAGCGCATAGAGGAGACGCTACGGAATAACCTGAAACTCATGGCACTTAAAAATGATGATTTTCTTAAATATACGCTTAGTTGCATTGAGATAATTACTATACAGTATCGAAAGCTAACCATTGAACAGGCATATGATTATGAAGAATTATCAGAAGAACAGCTCATTGCGAATATGAATAAAATTAATTTCCTTTTAGTATGGATTAAGAATTATAAATATGAATTTGATATCTTCTTTCTTAGTATGGCAAATGAATCATTTGAGAACGTATCATATCCTGTTGTATGGGCAAAGTATTATGACTTTATGAAGAATGTAATCATTAAGGTCATTCACATTGATATAGAAGTTAATGTTATGGGCAAAACATATCCTTTATATGACTTCGATGATAGCATGAGCGACCTGAAAAATTTTATAACAGATGATGTTGAGAATGACACAAACCTAGAAATACTATCGAATGTAGATATGCATGATAAAATTGTCAATCATAAATATATCCGAGATGAGGAAAAATAAGTTGTCTTAACACCATGCAAAAATAAGTTCTCTTGACACTACTAAAATAATGGAACAGAAAAATAAGTTAAAAAAACATAGAAAAATATGTTGACGGCTTATAGAAAAAAATGCTATACTAAGACTATCAAATAATAAGTTGATAGGAGATGGCAACAATGAAATTTATTTTAACTAATCGCGAAGATGGAGAAACATTCTCTGCAACAACTGAATGTGTCATTCGAGTAATCGGAGCTTATAAACTGGAAAGATTGATGCGTGAGGTTCGTGAGACAGGTAAGCCAAACACTTCTCAATTCGAAGGAAATTATGAATTGACTGTTAAAACAGATGAGCAATTCTTAATCGAAGATTTAGAGGAGCAAGCAAAGGGTCTTAGAAATCAATTGATTCGACTCGAAACTAAAATTAAAGAAGAAAAAATAAAATTGAACTTCAAAAAAGCAATGGGAGGAAATTTTAAATGAAAAGTTATGAAGTTGGCTATACATGGGAGCGTAAAGATTTTGAACACGAAGTAGTCGCTAGTGTCAAACATGAGAATGATGATGAAATCATGGTTCTTTTAATTAAACTTCGTCAATTCGGCTCAGAAAAGGTTGAATATAATACTATGGAAGTTTTCGTTGGGAAGCGATATAATGTCTTCATTGTTGAAGAGGAGACCAAAAAACAAGTTTGGAAATTAAATGAGAAAGAGCTTAAATACGGCGAAGCCTTCCAAGTGTTTAGTAAGAATATCCACCACTTAGGAGAAGGTTATGCAATCAATGTGGAGGAAATTGAAAATGATTAATTTAATTGGGAGAAAGGAGATTAAATAATGGAACTATTATTCGCAGTAGGTTTTATGATTCTATCGCTAGGTCTCCTCAAAGGTGGCTTACAATTATCTGAATTAATTGATGATAACTGTACAGAGGAGCAATATAAATCGAAGAAGTTTGTAGAGATAGTCATTTCATATCTCGCTATGTCAGTAGCATTCTTCTTCTTATTAGCCTTAGCTTTGGTATATATTTTCTTTGCAGGATAAGGAGGTTCAAATGATTTATCCATATAAAGAACGATGTACAATCTACTCAATATATGATTGGGAGCATGATGTTGAGGTTTATCGAAACCTTCACAATAATAAATATAGCATTAGATGCTCGAAATCTAAACTGGTAATCGCACACGCAGATGAAGTTGGAATATTGGATGTTAAGTTTGTGGTTCATCAAGCAGGGCGAGAGAAAGTATTGAGTGAGAAAAGAAAAAATGTCCACGCTTATGTCAAAGGAAAAATATCAATGATTCATTACCCTTCATGGGAGTTTGTTCAAAAAGTGAAATACAATCCTTATAGATTTGGATTCTTTTTCAACGCTAAAACAAAAGCTATTGTAAAAGAAGCTGATATGTGTTATATTAGTTTAGAAGGTATCTTAACTTATAAATCAAAGGAGAAATGCTAAATGATGGAATTAAACGGGAAACACAATACAGCTAAAGTATTCACCGACAACGTGGATGAATTGACAATCTCACAAGTTATCGGTATGCTTAATGAACCATTCACGAAGGGAAGCAAGATTCGCATTATGCCCGATACACACGCAGGTAAGGGGTCTGTAATCGGTACTACAATGACAATTACAGATAAGGTAGTTCCGAATTTAGTTGGCGTTGACATTGGGTGTGGGATGCTATGCACTGAATTAGATATCAAGAAAGAAGATATTGATTTTGAGCTTCTTGATAAAGTGATTCGTAAACACGTACCAAGCGGTATGTCTATTCGCTCAAAGAAACACGTCTTAGCAGACGGTATTCGTTTTGATGATGTACGAGCACCATTCAACTTAGAACGTGCAGAAAAGTCTGTTGGTACACTAGGTGGAGGTAATCACTTCATTGAATTGAATGAAGGTTCAGATGGAAAGATTTATCTTGTTATTCATTCAGGAAGCCGTCATTTAGGAAAGCAAATTGCAGAATACTATCAAGACCTAGCATTCAAATCATTATCTAATCAATTAGATGATATCACCAAAGCAATTGAAGAATTAAAGAAACAAGGTCGTCAAAATGAAATCTCATCTGTCATTGCTCAAATGAAAAAAGAACGTCCTGTAATCAATAAGGCTTTGGCTTATGTGACTGGAAAGAATATGGATGACTATTTAAATGATATTTCAATTGCTCAAGACTATGCATTTGCAAACCGAATCACTATGGCAACTGTAATTATGAATGAAATGACATGGTATGAAAATGACTGGTTCGATACTATTCATAACTATATTGATTTAGAGAACATGATTCTTCGTAAAGGTGCTATCTCAGCTCAAAAAGATGAAGTTGTTATCATTCCAATGAATATGCGAGATGGTTCAATTATCGCAGTTGGTAAGGGAAACCCTGACTGGAACTATTCAGCACCACATGGCGCAGGTCGCATCATGTCACGCTCAAAAGCTAAAGAACAGGTAAAATTAAAAGACTTTGTTGACACAATGAAGGGCGTTTGGTCAACATCTGTTGTAGAATCTACGTTAGATGAATCACCATTCGCTTATAAGCCGATGCAAGAAATCATTGACAACATCGAAGATACAGTGTATATTAAAGATATCATTAAACCACTTTATAATTTTAAAGCTAAATAAGGAGGATTTTAAATGAATTTATCTATGCTTATGGCTTTGTTTTCTTTTCTTGTTTTAATTGTACTGTTAATGATTTCAAAAGACCTTAAGAATTCAGTGCTCGCTATAATTTGGACTTTGGTTCTTGTCCTACATCTTCTTAAATTATTTGGAGTATTATAAAAAGGAGGATTAACAATGAAACTAGATTATGGTTCAGGTGCTCAACCAAAACAAGGATATCTATCATCCGACTTTTGCGGAGCACCTAACTATGATTTCTTCATTCAGGATTATCAAGTATTAGATGCTCAAGATGAATCCTTTGAAGAAATCCATTGTCGTAATGTTATCCATCACATTCCAAAGGAAGACCTACCAAAGCTCACAGCAGAGTTTAAACGGCTTCTAAAGAACGGCGGACGATTAGTTATCTCAGAACCTCGCAAAGAGTTTCATAAGCAGAATCTAATCTTAGATATCATTTGGTATCGCTTCTTAAAGAACGAAACTAAAATTAAGTTGCCCACTGAATACGTTGATTACAAAGAATATCTTAAAGATTTTGAGATGGTATCATCATACGACGAATTTAACAATGAGATTGTAACTTTTAAAAAATAAGTGTTGCAATCTCTTTTTATATGGTGTATACTAAGAGTATCAAATGGAAGAGGTGATTAACAAATGAAAAAACTATTTTTCGCTAAAGAGCTTATGACAAAAGATTATCAAACACACGGTCTAGTTGTCACAGTTGATGAGTTTCGACTAGGAACTATCGAACTCGATAAAGCGCCACATCTTGATACAGTAACGGTTTTCCATCATCATTACACAGATGGAGAAATCTATGCAAAAGAATTCTTTGCAGAAGTTGTCAGTGTTCTTTTCAAATACGAGCATGAGGTAGGTAGCTTTGAAGAAGCCGTTGAAGAACTTTCTTATATGGAATACTTTGAAGAGGAGAGACTAGTATGAAATCACCAATTGAAGTAATGGCGAACGACTTTATTAAAAAAGCAGAGTCACAAGGTTGGTTTGGAACAGAGGTTCACAATGATTGGGGTAGTAATTACTCAATGGTCTTCCTTGAAAAGAAGACAGAGAATGAGAAAGTAACTATTGGAATCTTAACTGATATTCAATTCACTTTTGGTCGATTTGCTCATATCGTAATTGAAAAAGAAGAATCTAGACGTGTTTATAAGGATGAGAAATATTTTAAAAAATACGAAAAAGAAGTTGAAAAATTATTCAAAAACAGTTGACTTATAACTCAATCTATTATATAATTAACTTAACAACAAAAAGGAGGAAATTAAAATGACAAACGAAATGAAAGCACAAGCACTCGATGCTTTGATGGAGCTAGGTAAAAAATGGGAAGTAACTGTAAGTGATGAGGTTTCTAACATCATTTCTGATGTCGCATACGACTTAGGTGTAAATTTACATTTTGAAACAAATGAAGAAAATAATACAGTAAAGGTTTATATGGACTAAGGAGGAAATAACAATGAAAATCAACGTACAGAAATCAACTAAACGCAAATTCATGGCACTTGAAGCAGGTACAGTTCTTTATGTAACATCAACCTATCATGGTGCTCAAGATGTTACGCTTATGGTTGTTAATATGCATAACGGAAGTGGGTTCAGCTTACTCAATTTAGAAACAGGAATGAAATGGGATGCCATAAACAACGGAAGAATTGAAGCAAAAATTTTCGAACAAGGATTGGTGTCAACAATCAATGATTTGCAGGAAAGTGGAAAGTATAACTTCACAAAAGTTAATGCTGAAATGACTGTTAAGATTTAAGGATAAAATGAAAGAACTAAAAGCTCATCTTGAGACTTTGAACAAACGATTGAAGAATCTTAATAAAAGCATCAAGGTTCTTCAATCAGCTAATGGAGAGCGAAACATTCATATCAGTGGTATCGGAGCAATCAAAAAGCAAGTTGGATTTACAGTTTCTCGAATCAAGGCAACAGAAATCGATATTGAAAATCTGAAAAAGGGAATTGAGAAAGAATCAATTCAATTATATGTTGGTGAGGATTTACCACTTTAATGAGCTAAAATATATCTAAGGAGATGGTATAATTATGTGTAAACAAAAATCAGAGTGGTATGACGAATTTGAAAATGAAATTATCATGTTCGAATGTCATGAGTGTGGTCACATTGAAGATGCAGATGAGGAATATATGGAATGTCCTGAGTGCGAAAGTGGAGACTTCCATATGGAGACTAGTACAGCAGG